ACCCTGCGCACATTTTCAAACAAAGATCTTGAAATCCTGCACGGACCGGTGTGCAGTTTGATAGACATTGCTCGCAAAAAGAGCAAAAGAAAATCGATTACACTGGTTCGTCGACTTGATTGAGAATGTTCATATGTAGTGCAACTAATGCCGCGTAAGAAATTGAGTGGCTCTGTTTAAACGTATACCCACGCGATTCATCTCCATCCCATACTGACGCAAATACTTCTGCCCAGGGTCGACGTTGTAGGTGAGCCTTGCCTGGTCTAATTATACTAATAAACGCAGCCATCCTGGGTATGCTGTCAGGTTGCATTGCTGCCAACAAGTCCACATAATTGCCGATGTGAACCAGTTGCCGAGTCCAGACTGGATCTGTCCACAGTCGCGACCACGGAGGTGTGGCTGATAGCATGTCTTCATAGTGCGAGGGATCGCGGATCAATTGGTACACACTCATGTTTAGCAGGTCAATTTTGAAGTAGCCACGCTGTTCTGCTGACTCATAGTCTATGGCAGCACAGCCATGTTCTACGTCCCGGGGAATGTCTGTGACATAAATACCTGAATTGTGCCGGCGTGGCTGACCGTCTACCACCTGTCTGGCAGCGGTATATTGAATCAGTTCTAAAATTTTATAACGATCTGGAACATCCAAATCTATGTCTGCACTCATACCTTACACAGCGCCACTTTGCTGACTGTGTTGATTGATTTGATCATGTTACCATCCTGCTTGTTTCAATATTTCTCGAGCATACTCAGCATCAGCTGCATAGTCTGAGAACTTTTTTTGCCATATATCCGAATCTATGTAAGGCCATATCATGGCCACTTGATCTGAAGACAGTTCACCCAAGAACTTTTGTCCCGATTCTGAATTGTATATCACCCAAGGACTGATTCGGCCTGTTGTGACAGCATGGCACATGGCATGTGGGCTGCCATAACGCAAACAATCGTTGGCAGCGGCTGAGTGCTGTTCACCCCAGTCTATACCAAACTCCACTGCTCGTGCAAGTGCATCTGCCACTGTTTCTACTTTCAAGTAATCCAATAGATAATCAGTGTAGATTTTGTCACTACCCCAATTGTCAATTTTCTTGTTGTGTTTCAGCAGCCATTCCAAGAACTGTCTGGGATTGATTACTCTAGTGGCAAAACAATATCTACCAAATTTTACGAATGCTCGGTAGTAAGGAGAATCAGCAAAGTTGTCAAAGGTTTTTAACTTTGCACTGCCTTGTGCTATTTCATAGAATCTGATGTAGGCCTGAAATCCCAGTTCCACACCACGTTCTGACTTTTCTGATCTACGACGTTTGGGCTCGCACATGTGCACGGCCATGCTTTCATGCCGCTTGAAAGTCCGGTGACAGTAGCCACAGGTCAGTTCACTTAGTGTCTCGGCCATGATCTCGAATGTACTGGTCAATTTCTTTTTTGGTTGTAATCTTGGCCAACAAATCTATTTCATCCGGTTTGTATGTGGGAAACAATTCAGCCAGTTGTTTTTTCACAGCCGACGCACCTGCTTCTTTCTTTTTGGGTGAGATCCAATTGTGTCTGGGTGTGCCCATGTCTGGACTCACAGCAGTGGCACATAACCATTGCAGTTCAGGGTGCTGATTGATTGTGAAAAAGTGTTTGTTGAGTCGTTCATTGGTGGCAATCAAATAGAATTCTTGCATGTCTTTACTGCCTTCCACGCACGACGCCCAACGAATCATGAGATAGTTTGAGAACTTCTTGCGTTCTTCTTCTGTAAGTTCGCGATAGAAGTTTCTGTTTTTGCGATCCAGTTGTCGCATCTCATTCACAATGTTTAGTTTATCACTCATCGTTCAAATACCAGTCTAACATTTCCATCCAACCAGTTATCCAAGATATCTAAATTCACATCAAAAATTAAGTATTTGCAAGGCAAATTATCTAGCTGCGATCTTACGTACGATTCGTAATCTATTAGATGTACACTAGGCCTTGAAATACTCTCATGGTCAATCATGCGTTGTATGTTTACTGAAAGAAATCCTCGACCACCAGGTGCTACCATACTAATAAATTCTTCGTATACCAAACGAAGTTCAGTCAATGGTCTAAAATGCAAAGAATTGATTGAAAACACTGATTCAAAAAAAATCTGATGATTTCTAACATATTCTTTATCAATTAACTCTTCTATATCAGGATAAACTCTCCAACCTAGCCAATCAGGCTTGACCAGCAAAGGTCTAGTATGACTATAGCTCTTGTCAACTCCAATGATATTAGGAATATATTTTTTAAACAAGTTAGCCCCACATCCTAAATCATATATTGAATTTGGATTTTTTTCCAACAAATATCTCAAATAATAAAATGGTGTCATGGAAAATCCTGCATTGGTACCAGCTGCCATTTGTCTAGGAGTGATGCTATCAAAAGATTTAATAAATTGTTGATCCCACCATAAATTATTAAAATCTTTGGCGACACTACGACATATATCTGTAGATTCAAATTCTTTTTTAAATTGTACAGGATCGTAAGGATGAATATTTTGTTTCATTTGTCTACCTTGATTAACCGGTATATCATTATAACACGTTCCAGGGCATCTTGTAAAGCAGGCGTGGTCTTGGCCAGCCGCCGGATGTCAGCCCACATTTTATTTTCCTGGAGGTGATCAAACAAGGGCCTGCCATCTGATGTTCTGCTATCGTAATCAATGTGATGCCCAGTCACAGGATCATATGAATGGCCTATTAACCGTCGAGTGCTGGGCTCAGCACCTGACTCACGGGCATACACTTCATTGCCCACACGCTCATAGATATATGTGGCACCGGGCTTAAGAGTTCCCATACCGGTATCCATATTGAGTATAAGCCCAGCGTAGGAAGCGTTCTAGTCCTTCCTGATCTTCTGGGTAACTTTCCAGATAAATCTTCACCAAGCGATTGAATGTTTCAAATATTTGGGGTTCAGTGTACATCTGTCTTTATAAAAATATAATCATGTTTTGCTACCTTTGCAACACAATTGTAGCCTAGTTCATTTAATATTGTCACAGGATCAGGCATATCGATGTGTTGCCGATCTCTAATGCTTAGTTTATTTTCTAACATTATTACTGGAGAATTGTTTTCTAAAAATTTTCTAGCACCATCTAATACGTACCCTTCATGACTGTCAACGTCAATTTTAAAAAAATCAATATTTTCAAAATTATAATCATCTAGTCTAATTGATTCGACTGCAATGGATGTTTGTTGATAAATTTCAGGAACATTGCCTTCAACAGTGTTTATCCATCCACTGAATGTACCAGAACCATTGAACAGCAATTTCTGACCTGTAACATTGCTCAAACCTTTGTTGTATACCACAACGTTTTCAACTGTTTTTTCTTGTAAATTCCTAATGCAACATTCATATACCACAGGATTTGGTTCAAATCCAATTACATGTGCAAATCGTCGACACATATATTCAGTGCTATCACCAATCCAGGTGCCAACATCAATGGCTCGATCAAAGTTTAAAACTTTTTCAAATGCTTGGTCTAACGAAGTATAGCATTGAAAATTATCTGACATAATCATATTCATTAATCTGCCACTGGCAACTTCAACATTCCACCAATTGCCGTCTTTTTTAATATTGTTAAACGCATACATAGGCATCACCATGATTTATTGTAGTCTACTATCTCACAATTGCGGCTGATGTCTTTTACAAAGTACACACAGTCTGGATCTGGATCATCGTCTAATGGCACTGCCAACAACTGTCCATTTTTCAGTTTGGGCGCATACCATGCTACTTCGTGATACACATCCAAGATTTCAATGTCAGGGAAACTGGGGCGGAAACTTGTGAGTGGATTGAACTGAAACACTCTAAAGCCACGATCATTGATTGATGTCAATGGCAACACTTCCAAATCACCTATTTCGGGTTCTCCTATGAGTATTTGCCAGTCCATGGGCATCTTGATGGTGTTTTCTCCAATGCGTAGCACAAGTGCAGGAGCATTGAAACTTTCCAAAAAGATCAGCGGAATAAAATGATAGTCTGGCTCTTGTGGATTTGAGTTGTCTAGTATGGCAAATCGCATGTCATCTACTTCTTCAGGCAGGTGATCTAGATCGTAATGAATGTTGTCTAGGGTTAAAATTCGCATGTGTTTAGTTTACAGGGTTTGTGTCAATAAGTCAACCGCCAGTTGCGTATCTGCGGATCATAACGAAACTCAATGTCGGTGGTGGCTCCCATGATGTGTTTGCTGATATTGCCAAACCAAACATCTCTACAGTCCATTATTATCTCGCCGTATTTGGCTTGCCAAAAAAACACCACATACATGCTGTGTTGGAATTTTTTCACGTCATTGAAGGGGATAGTGACAGTGATGTCTGACTCAGTGTTAAACTGATTTAAATCAATAGTGATGGGTCGAGTTTGATAATATTTTGTCAGTTTTAGATCAGTAAACTGTGGCAACATTGTAAACAATCTATTGAGTTGATTGGCCCGGTAACGTGGGTCATTCAAGCTGTGCTGTTGTTGAAAATCAGTATTAATGATTTTGGCAAAAGCAGGATCAACATCAATGTCAGGTTGATATTCAAATGCTTCTGATCCTGATTGATCGACTACAAATATTGGATGCATTTGATACACTTCTGCATGAATTTGAAATTGTCCGGGTATGAACTCGCCGCCATGTCGCTGTGCATGGTTGGATAATTTTATTATATCTTCGCCGAATATTTGTGTGTTGATAGTTTCTGACACGTACACATCTGCTTTGATGTCAAGGTTGAGAAAATCCCCGTGGATCAATTCAATGCGGTCGGTCATCTGCAATTTTTCAATGATTGATTTGGCATATTGATATCTTTGCAAATCTCTTTCAACTGCAATCACGTGCTTTGCTCCAGCATGTGCTGCCAGCACACTTAAAAATCCTGTGCCTGTGCCAATGTCGCATACTGTTTTCCCTGGTACTGCTGCTTCAATAGCAGTTTTATAAAAAATATTCCGCCCAGTGTCATTGAGCATGGGCATGAATATTCCGTCATCGTTAAACCAATCCATGCTCATAATTCAATCTCCAAAGGGTATTGCATAATTACACCGCAATCTAGTGTTTGATGTACCACTTGCCAGCCTTGTGCCTTTAAGTAAACCACAACAGGTCCGCATTTGCCAATCCAGCAATCGTTGATGCAGTAAGTGTCATCCATGACTATTGTGCTATGCCGATTTAAACAACCACGCAGTGCAAGAATCTGTGCCATGTGTTCTGTTTGACAGGCTTGGTTGCTCATCACTTGTCCACGACTGTTGTATTCTTCCATTTGCCTTTGTATAGCCGGACGTATGTCATTTATGTCCCAGATATAATCAAAATTGTCCAAGTACAGGCATGCAATATCTGTGGGTATGTTGCCAAAATCCTGAGCCCATGCACTGCCCGGAGCCACAACAAATTCCACATCAGGCAATTGTGTTTGATATCTGTTTTTTGCTGAGTCAGAAATGTCCACACTGATCAACTTGGTGCCGTGCAGTTTGGCCAGTCTGTCCAGTTCATGTGTGCTGCCTTCGCCGCGCTCTGACCCAATTTCCACAAACACACCCGAAGTTGGTTTGACAAAATTTTTTATTTCTTTAAATATGGTGCCCATTGAGTTTGTCCTTGATATATCGATCAATGTTGGCAGCAACAATTTCTTGTGTGGCTCGATCTGTGTGAAATGGAGTATCGTAGTTGGTGTTGGCGTCACTAAATTCATAGGCCACTGCACCTATTGTTTCATCATTGAATTTAATTGGCAAGATACCGTGTTCTATTGTGCGTTTGTGCCAGTAATCCAGCAACCACCCATCAATGATCTGTTGTAGTCCTTCATCAAACATGTATTTGATACGCAACTTCAATGCCAACACTTGTTCGTGACTCAACAAAGCATTTTGTTCTGCTCCTTGCCACACAGTAGACAACACCGGAGAGCTCTGATTTCCTACCAAGTCGCTGTGTGTGGATGGATGATGCACATTGTGATAATAAAAATTTTTCAAACCGCGGCGGTCATCGAACCCTGACCTGATCATTTCAAATCTGCCAGACCATGTTTGATTGTACACAATCACATCCACTTGTTGATTCACAGCTTCTTGTATTTGAAACGCTATGGCAGTGTTGCTGAATCCGCCGTGTGCTAAATGCAATACTTCATAGCCATACACATCTTCCAAAATCTGACTGAAGTGCGCACGTTTTCCTGCGCCTGTTTTGACCAAATCCTCAGTACAGGCTGTGCAAAAACTATCTCCGCATACTGCTATTTTCATCCCAGTTTCATCCAATCCAGTTTCTCTTGTGTAAAAGGATAGTTGGCTTCTTTGTAAAATTGTTTGCGCTTGGTCAAGTGACGCTTGGCAAATTTGCACGTTGATGTTATGTCCCAGATTTGAACATGGTCTTTGTCTTCTGCTCGGCGTATGCCACGACCAATACTCTGGATGACTCTAACAAAGCTCTTGCCAGGTTCAACAAGCACAAGATTAAAAATCCTAGGAATATTAATACCCACGGCAGCAACACCATAAGTTGCCACAATAATTTTATCGGTTGCATCAGCCACTTCGTCATATTCTGCTTGCCTTTTTGCGCCCTTGGTTGCTCCTGATATAAAAACAGCACGGTCGCCTAGACGTTCCGCCAAGGCTTGACCAGCTGCCACACGGTCCACCAGCACCAAGGTATTGCCAGTTTCATTTACACGCTGTACAAGATCAGCCATGGTGTCCAAGCGTCCAGACTCTTCCAGCAGGTATCGGAGTTCGCTTTGATAGTCTCGGTACTCCACATGATCAATTAGTTGCACAATGTTCACATGGCAGCGGGCCAGCACACCTTGTTGTTGCAATTCGTTGGCACTGAGTCTGCCAATCACAGGACCTAAACTGACCAGCAGTGCTTGGCTTTCAAACTTTTCTTTGGGCACTGTGCCAGTCAATCCCCAGCGAATTGGCACCCTTGCCATGACACCTGTGAGCAAGGTTTTCAAGGCATCTGCCTTGGCCATGTGTACTTCGTCTACTATCACACATATCACATCTTCCAGGAATTCGCCTATGGTGCAGTCGCCCACTCCTGCCTTGGTATTCTTCAAGAGATTGTTGAGGCTTTGCCATGTGCATATTGTGTGCTGACGTCCGTATTCTTTTCTATCTCCAAAGTACACGCCCACATCCTGTTGCATGTTGATATAATCTGCTTCGGTCTGTGTCACAAGACTCTTGTTGGGCACAATAACAATACTGCGTCCATAAGGAGTAACAGCATTGCTCAAGGCCGCTGTCATGATTGTTTTACCTGCACCTGTGGCCACTTCTTGTATGCACTGCGGGTTGGCCAAAAAGTTGTTGATGATTTCCACTTGATAGTCACGTAGGGTGATAGGCTCACCTGCAGCCGGATGTGTTCGAGGCCACTTCACATGTTCAAAACTTGTTTCAGTCACTTGCTCAAAATTGAATGTGTTTGAGTAGTCGCGTTGGTCATCCAATTCAATGTCATAATTGAACCTCTCCAATATGGGCATGATCTCTGGCAACAGGTTCACATAGGTACTGCCACCAAGTTGGAAATATGCTACCTTGCCGTCCCAACGACCCAGTCGCACTGCTGGCAAATAACGTGCGGCAGGGTTTTCGTATTTGAAAGCTGTGACTAGGGCCTTGCGAGCATCCAAGTCTAGGCCTTCGATCTTGATGTTTACTTCGTCTTTAATAACAATAGTTGCTTGTTTCAAAATATTTTTACTTCACGCACAAGTTGTTGTGACCTTATTTGGGATATTAGGTGTTCCTGAGTGCCTGCATATTCTAAATCTGCCACAGGAAATCGCAATGGTAGTGCTTGTACATTATACACATTTTCAATGCTGTGAGCAAGAAAAAATTCTTGATGTTGCTGAATGTATTGTTGCATGCCGGACAGTTTTTGATTTAGGTCTTGATCGTAAAATGCCACATTAAAATCTGCACTGTAGTGGCCAAATGGCCGGAATGCATCATTTTCTATGTATATATCATTGTCGTGTGCAAGGTCTTCCACAGTCTTGCCAATCTCACAGTAGTTGAGATACACTGTACCAAATTTGATTTGTAATTCGCCATGTGTTTGTATTGTTTCAACGTCTAACTGTTTGGTCTTGGGCATGCCAAACCAAGTGCAAACGAATCTTGGGCAAGGTGCAACCATGGCTGTTTCACATCTATGCACGGCTAAATTTAAATTGGCCAATGCTTGTCTAACTGTGTCGGGTGCTGAGTGCCAATATTTAGATGTTTGCTGATCTAGTAGACCGTGATAGCGTTCAAATATATTGTGCAGATAATTGAGACCATCTTGTGTGTATTCAAACTCTCGATCAATAATTGGATCATGTGCATTGATTGTGACAATGCATTGTTGAATCATGTCAACTGCACGTTGTTGTTCTTGTTGGGCGGTGTGGAATCCGTAAAACCTATCTGGATTGTCCATGGGCCAAGCATGCCGCATGCGCATGCGTTCAATCCACAACTCAGCCAAGAGTGTGTCTCTTATTTGAAAACGTAGTTCAAGATCATGGCCTAATTTGATTACAAGGTACTGAGACATAGCACAGTATATACTCTTGCAAAACAAAAGTCAAAAAAACAGGGACCACAGTCCCTGTGTAAAAACCCGAGGCGGAGCCAACCAATCCTCGGGGTAAACCTTACTCAACCATCAAAATCAAAAACGTCAACAATACTGCTAACATGGGATGGCCGAAAAACACTAGCATTAATACAGCCACCCAAGCCATATTAGGCTGCCTTCATACATGTAGTTTCAGCCATGCGCTTCCAGTTGCCTTCAAAACTCTTGCGCAGGTCCGCAATCTTCAATGCCATGCGCAGACTCATCTCACGCAAGCGATTCTGATTTGTTTCCATAAACTCCACAATCTCGTCCTGCACACAGGGCTCAAAGTCATAGTCTGCAAACAGCACACCGTCTCGGGCAATCTGCTTGATACGGAGTACCTTGTCACGCATGGTGTCAAGTGTCAAGTCAAGATAGTGACAGCGACTTTGCAGTGCATCCAAGTGATCACGCAATTTTTGCGACTTCATACCATCAAACTTCAAGTTGGTGATAAAGATTACAGAGCCTTTGAACTCAAAGCCATCAGGGATGCCGTCACGACGCAGAGCACTAGATTCACTCAACCATGAAATGGTACGCTTTTTGCCGGAGTCCAATGCACCCTTCAACAAATTCAGGGCCACGTCGTCCAGTAGGATACTGTCACAGTCATCAAACACCAACACACAATTGGCATCAGAATACTTGTACAGGGTTTGGTACAAGCCAATGGGTGTTGCTGAGCCTTTGACAACTTCGGCACGAAGGCGCTTGCCTGCCAATTTGTCAAACAAGGTGGCCTTTTCAATCTCTTGCTCAACACCAAACGATTTGCCAACTCCGGGAGGGCCTGACACAATCATGGCGCGGATGTCACCGTTGACACAGGCCTTGGTCATCTCATGCAGGATGTCAAAACGCTCACGAATACGTGTCATGATTTGTTCTTCTGTTTCAGCTTCTGCTTGGGGGGCAACGAATGCCACTGTATTTTCTTTGCTCACTGCTTCTCCATTGACATACTCGATGTCGCTAATGTTGTTGACTCGGATACGGATAGTGTCGGGGCAGTTGGGAAATACACCGTTGTTTTCTACTGTCACGAAATTGCCTTTGGCGCCAGATTGAAAGCCTGACACTAGATTGAAAGCGATGTTGCGCACGGGTCGGTTGCGATACTCACCTTTGATAACACGAATTGCACTCATTGTTGGCTCCTTAGAAATGCGGTTGTTTACTGTTTATGTCTCTATTATAGCAAATTGTGACTTATTCGTCAACCGGAGCAAACAGTTCTTGCCCTTGTTGCATAAAAACAACAAACGCTTCCATTGTGCGCTCACTGTACATCATGCCACCATGTTGTTTGATGTCTTGCAGTGTTTCCAACAGGCCCATGCCCTGGAACTCTGCTTCTTTTTGTATTTGTTTGATTGCTGTGGTGATCTGCATTGCTGGCTCCTTTTTGCTTTGTATGCCATTATTATAGCATTTCGGGAATATTCGGTCAACCAAAAAACAGTACTACAAAAGTATTACTTTTTGAACTGTTCAAAAAAGCGGGCGTTGATCTCGTCCATTTCTGCCTGCTCCACATAGAAGTCAGTAGCGGGATCGTAGTACTGACCTTGTTTGTTGTCATAATACAACACACGACCTGAGAAGTTGAACGGACCTTCCAGTCCTGCACGAGCACTGTATCGGTTGCGCATGACGTCTATGGTGTCGACTACACGATATCCCATTGCTGGCTCCTTTTTTTGTTTGGTATGCCACTAGTATAGCAGAATAGGATTTATTGGTCAAGTACTACCAAAGTATTACCGCCAAAAGTTTTGTATCACAGGATCATTTATTTCATGCGGCTTGGGACGTCCGTGAAATATCAACACACTGGCCTGGCTATTGAGCTTGGCACCACTGCCTGGGTTGATGGCTTTTCGTTGTTGGAAATTGTAACCACCGTCGGCCACTTCCCAGCGCCAACTTTGCACACGCGGTGTTTCAAAATATCTACGCCGATTGTGATCAATCACCACACCTAAATAATCCTGATCACCTTGGTATTGACGCACAACATTGTCAATGGGTATCTTGCAAAAATCTTGCCATATGTGTTCAAAATTTTTAGTGTTCCACCACATTATACTGCTGTTCATTCCTGTGTATGCTGATTTCTGTAGATATCTAAAGTCTTTTATGGTCCAAAAATAATCTGTGTGCAAGCACGGAATCCAAGACACATCATCAATAATGACCACATCCAAGTCCATGTACAACAAATTGCCCGAATAGTGCTCAGGATTGAACAACTGCATCTTGTACCACCACTCGCGTTTGGGTCCTGCTATGCCTGGCCATTCTTGCAAGGCATGTTTTATCATATGATTGGGCACAGGTCTTGTGGCTTCGGTATACACATGAAAACGTATGCCATTGGGCAAATTACGGTTCAGCATGTTGTAGAGTTTTTCCACATATTGCCAGTCGTATCCTGTGCCGTGTATCACACAAGCACAATCAGTTATGCTGTCAACAGTGCGGGCTCGATTCTTTTTAGCCATAGTCCTTGTCTTAGTTCTTCCACAGTGTATTCAGTGTGGCATATTTTTGCCAACCACAATTCTCTATCTACCGTGTAAGGTTGTTCAATGTCAGGCATGCCCACTGCCACAGGATATGCCAAACTGCTGTGTGCCACAATAGGCCTGCATCCTGCAATGCCTGCTTGTATGCCCGGTCCTGAGTTGTGGTTAACCACAGCGTGACAGTTGAAGTGCATGTCAAAACTGTCGTAGGTGTTGGCCACGGGTCTAACAACTTCCATCATGGTATTTTCAGGCATGTATGGCATACGCAGTGGGCTTCGTGGATGTGCTCTGATGCGTATGGGACGATCAGTTGAGTTGCGTAACTGTTGAATTTGCATCAACACCCACGATTCCATGCTGCCTATGCCAGCCACTTGCAGGCTGTTTTGGTGTTGTGCGGCAATGATGATTTCTGGTCCAGGGTTAGTTTGTGTTGCCAGGCTTATTTGCAGTTTTCTAGGACGACTCATATCTAAATTGTGCTGGTGTCCATAGTAACCATCCCTGGTGACGTGGTTAACTGCCACTTTCCAAGTTTGTCCGCGATACAACGCACCAATGTCTATTACAATTACCGGTCGATGTTGACTGCGATAGTGTTCGTATACCCCTTGGTTGGGTCGCATTCGACCATGCCACAACACTGACCAAATCACAGCAGCATCTGCAGTCATTGAATTCTCTTGTGTTTGTATGCCCGCGGCTTGGCAACAATCCAAGAATGCACTCATCACAGGCTTGGAATTCAATGCACATTGGGCAGGAAAATAGGCTATGCTTTTGATCACTGTAAATACGCTTATGAAATACACTGTAGTTACCACTTTCAACGCCGAAGGTTACAACAATTACGGTGCCAGAATGATTGAAACGTTTTTGGCCACGTGGCCCAACACTGTTGAACTACTGGTGTATGCTGAAGATTGTACGGTGCCAACTCAAGCCAGCAACTTTCAAGTAATTGATTTGCACACTGCCAGTCCTGAATTGGTGGCATTCAAACAGCGTTATCATCTGGATCCCAGAGCCAATGGACAAAGTCCAGATCCCAAACGACGTGATGCTCACAAACCATTCAAATGGCATGCCATAAGATTCAGTCACAAAGTCTACAGCATCATGGCTGCTGCCAAAACGACCAATGCAGATTGGTTGATATGGATGGATGCTGACATGGTGTGTCATACTGCCATAATGCAACAAGATCTTGACCGTATGTTGCCCGCGGATCGTGATTTGTGTTTTTTGGGTCGTGCAAACAAATTCAGCGAATGTGGACTGTACGGCATGAACTTGCGATCGCCTGCCACACAAGATTTTTTACAAAAATTCCAACGCATGTATGATCAAGCCGAAACAGGAATTTTTACATTGATAGAATGGCATGACAGTTTTGTGTTTGATGCTGTGAGAAAACAATGTGCTTTGAAAGAATTAGACTGGACCGGACACATGATCACTGGCGAAGGCCATCCCTTGGTCAACTGCGAATGGGGTCGCTGGCTGGACCATCTCAAAGGCGCAAGGAAAAACAGCGGACAAAGCTGGGCCAAAGATTTTAAAATTCCCAGGTCTGAAAGTTATTGGCGCAACATCAAATGACCAACTGGATCTATCTCAGCAAAAAAGGCGACGATGAATACATGGACTTGTTGGCTCAGGGTGCTGGCACACAGCCCACTGAGTTAGAAACTTGGCAGTACGAATCCAGCACTGATCCTTTGGTGTTGCGTGGCATCATGAAACACAAGATCATCAAACAGTGCTGGCAAGACAGTCGTAGATTTAGATACATGGATTCTGGCTATCTAGGCAATCGTCCCAGTTATCAAAATCCACATGGATGGAAACACTGGCATCGCATAGTGGACAACGATCTGCAACACAACACTGTGTTGCCCAGACCCAGTGACCGTTGGAATCGACTGGGCATTGAACTGCATGCTCGACGCCGTGGCAGCAAGATTCTAATTGTAGCGCCAGATGAAAAACCCTGTGTGTTTTACGGCATTGAATTGGCTGCCTGGCTGCAACAAACCACAGATACCATCAAGACATTTACTGATAGACCCATAGAAATTCGTGATCGTGCTCGCAGTCGTACCAGTCGTAAAACCAACACGGTGGAACATGCTTTGCAAGATGTACATGCTGTGGTCACATTCAATTCCATAGCTGCCACTGAAAGTGTGATTGCCGGCGTGCCTGTGTTTGTGCTGGCTCCATGCAATGCTGCTCGTCCCATGGCCAATGTCAGTCTTGATCGCATAGACGATCCCTGGTTTCCCAATCACGACGCCAGGCTGGCCTGGGCACATCATTTGGCCTATGGGCAATTTCACATTGATGAATTAAAAAATGGCACTGCTCTAAGGATATTGAAACAGACCGAAGAGCTGATGCTGGACAAAATAGATCAATAAATAGGCAAGAAATAAAAATTCTTTAAGGAACAATATGTATCAAAAGCACGAATGGTGGTTTCCCGATGGAGAAACTCATTTCCCAAAAATGCTAGAAAAAAGTGTCAGCAAAGGGCTTCCCCCTGAATATCAAGTGGCTGTGAGGCAACTGAGTATGAAGTTTTGTAAACAACGGGGACTGGCATTGGACATTGGTGCCAACGTTGGTTTATGGTCACGGGACCTGTGCAAAGAGTTTGACACAGTGATAGCTGTGGAACCTGTCAAACAGTTTCGTGAATGCTTGACCCGCAATGTGCCTGCGAAAAATTTCACTGTGGTCAATTGTGCGTTGGGAGCCGAAAATTCTTGGATTGACATGGTAATTGATAAAGACAACTCAGGTCACAGTCATGTGAACACACAAACCATGGGACAAGGACAAATACAAATGATGACCCTGGATGAGTACATGGAAACCATTGAACGTCCCAAAGTGGACTATGTAAAAATTGACTGCGAAGGTTACGAATATCAAATCATCCAAGGCGGCAAGCAAACACTGACCAGAGACCGTCCCATCATGGTAGTAGAAGACAAGAAACACCAGGATGTGGGTCATGTGTTTTACGATCGTGCCATAGCCACATTGATATCTTGGGGAGCCAAAGAACTGGGTCGTGTCAGAGCCGATGTGATATTGGGATGGTCATGATAGATCCAGCATATCAATTACAACTTCGCGAATTGCATGGTCAAAATCGTTTTGATCGAGGTCGAAAAACCTATGGCATAGTAAAAGATTTTATACGCACTTACCGGCCAGTCACTGTGTTGGATTTTGGTTGCAGCCAAGGTGGACTGATGTCAGTGATCAATCAAGAACATCCTGACATAAAAACCACTGGATATGATCCAGGTGTGCCTGAATATCAACACTGGACTGGGCAATTGGTAGACGCTGTGATCAGCACAGATGCCATAGAACACATAGAACCTCAGCATCTCACAGAGACTTTGATCAAAATAAATTCAGTCATGCGGATGGGTGCTTGTTTTCGTATTGCTTGTTACCCAGCCAAAAAGTTCTTGCCTGATGGGCGCAATTGCCATCTCACTGTGCAGCATCCTGACTGGTGGAGACAACAACTGTTGACTCACATGCAGGTGTCAATTGCCAAAGAAACTGTGAGTGTGGTAGATGAACGTCACAAATGGTCGCATGTGGTGGGTCACAATTACGATGTGGTCTTGGTCAAAAAACCTTAATTATTTTTTTATCAACGGCAAAAATTTCTGGTAGATTCTACCAGTGCGGCCGTCTTCGTCACTCCAGTGTGCCGCAGCCAAATCATACAACCACTGCTCGCGCTCAAACTGTTTGGGATTTTCTATGTTGTTGATGGCATGATTGGCCACTTGCCAACTCACACAACTTTGATCATCCACAAACACAGGAATGCCTTGTAGCACCGCAGCCACGCTGGCGCTGCTGTTGAAAAATACAGCACTGTGAGCTCCTGCAAGATTGTTCAACAATGATGTGTTCACACAGTCTAGCACATGCACATTCATTTTTTGAAAATATTTGGTACGGCGAAATGGATCAAAATCTACAGCTCGATAGTCCCCAGGATGTGGTCTTATGTAGATTGTTCTGTTGGACACTTGACGAATCTGTGAGATTTTTTCTGCCAGCCATGTCATGGGCTGCAGACTTTTCATTGCAAAGCCGCCATCACGTTGCATGCAAATCAACACATGGCCGTTTTTTGCACTGTTGTACGGCTGCATACCTACTCCCACTGCGGCACTGATTTCTTGCCATTTGTGTGCAGTGCTGTTGGCATTGGCATACTCAGCACGATCATAAAATGGACCATTCAAGCTGTATCTTAGATAGGTTCCGGCATTGTCAAGATATTTCCAACACGAAGCATCAATGCACAAAGTATGGAAACCTCTGCGTTGTTGTTCGGCAATGATTTGTTTGCGTAGAGTTATATTGGGACCACCAGTGTTGGTGGTAGCCCATCCCAGTATCACCGCCAATCGACTGGGTCGATACTGTGTGTCCCATTCTGTGATCACAGTGTCGCCTGTGGCTACCACACCCTGTGCAAAATTTTCCAAACAAGAAATTTTACGTGGATGCTTGCGTGGATTGGCCACACTGCTTATGTAAACTGTGCAGTCAGTGGTCATTCAATATTCTCCAGGCAGTGCCATCTCTCATGTCTTGCTCTGTGAACTGACAGTAGGCCAAATGCGCTGCCCATTCTTCAACTTCATCCATGGTGGGTATGTTGAGATCTTCAATGGCCGACACTGTCCGGCTGCACAAACTCTGCGCAGCATTGGGTCCTAGTGTTATGGCCGGTTTACCAAACAACAATGCTTCTGTGGCAGCAATGCTTGAAAATGTGATCAAACAATGTATGTCATTGCTCAGAGCCATTTCCATGGTATCTGTATTCACACGCACACTCCGACTTTGTTTGCGTCTCACAACAACTTCTCGATCAGTGTAAGCATTGATTTCTGCTTGCACTGATTCTAGCCAGGTGTCCAAATTGATGTCATAGAGATTCAGCAGCTTTTGGCTGGGAGGTGCCAACAAAATTTTACTGCCGCGAGAGAACTTCTTGGGTTGCCACCCAGTGGCTGCCAGGCGGTCTCTAGGTCGAGATATAACCGGCCCAACGTTTTGAACGTCATTGCGTGTGATACGGTGATAGAGTTTTTTCTTGCCGTTGCCAAAATATCCAGTGTCGATGTAATAAAAATCTCGTCCTACTTCACGGCATGCGTTCATTTCTTTGCGTTTGGTTATACCACGCAACACTGCTGGGACCGCTGCACTTTGGCTCTTGGCCCATGTGGTAATTTGTCCGCCACAGCCTTGAACAAAACTTTGCAAAATAGGGTCAAACATTTGACCTTTCCTTTCATATCTATATTCACTGTCTATGGCATGTACAGTTTGGGTGTCTAATGCTTGTATTTTTTCAGTCAACACTTCCAAACTCAATCCATAATAGTCGCCTGCTGGGTCCACACGATATTTGATTAAATCTCTGAACAGTTGTGCCAGTGCTGGTGGCACCATGTCCAGTTCATGCTGGGGCAGTGGTGCTAGTTGTTGTTCTAGTTCTAGTTCTGGTGCCACTACATCTAGTTCTTGTTCAGGCAGTGGTGCTAGTTGTTGTTCTAGTTCTGGTGCAACTACATCTAGTTCTTGTTCAGGCAGTGGGTTTTGTTCTTGTTCCATGTGATGTTCTTTGCTGACAGTAGTCAGTTAGTAGTCTTTCCTTGTGCCAATCTTCTGCAAAATCTCCTGCATTAGCAAACTCATGAAAGCAAGGTGTGCCCAAGGTATAGTGTACCAATTTGGCCAGGGGATTCCATTCATATTCGACATCCAACCAATTCCATTCTGGGGGCAGTTCTCCAATGCGCTCATCTTCTATCCAGGAGAATCTGTGCAGTTCTGCACCTGTTGATTTCTGTACAAACTCAGGAGTTAATTTTCGATTAGGAAAACTGTTGCAGTTCCATAGTATGACACTTGACCAGTTCTTGCGTGGATAATCTTCGTTCTTTGAACCTAGATACTTTTCGGTCATGCATGTTTTGTAATCATGCTTGACTACCATGACATCTTTGAAAGGATTTTGTAAGTTCCACAGTTTGACAATGTCGTCACGTAGGATCATGTCGCCGTCAATGAATATGGCCCAGCCGTGGTAATCCATCAGGTGCGGTACAAGAAAGCGGCTGTAGATAAATTGATTGCTGCCGTCAGTGTGTGTTTCGTCGTAGTCCCGGAACAAGTTCAAAGCCACAGGAACGATGGCTACTGGCCTACTGGCATGTCTAATGATTGAATTCACGCATGTGTGATATGCAATGGCTTCTCGTGGATCGTATCCCACAAAAACAGGAATTGGTGTCATTTTTTACGTTCTATGTCATCTTCAACACAGCGGTCACCGTATTGTATTTCAATCAACTTCAAGGGTTGATCAGTTTCGTTGCACAGTTGATGCCACTCATTGACTTTGATAAATGTATGCTCATGCATGGTCAGTTGGCATTTGACTTCTTGATCAGTTGATGCTTCATCTAGTGTGTACACTGTGGCTTCGCCTTCAGCCACAAACCAAAACTCTGCACGACTGTCGTGTCGTTGCATGCTTAGGCATGTCTTGGGCATCACAGTGAGTTCTTTGAGTTTGGTGTTGGCGCCTACTTCGTGCAGCACACGATAGTATCCCCAGGCACGATCAGTTCGGGGTGTTTTCCACTCTGTCAGTATCCATGAACTTGAATTCATTTTGTTCTCGCCACCAACACCAAATTGAAAGTCCACATCATCAATCACCATTTCTGGAATGTTGTCAGCAGTGCGATCACCACCATTGGCAAAGATAAACTTGGTTCTAGGCACAGTGTAGTATGTGCGAGCAACACGTATGGCATCAATAGCAGTGTTGTCTGAGTCGTCAAACTCAATCACACGATCTACCATGCGTAGGTTGTCAATAATGGCTCGGCGTTCGCTCATGGGCATGAATGGTCGCCCTTTTTTTCGTGTGAGCCAGGCGTCAGAGTTGATGCCTACCACAAGCCTATCTCCCAAGGCTCGAGCTGCTTCAAAGTAGGCTATATGCCCAGAATGTAGCGGATCAAAGCCGCCGGTGACAATTACTATTTTCATGTGGGTATTTAACTCTCATGATGCACACACCACCAAAAAGCCACCCAGGCTTCAAAAAAGAACAGCAGCAGAAAGATTTCCATTTCTGCTAAATCTCGCTGCCAGCGTTCTTCATCCGTCATTTTAAGTTAGTTTTATTTCCACTGTGGCTCTTTTTTTGCCGCCAGCATGTGACACTACATCAACAACTTCAAACCCATCCACACCTATGAAATTAGTTTTGGTGCCTTTGCATCGTATGTCCAATATAATGCGGGTGTTTTCGTGCGAATGCTTTTTCATTAGATCAATATAGGTCTTTACAGGATAGTGATGTCCACAGCTGAGCCAAGATGTGATCAAATCAAATTTACAATTTTCATCAATATTGATGTTGTTGGCATCAACCAGGTGATAATTTTTTGTGCCAAGTTCTTGCAGTTTGGCATCTAAAAAGTCAAAAGTGTGATAAAAATACAGATCATCTGCGGTGGTATTCCACTTGCCGTAGGAGGCTGTGTTGGACTTGTCAACGTTGTGTTTTTGATTACCGTCCAACAGCCATAACTCTGTGCCGTACTTTTCCCCAAACCAGCGTGATTCGTGAGCAAATCCGCAACCAATGTCCAACAACTTGCCAATGGGTTGAGACAAATAAGAATCAACCAACTCGAAGTTGGCTCGTTTTTTGGCAGTGTATCTTTCTGTGGTCCATTTTCCTGACCATTGTGCAGAGTCGTGTGCGCCTTTGTCTGGATTGTCTACGTAATTGTTCAAAGGATCTTTTGTTTGAGTCATAATAATATATTTAGTTTATCAAACCGTTATATCTTCCATGCCTGCTGTGCGCAGTCGAACCACGTGACCCATTTGCCACTGCTTGGTATCCAGGCCCTTCATGATACCCAGCCAACGATTGCGTAACAGTGCCACTTCGTTGATGATGGTTTCAAAGTCCACAACTTCTTCTTCACCGTCCACATACTTTTCAGCATCACGTGCTGTCAAGGCACGAGCATAACCTTCCAGATACTTCTTGAAATGTCGGGTACGTATCTTTCTCAGTTGAATGTTGAGGTAGTTCAACACAGCTTCAATCTCTTGTAGCTGGTTGAACCTGTGCTCAGTTATGCCTGGTAAGGCTGTGATGTTTTTTTCTACCAGGCCGCCAATTCGGCAGTCACGTTTGGCATCCGTGATTTCTGACTCAAAATGTGCAATGAAGTCAGGTATGTTGCCAAGGTCTGCTACAACTTTGCTATACCACATATTTTTTATATTCCGTTAGCCAGGGAAACAACGTCGGCCAATGTGTGCCACGCCTGCGATCTTTTTCGTCAAGAAAATCCAATAACTTAACTACTTCTTTAACATCTATGGTTGATTTTGTAACTTTAGAAGCTATACTGGCCATGTAATTGTAAGTAGTTTTATCCTCATCAGACACTTGAGGCATTAAATTTAGGATTTGATCAAAATCATCTTTGAATTGATCGCCGCCCAGTACACCTGGTTCAAAATAACTTGGTCCCGGTGATGCTATGCTAAAATGTTGATGAACTGGACGTGTGCCGTTCCATTCTTTTATTTTTGCTAGCAACTCAGGCATGGTTTTAATAGTTAGTCCAGTAATAGTCTGATTGATACTGAGATACAACCATTTGTTGTTAAGTAGTATTTCAAAGTTTTTTTGCCATTGATGTAGTTGAAGTCCCCAACGCACATATTCTTGTTGAGGTCCCCAACAATCTATACTGCATGTTACGTCAATTTTTTTTATTTTTTTTGTTAGTATCAATTTTTTAAATCGATCAATAAACATACATAACCTATCAGTTCCAACCATGAGATTGGTCACAATATACAATTCACAATCAGGATTGGGATATTGTTCTATCATGTCTAACAATTTTTCAAATTCTTTTTGATACAACGGTTCGCCACCTAACGCACCAAACCTTTTGAGTTTTGGAAATCCAGTAACAAACCACTGCCAAAAATAAGGAGTTAGATCTTTGTGATGAGTTTCTACTTTTGTAAGCTGTAAATCGCCTTTGATAAACGTACCAAATTTTTGATTTTCGTTGTTGATAACAGAACTCAAATATGGCGAACAATACAAGCAACCTAAATTACAAGTGTTGTCAAAAAACACTTCTACTATGGTTGGAGAAACTACCAATGCAGTAGCATCACTGTCCAGTTCGGGTGGCACCTGATTAGGAATGTCAAGGTGCCTTAGTCTGTCGCTAAACCCACCAGCTTTTTCAAGATTTTTGCAGTAAGAACAACTTTTTTCAGGCCATAATCCTTGTAGCATTCTTCTACGATCATCTAACACAACTTCAGTATTATGAAAGTTGTTAAAATTTTCAGGTGTCAATGCAGTTTCGGCAGTGCGATGACAGGTCATTGACACTCCACCATCTAAATATAATGTTGTCCAATTCCATTTTAGTTGACATGCAGTAGCAGTCCTAATAGGAAAAAACTTTTGCATTAGTAATCATCTTCTTTGTTGTAGTTGTCCTCATCATCAAACTCTTCTTCTTCCTCTTCTTCTGCATAGTCTTTGTCATTGTCAAGATATGCGGCCAAGGCTTTTTTGATGTCTGAATCACCTTTGAAGGCTTCCCGGATTTCTTCAACGTCATGGTCATGATCAATCAGGATGGCCACAATGCTTTCGGCAGCGTCTATACGATCTACCACATTGACATATCTTTTTAGTTCGCCCCAAATTTCGCTTGCTACTTCTGCTGACATTTTATTCCTCCACAGCGTCGGCTGTACTTACCTCGGCCTTTTGATTGCCAAAATCTGCCATCACACGGTCCAAGCACCCGTCTTCATTTGACTCCCAGGCCTTGCGAAACTGCTTGATGATTTCGCCATCGCTGGTGGTAAAAGTCAATCTGTTGCCGTCTTTTTTCAGCATGCCTTTTTTCTCAGCCAGGTCCACCAGGCCTGAGTAGGGATTCATGCCTGTTTCATAGGGAATTTTGACCTGCACACCTTCAAAGGGTTTGGCATAGCGTGTTTTCATGACCTTGCAGGCACTGCGTATGCCCATGACTTCCGACACTTTGTTGCCGTCCTCGTCCTCTTTGAGTTTGAGTTTTTTCATGGCCACCACAATCGAACTGGCATAGATAAAGCCTTGCCCACCACTGATCTTGTCATCGGGGTCAAACATGTCCTGGCTGGCATAAGTGTGATTGGTACAAACCAAGCCCACATTGTAGGAGCCAAACATGTTCACACAGTTACGAACCAAGGCTGTCAGTGCTTTGGGTTTGCGACCCAGATCGCCCTTCATCTCGCCAGCATCAAACTGGTTCACATCAGTGGGAGTCAACAACATGCCCAGTGAGTCAATCACAAACATGACCTTGGGACGTTCGCCATCGGGCAAGGCCTTGTAGTCGCTCATGAATGTACTAATGGTCTTGGCCACGTCGTCAATCATGGCCATGCTCAATTTCAGCAATTTGCTTTCTGATGTATCTACACCCAAGGCCCGGAGCCAATCTTCATCCAAGGCATTTTCCGAATCAATCAGCACCACAAAAATGCCTTGCTCTTGTGCGTTCTTGATGATGTTGCCTGAACAGATGTAACTTTTACCTGCTCCAGACTCACCAGCAAACACAGTGACCTTGCCCAAGGGAATGCCACGATTGAAATCGCCAGAGATCAAATAGTTCAAGGCATAGTTACCTGTAGAGATCCAGTCTGTGGGATCATTGAAGCCAATTGACAATCCGTCAATGCTTTTTGTTATTTCTTTACGGAATTTGGAAACGTCGAAAGGTTTTCCCATGTATCACCTATGATAATAATTTGAGACACAGAGGGAGCACCCCTCTGTGTGATTGCTGTCAATTACTTGGCTTGACGGCTACGGATCATGGCCAGGATGTCCTGGGCATTTTGACCTGAAGCGGCAGGCCGGGCCACAGGGGCTGATGCTGCAGGAGTGTCGTCCTCGTCAAAGTCGCTGACCGGTGCAGGTGCTGCCACTTTGAGTGCAGGCCGGGCTGCTGGTGCAGGAGTGTCCTCATCCGCATGTGCGGCTCCGGCACCACCAGGTGCTTGCACACCAGCAGGACGGAAGTATTGACCCCAACGTTCTGTGTCGTATGGTTGTCCATCCACTGATGCCTCAAACATCTCTTTGATCACCTTCAACTCAACGTCGCCTGGTTTCTTGGGCAGGAATGTGCTCAAGTCAAATGCACCATGTGTGGCAATTGCAGCCTGTTCTGCTTCTGTGAGTGCTGACTCTTTACGTGCCCACTTTGAAGTTGAGTAGTCAGCGTAGCCACCTTTGGCAGTTTTGGTGACGCGGAAGTCCAGGCCACGCAGGGTGTCTGTGGGCATTTCTTCCAGTTCAGGATCCATCAATGCGCCCTTGATAGTGGCAAAGATTTGTGGTCCAATGATGAAACGTCTGATGGGGTTTTCTGGAGCCTTGTCGTCGGCCAAGGGATTCTCACGCACAAAGCCTTGGAAAATGTAACTGCGTTTCTTCCAGTATTTGCGACCCATTTCTTCAAGGCTCTTGTCCTTGAACCAGGTGCGTACTTCGGCCAAAATCGGACATGCTTCGTTCCACATTTCCACACAGGGTACTTGTACGTAGACCTGTTTGGATTCCATTTCACCTCGGATGCCAGCGAAAGGCAGCCGAATCATCTGTCGTTCTTGCCAGAAAAATGTGTTTTTGGTGTTTGCGTCGGGAAGGAATCGCAGTGTTGCACTTTGCCCTTCTTCCATGTTCCAGTGTGGGTAGATCGAATTGTCTCCACCTGTTTGTCCGCCGCCTTTGTTGCTTTCTGCTGCCTGTAGTCTTGCTCTAATCTCCGCCAATGATGCCATAGTTTTTCTCCTTTAAGTTGCCTATGTATGTTGCCTATCTAATGTTTAGATCTTTTGTTGCCTGTGCCACAAAAGAAAAAGCGCAAACACTAGAGTAGTATATGCGCTTTTGTCTACTGTGTCAAGAGTATTTATGTCATTTGATCAAAGCCAGTGATTTTATTCTTGCCAAAAGTGCATCGCCGTCTTTGGATTCATAGTATGCGCCAGTCATTGCACTGTTTGAGTTTATGGGGTCGTCGTTGCCTTCCGCCACATCTTGCTCTGGTAATACACCTTTGGGACCTGCCATGGGTTTTGTTTGAATTCGCTTCTTAATCTGACTTTGTTTTGTTTTAGTCCAAGAATCATCTGGTGTGCCAAAAATATCATCTAACTCGGTTTCTGCACGGCGAAGTCTTTCCATGTCTTTGTTGGACCATTGACGATCTTTTGCACTACCTTCCGCCATGCCTTGCTGTTTGGCCGTCTTAAACGTGCCAACACCAGTATTCATATTGTATTGACCTATCAGTTTATCGCCTATCATGGCAACACTTTTTACATGTCTGCCATCTTCGGTGCGTTTCTTGATGATCCTGACCTGAGCCGGGTGATAGGCATCTTTGACATTATCTACCCATTCACTGTGTTCGACACCTTGAGTGACTTCGTTCAAGGAACCTTCCGCCACACCTTCGTCTATTTCGGGTTCATAATACCAGCCCATTCCAGGATCATTGTCGCCGTTCTTTGCAGGGTTATCAAATTTGAAATAACCAATCTGAATCAGACCGTTAGGAGCATCTTGATCAAACCAATATCCTTTGAATACACCTGTCTTTTCATCAAAGTCTTCTCGGTCAAACCAATTGGCTTCAAACTGCGAAAAGTAATCTATGCTACGACGATAATGTTCTGGCTTGGGATATTTGTAAAAAGAATCATCATCTGGGCCGTCATTGCCGCCCCAAGGATCGCGACCTCGTCCACCTGGCCCGCGAGGTGTGTTGCCGCCGCCGCCAGCAGGAGCAAATTCATTCAATTTGCCTTCGCCCATGCTGTAGGGCATGCCCACTGCACCACCATCTTCATACATGCTGCCACATTCTGCCAATCCGTGTTCTGGGCAGTATTGACCTTCCATGGTCATGTTGCAAGAGCCTTCGCTCACAGGCATGATCTGTGGTGCAATTAGGTTTTCATCTAGGCCAATGTCTTGAGCAAAACGGTCTGCTACCCATTCATAGGGATCACCGGTTCGGGCTTTCTTTGTGCCATAGGGCATGTCATCAAAGTAGTAGTCATATAGTGCATCGTACAAATCGTTGTCCATGTCGCCAGATTGCATGAATTTTCTCACTTCGGGACCAAAGCGGTCCTGGATGTGGTCCAAGGTGTTGCCTGTGGAATCTGTGAGCACACCTTCGCTTACTGGCACGCCGGCGTGACGCAGCATGCGAGTCAAATCTGCTTCTACGAATGTGGCTGTGTTGTCGCCTTCCGCCACACCTTGCTGATTTATTCTTTTGAATACTAAACTGGCTACACGATTATAAATTGTTTCTGGAATATTATTCTTGACAAAATAACGATCTAACGCACGATATACGGTACTGTCATAAGCCATACCACGTAATCTTTCTAGATTTTTTCCAGTTGTTAACTTGTCAGCAATCTCCATGGCCTGTGATGAGTCATCAGTGTTCGCCACAGTTCCTGGTGAAGTAGTATCTCGTGATTTGCTAGGGAACTTCAAATTAACGCCTTCCGCCACACCTTGCTCTTTTATTTCAGGTGCAGTGTCTTGGTCAACATCAGCAGGTTCTGATCGAGTGCTTTCGGGAGTTTGAATGCCCAGTTCGGCCAGTCTGCGTTGCACATCTGAATCCGCCCAGATGTTGGCTCTTGGATCATTGTCAGCCAAGTCGTTTAGGATGTCAAACAGCTCGTCATCGCCAACCAAATCATACAACTGTTCAGTGGCATTCATGGCGTCGGCGCCTACAATGAGTTCGCCGGTCATGAGCTGTTGTAGTTTTTCATAAGCTTCGGGAGTGTCGGGCAAGGCCCAAGTGCCTTCGCTCAAACGGTTCATGTAATTTTCAAATATTTCGGCTTCTTTCATTTTGGTTCCTTGCTGTTGTATCTTGGCTAAAGTTGGCAATGCTGCTTCAATTCTAGTGTCCAATGTTTGTTGCACAAACATGTTTTTTAAATCTTCAACCAGACTCTCTTGTTGATCAATTTGATCTGGTGCCCACGACTCAAAGTAGGTGTGATATCCACGTGACGAAGACAGTCGTTTTAGATTTTCTTGAAGGCTGCGATAGTAATGTGCAGCCGATTCTACCAGTTCTTGTGTGATGCCTTCATACACATGATGTTGCTTGGCACGATTGAATCTTGACAGCACTGACAGCTCTTGAACCATTTCGTTGATATGGTTGCCGCGCACATCATAGGGGCGGCCACCTTGTCGCACATGTTCCAACATGGCACGACCGTGTATGAGACGATTGCTCTGCAGTTTGAATCGTTCTCCGTCAGCAGTTTCAATAAAAATGCTTTCAATGTAGCGATAGCGTTTGTCATCTTCGCCAATTATTTTGTTGTGTTTGATCAGTATTCTGGCCTCTGTGGGCTCGCCTATAAAGCTCTCACGGCGGCTGCCATAGTAGCCTTCAAACAGGCCTTCTTTTACAGCAGCCTGCCCAGCCAATGAGTGTTTGAGTCTGCTGAGATTTTGAGGGCTAAAGGTGTATCTGTGTGTTTGAGCCAACTTGCGCATTTGATTCAAAAACGCAAACCATTCGTCTTTGTCTTGGTCTTGCATGCTGCGACCAAGATTGTCTCCAAAAAACAACAGCAGCTCGTTGTCATCGCCTATCACTGCCACAGCAGATCCATAGTTGTTGCCGCTGGTGCTGCGATAGTCAAAACTTATGATATTGGCATCAGCAGGACCACTGCTTTGGCCACCTTCGTCCCGATATTCAGGATCAAAGTTGTTTGTGACCAGCAGGTCCGCCAGTTCTTGGGAGATTGAATTTTCTTGGGCCATAGTGCAATATTTACCTAAGTATAGAAATGAACGGCATTGGATCAATGTGATTGTCTGTGTGATCTTTGAGATGTGTGTCCAGTTCTGCATGATAAGTCTGCAGCAACATCAGCATGCGGACCGCCAACAACGAGCTCATCACCAAATCGTCTGTTTCTCCAGGTTTGGCAGCATAACTGCCGCCGTTGGCCACAAACGTTTTGAGTTCACTGATCAAGGGTCTGCTGTACAGCTTCATGCGTCCAGATTCTACTAAGATTTTTAACTTGCTGCAGGCAGTGAGTTTGGCTTTGTTTGTGGTGTTGAATCCTTTACGAAATCTACGTCCTGTAGTGCCTGTTACTGAATTGTCGCTGAGAAAATACCCTCGGATGTTTTCTTCTCCGTACTCGTTTATGCTGATCAGGGCGGCTTCGCCAATGGTATTGTTTTCTACTGAGTAGTATATCTTTTTGTCATCTTTGGTAATTTCATACAATTCATTCACAATATCAGCCAACAGTTTGACCTGTGTAGGAATATCTGTTCGGTTGTGGCGCCATTCAGCCACTTGCTCTGTGGTGTCTGCTTCGAACACTTGTATGGCTGCAGGGTCGCCGCCGGTGCCCAGGCTAGGGTCTAGAGCTACAATATACATTTTGTCTGGGTTTGGTGTTTTGTACCAGCGCACTTGTCCTGTGCGGCGATTGGGTTCTACCCCTTCCAAGTCCAGCAGTCGGGTGGGAGCAATTAGTGTTTCATCATTGATAACAAATTCACATTCCATTTCTCGACGGAATCGATCTTCGCCCAGTTGTGCCAGCTGTTCCAGTCCCCATTGTTCATCACGATCTGGGTGCTCGCGCCAGTTGCTTCTAAATGCGCGGAATCCATTGATACCTAACTTTGTGGTGTTGCCATGTTCGTCTTGAGTCTTGTTAGCACCTTTCCACAAATACGCAAATTGATCTTCGTCTGAGTTGGGGGTACTTGTAATAATAGCCTTACCACCTGTGGCCAAAGTAGGGCTGATAGAAGTCCAAAATTCTCGAGCAATTGTGGGCCTTACAAACGCAAACTCGTCAGCGTACAGGAGTGAAATACTCATACCCCGTCCAGTCGTTTCAGTCGTGGTCTGCGCCACAATACGAGATCCGTTTTCAAACTCTAGACTGTTTTTGTTGTAGCTGGTGGCACCAGCACGTATGTGATTGGGGCACAATTCATAGGCATAGCGGATACGTTGCATGATCTCCTGTGCGCCGGTGTATTTGTGTGCGGCTACTAGAATAGTTGAATCTGGTACAAACATTGCATACCACAACAGGTAGCCAGCAGCTGAGGTTGACTTGCCTGTTTGTCGAGGCATCAGACTGATACTGTATCTGTAGTTGTGATAGGTTTCAATCAGTCGAGTTTGATACTCAAATGGATGATACAACATCTTGCCGCGTGTGGGATGCTGAATATTAAAGAAGTTGTCCATAAAGTACAATGGACCATTCACAGGATCTGCACAGGCAGCAAACTCCAGGAGTTCTTGTTCGGTGTATATTTCTTTCCGGTGCGGTGCTTTGACCAACACTGTTTCTAAATTTTTATATGGCGGCAAAATCATTTAATATTCTTTCTGCAAACAGTTCATGCCCAAGTGGGCCAGCATGCATGCGATCTCTAGCATACTCCACTTCTTCGCGACTTTTGGCAAACCAGTCGTGTGCATTGTAAGTTAAACAGCGTATGCCTAATCGAGCGCACAGGCCTTCCACTGCCAGTCGATTACGTGCGTTATTTAAGTCTGCATTGCGGTCATTCAAGAACCAAGTTTTTATAAAATTGTCAGTGTCTGCTTGACCAATTTCGCTGCCTGGCAAGTAAGTGTCGTGATTGTGATTGACGTTTTCTGATATCAGATCAAATCTGTGTTTGGGCGGTGCTGCCATTACCACCAACTTTGGGCGTAGTACAGGCAACCAATAGTCTGCCAGCATGAAACAGGTATCTGCACTGGTTCCGCCCCAAGCCAGATTGTAATTTTTCAAACCCAAGGCCTGTGCGACCAAATGACTCCATGTGGACTGTTCTGGCAGACCAATGCCAATGGTATAGCTGCAACCCAATGATATCATACTGTTGGTTTGCGGATCAAACTCTTCTGATCTGAATCCCTCACTGTTTATACGGTATGTTATGGCATCAGGCTCAAGCCATCCTTTGGCGCGAAAATACTCACGGTATTCTTCGTTTTGTACCAGCTGCTGAAAACTTTCTGCTGTGTCAGTTGGCAACCATTTCAAAGTCTGGTGGCGATATTTTGACATCATACCAAAATGCCAAGGAGGCTGATTATTGGTCATTGTAATCCTTTTCCTATGTTGGGCCACAAGTCCACAAACCTTGTGGTTTTTTTCAATGTTGTTTCCATGTCCTGGTGCCAGGTCAAAATATCTGGCACAAAATCTTGATTGTTTAGATAACTGTTGTTTACCAAAGTTACACGATATCTTTCAAGCACATCAGTGCTCAACTGTTTTTGATCTTGATATTTGGCCACCACACTATCAATTTCTGCTATGGCAAGTTGTCTCAGTCTAGTAGACTGCCTTCTGATATCCAAGTCCCAGGGGTTGGTCAACTCACACCAAAAAATATCTAACTGTTGCTCAGCACAAAAGTCATAATACTCCATCAGATCCAATGCACAGTAAACAGAATAAGCAGGATGTGCTTGAACTTTTTGTTGATCGCTCTTCATTACTTGTATGTTATCAACAAACTGTGTCCAACTGGCACCGTGCCGCACATATTCAAATTTGTCCTGGTCAGCATTGTCAAAGCTGATCATCCAACTCACGTTGGGCCAAGTTTTTAGACGTTGATAGATGGCATTGTTGTTGAGATCCATGCTGAGGTTGCTTGTGACCATCACGCTGACTTTGCTGGCATCAATGTAGTCTAAAAACTTCTCTAGTCCCCGTTGCAACAGCGGCTCACCTCCGCCCAGGCTGAGTCCTTGTATGTTGTGTCCTTGAGTGCGAGCCAGTTCAATTAGATCAGCATGTTCGTTTTTGACATGATTGATGGGAATCTTCTTTATGCTTTGCCACGCTGTGCTGGTTTCTGGATTGCAGTACACACAAGCAAGATTGCACAAGTTGCTCCAGTTGACCACTAGGTGTTCCAGTTTGAAAAAGTCTGGATCTGTGTTAATAGCAGCTAGGGTTTCTTTACTAGTAGTGCGTACAGTTCTACCACTGACTCCTGTGGTTTCTTCCAGACGTTTACACCATGAGCACCCTGGTGCCCACTCACCACGTGCCATGGCCTGTTTCATGCCTGTGACTATGGGCCCTGTGATAACTTCTTGTATGGTGTTTTGCTTGATGTTGCCAATCATGTCCACGCAATGAAAGCAAGGACTTACTTCCCCAGCTTGATCAATGTTGAGGCTGGTCCAAGGTGCAGGACAGAACGTGGGACTATCGGATATCATTGTGGTGTCATCCATGTGTATGAAGTCACTCTATAAGAGTCTACGGGTGTGAGCATGGCATGCCACAACAGCGGTCTATAACCCGTTGCATCTGCTTGATTGATCATGATGTAACCAGCGTTGGGTTGCGAAGGTGTTTGATACCGCAAGGTTGAGGGATTCTTGTGCCAGTAAAAAGCTGTGCCCGGGCCGCGCCAGGTCAAGTGCATGCTGCCTGGCATTTCTCCATCAGTATGCATGCCGCAGGTAAATCCTGGTTCGTCCACCCACCATGCTGTTCCAAAATAAGGTTGTAATTGTCTGCCAATTGTTGATTCAATTGTTGACCATTGCTGGCCAAGTTCACGGTGCCACTGGTCAATCCATGGTATGGCTGTGTCAGTTATACGTCTACGCGACCAGTTCTCTTGTCCTTCCTGACGTTGCCAAGGCAATGCTAACCAGTCTGTTGTCACAACCAATTCTGCCAGGTCAGCACTTACAGCATGCTCTACCCTAAACAAATTGTTTTCCGCATCCACAGGGGTCACAAGCACAATTGTATCTCCGGCCATAACTGCTCAAACTGCCCCTGTGTGTCAGGGTGATACTTTGTTTCAATGTCTTGTATGTGTTGTTGAAACTGGCGTGTGATGCCTGCTTGTTCTTGCGTTATCTCACGATAGTTATCCAATGCCTGATCAAAAAACTGTTGCTCAGCAGGTGTGGCGATTCCTAGTGCATAAAACCGTTCAATCTCTGCGGCTGCTAATTTGGCCACAGCAGGTCCGTGCAAGAATGGATCCAAGTATGCAGGCTGAAACAAGTTTTGCCATAGCACTGTGGCACCGGCTGATTCCGTAAACTGTCTAAACTCACACAATCTTGTGGCATTATAGATACTGTAAACTGCATGCACACCACCCCACTGTCCTTGTGACTGCATCAAGCCTTGTATGATTTTCAAGTTTTCCTGCAACATGGCCCATGAGCCACCATACCGCACATATTCAAAACGATTGCTAATGTTGTCAAAGCTCATTGACCAACCTACACGGTTGCGTTCGGAGAGTTTGCGAAATATCCGGTTGCTCTGCAAATCAACATTTAAGTTTGTGATCAGTGTGACAATGGCAGACTCGGGTATCACATCCAGCAGTCGTTCATTCTCGTGCAGCAACAAGGGTTCGCCGCCCACCAGTGCCACTTCGTGTATGTGGTCATGGTGTTGTTCAATGAAATCACACACTTGTTCATAGTAGGGTCTTGAGCCTGACTTAAACGAAACTTGCTTTAGCTGTGCCCACTTGGAACTAGCACTGGGGTCGCAGTAGTTGCAACTGAAATTGCATGTGGTGTTCCATCGCACATCCACTATCACAGGATAGTGATATCGATCTCCAGCGGCAGCATAATCAAACTCGGAATTGACATTGTTGTGCCAGGCACGTTCTGAGTCTGCACCAAAACGTTCTGCTCGCACACAGTTAGAGCAATAGTCATGTGCTTGTCCTTGTGAGAGACTGGTGCGTATTTCTGTCATCAACTTGCTGTTGAGTATTTGTTCAATGCTCTGTGAGTTGAGGTTGCCCAGCATGTTGGGATTGCCAGCACAGCAGGTTTTGACATCACCACGGGGATTGATGTGCAAACCCCGCCAAGGGGCTGCACAGTAAAAATTGCTCATGTCTTATTTACAGGTTGCTCAAGGCTTGGTGTAGTTTTGGTTGATACCTTGCGTACCATCCAGTGGCTTGATATGAATCATTACCAAAATCAGCCCAGTTGTAGTTGTGTTGTATTTGACGCATTTGTTGCTGTCGATAGTCCATGGCCAGTGCTTCGGTATCAATTTGTCGGCACAGATTGATCAAAGGTTTGATGTTGGTATCATGTGCATGATCACGAAAAAATCTAGGTTCAAATCCCAGTTGTTCCAACACGCGATAGCCCACATCACTCATGTATATACTAAAACAACTTTTACTCAAGATTCCTTTGGCTGTTTTTTCTGACAGAATGGTGTCCTCTCCAGGTTCTGTTTCGGTAATAATTGATATGCCAGTACCCCATGCAGGATGATTTATGGTGTAGTCATTGGGGAAATTGTCAGGGTTGGTGGCAAACGAGCTGGGCCCTTGTCTAATTTCATCATTGATGCGGACGTCAATATTGCCAGCAGATTTCAACCAACCCTCAACATCTATGTACGCATTGTCATACAGTCCAACGTGACTCACGCTGTACACATCTCTTTCAGCGTCAATCAACTTGTCCCGCATCAAGGTGTGCATGAGCCAGGATCTGTGTGATTTGGCATTGCGGTTCAAACACCCAATACGTCCCGAGCGTGGATGGTCTGCAAGATTTTGCCAATTTGGATATTGGTGATAAGGGATCATCAAGAAGGCTGGATAGTACACACAATTGGGCATATTGTCAAACCAGTGTTGAGCACGTGAACTCAACAGCACTATGCGAGATTTTGGAAAATACGGTTTTAACTCTTCAAGATAATTTTGTATCTGCTTGTTGCTTAGTCGTATTGGATCCCAGGTAGCATCAATGAAAATCAGTCGAGCATGACTGATGCTGTCACGCAGTGCTCTGCACTTGGAAAAAAAGGCAGGGAAGTCAGCTTTTTTCAAACTGTGTAAAAAAGGAGTGTTTCTAAAAATCACACTGTGCTGTGGCAGTGCCCGTCCTACCTGCCACGGGGTTTGGTCAAGTTCAGCTTGACTGTTGCTAAAGGAAAATACAAGCATGAAATGCTGTCAATGAGTTATTGGCACCAGGACGTTTTGGCTTCGCCGTAGTATTCTCTGGCATAGCCATTGGCGATCAGCATCTGTCGCAGACTTTGGCCATTTAGAATGACATCTCCCAGTACACGACCACCGTACTTGTCCCAATCCATGAGAATGATCTGACGCTGGGTGGCCTGTGCAACAGCATTTTTAGTGAAAGCGGAGGCGGCTTGCCCTCGAGCGTTTTCACTTTCGCATTGAGCTCGATGTCCTTTTTCTGGAGTATCAACGCCAAACACTCGGATTGAGAGTTCAGGCTTGAGTGGGGCTGGTAGAAAGGGTGCGCGAAAGGCCACTGTGTCACCGTCTATGACTCTGGTGATTTCAGCGTCATAGGTCACACCAGGTCGTTGTTTGGGTTGTGCTAGAGCCAATGTAGGCACTATGAGTAACAGCAGGAGTAATTTTTTCATAATGTTATCGAGGATATCCTGCAAAGGCTTTGACAGGACTGGTGGTGGCCACAAAATCAGGCTCCTCACTGTCTGGAGTTGAGACCGGGCGTTTGCCGCCAGGAGTGTCGGTCATGGTCAAAGCAGCGTCAATGATTTTTTCAATGCCCCCATTGAATCCGGCTACCACAGCATGCTCACCAAATGCAGTTTCTGCAGACCATTCGGGCATGTGTGGGTTTACCCCATCCTTGCGATATTCACTTCTGGCACGAGCCATGGCCACGCCCATGCGATATGTACGATAAGGATCGCTAGAACCCAACCCTGGCAACGTGTAGGTCCAACGCATGGGCTCTCGGCTCTCATCTGGCAACTCACGTTGCTCTGTGATAAATTCTTGAGCTCTCATCTGGGATACCCTGCAAAGGCTTTGACAGGGCTGGTGGTGTGCACCGCAGGATGTTCTTGACTGCGCAGGTCACCGTGATTGATATCAACATAAGTGCTGCCAATGGCTTTGTATGCCATGTTTAATTTTTGTTGATCTTGCTTTGTGTATGCTGCTGCAATATTGTGGCGTCCTGCCCATGACTCGCCATCCAGGTCAGGAACAAATGTGCCGTCAGTTGAGGCCGCTGCCATCATCACACGGTTGAGTTCGTACACACGGTCAGCAAACTTGTTGTCGCGAAACTTGTTCAAGCCCACCGTGGCCTGATTCTGACGCTTGCTCATTTTGCCCACCGTGTCTTCGGTCACAAACTCAGTTGCTCTCATATTATGTGGCTGGAGTTGCTATACCATTACTGGCTGCTGTGGCACTTGATGCAGTGCCCAAGGCAGTGGCAGTAAAGCCGCCTGCACCTGTGAGAATGTTTAGGTAGTTGCCTGTACCCACATAGTATTGTGTCACAGTATTACCTGGCACAGCAATGGCATTGGCATACAAGTTGCCCACTGGTGTGGTCATGGTGGCGTTGGCAGGTGTGCCATTGACCTGTTGGTACGTCAACTGCACAGCACTGACTTGGAATGTTACATTGCTCAAAGTGGTGGCAAACTCTACCCGGTCAGTGGTCCATGCCACATTGCTGACTGCGTTGACTACTTGTACTGTTGTGGCCATTATTTGTCACCTTGAGGTTTGGACACAACTGGTTGAAGCAGTTCTCGTGCTTGATACATCACACCTGGGATTTCCACAGGTGTTTGTTTTACTGCAGGGATTGAGGGTGGCACATAGTTGTTGGCTTTGCGTTGTGCAATTTCTGCGGCTACTTCACTGTAAGGTCTCATCATGATGGTTATCCCTTGTATGTTTTCCATTGGTTGGTGAGAGCAAAAATGCTTTCACGAACTTTTTCCATGTCGCCGTCACCGTCTAAATCAGCTTGTTTTTTGCCGGCTGCTTTGGCTTTCAGTACATTGTGTGCAAACTTGTTGCCTTCTTCCATGTCGGCTTCGTCAACTTCTTTTTTGGCTTCGCGGATGCCGGCCATTTCACGCATGCGCTGAATGCTTTCTTTCACGCTGTCTTCTTCGTTCATATCATCAGCAGCGTCTTTCATGCTTTCTTTTTTGTTGCCATCTTTGTCCATGTCCAAGAAGTCAGGCTTGGCTGCTTCTGCCAGTCCAGCCATTTCTATCATTCTACGCAAGGCATCTTCGTCTTGTGTGTGAACTGCTGTGTTGGGAATGGTAGTTTGTCCATCACCAGCAACATCTGTCTTGGGCTTGTTAATGCCACCTGCGTATTGCAGTGCATCACTGGAAGTTTGAGTGTTGGTAGGATAGTCTGGAGCATTTTCATCCACTGCTTCGGCCATGCCACTGTGCATGTCATGATCATGACCGCCCACACCAGCTGATTTCAGCATCATGGCCAATTTCAAGGCGTCTTCGTCTGTGGCTGTGACTGTGAGGCTTTTGCCGCCTTCGGTTGAGTTACTCATATTGATGCTCATGCTTTCGGCAATCATGGTTTCCAATTCACGATTCATTGAGTCGTAAATGCCTTTGCCAAAACTCATGCCTCCAGATTTGGCTGGTTTGACATCTACTTTGCCTTTGTCTAATGTGGTACTGATTCTACCGGTGCTGGAACTGGTTGAAGTTTTTCCTGGTCCAGTTTGTGTAGTAGTCAATCTACCGTCTTTAGAGTTCTCATCAACTTCTTTCTTGTCGACCTTGTCTGGCAGGCCTTTGTGCTTGGTCTTGGCAAAGTCTTCAGTGTCTTTTGGCTTCATGGTCCGGGCAACTTTTTTCAGCTCTTTGCTGGCGCCTTTGATCTTTTCACCTTTTTGCATGGCATGTGCCATGCCCATGAACTTTTGTTGTTGCTTGCTGACAGCTTTTTCAGCAATGGGTTCTTGATCATTGCCTTGTGCTGCCATGTAATCACGTGCGGTGTCCAGGTAATCCATGGCCTTGTTGATCTTGCTCTGCACCCATTCTGGCAAGTTGTCGTCAGCGTCAATGATGCTTTGCAGTTCGTTGGCTGCTGATTCAATGGTGTCAATGTCATCAAGAGCCATGTCGCCTTCGCGATCGTATTCGCCTTTTTCTGCTGGATCGTCTTCACCTTCCCGGGTCATCAACTTGGATTTTCTCTGAAAAACTTTTGCCTTGCTGCTGACATTTTTGGAACCTTCAGGACGACCAGCTTTGGTCTGCTTTTGTTTTTTGTTGCCTTCGTCATCGGTTTCAGGATCCACACTGAGACCTTGATCATCTGTACGACGTGTCACAACACGGCCTGTGGCTGTGTGTTTGATGTCATGCTTGTGACCACGTTCAACTGAACCAACCTTGGGTGCATCTTTTCTTGGTGACTTGTAGTCAAATGCGTTGTCTTCATCCATCTCAGCGTCACGACCTCGACCGCCACCCAGGGCACTGCGCATGGCTTCGGCAGCCACATCGCCTAGCATTTCGTCAACTTCTTTTTTGGCGCCGGCAATCTTGTCGGCAAAAGTGATTTTGTCGGCAGGTGGTGCCAGTTTGGCAAATGACTTTTGCTTGGCAGTCATCGGAGCACCGGCTTCAGGCAAGTTGGGTTCTGCATGGGTGCCACGTGCGGCTTTGATGCTGCCTTTGAGACTGGAGATTTGATCTCTTGATGGCATGCCTTTTCTTGGTCCACGATCTAATATGTTATTTTTTATTCCTGAGCGACCAATACCTTGTCCTCTTTTTAACGGGTCAGTACTGGGAAATTCGCCTCCACCTATTTTGCGTTTTCTACCAGCATAGTCATCGGGTTTTGGATTATAGTAGGCATCATCCATATCAGGACCGTACGTGTAGTCTGGTGGTTCCTGGGTGTACAACTTGTCTTTGTACTTGGGGGCGCGGTACTTGGCTGCTTCTGTGGTTTTTTGTTCAGGTTTCTTGTCTGTTTCCTTGACGGGTCTGCCTTGCTCAGCAGCCTTGCGCTTATAGGCTGGAATGTTGACGGGGTTAGTAGGGTCCAGATCCTTTAAACGATCTTCGATACCTTCATCGTACTTGTCGTATTTTTTTCTAATGGGATCAAGAGCTTTGCCTTCGCGACCAGCCTTGGCCAATGCTTCCATGCCTTGTTTGCCATACTTTTCATAGCCCTTGGCAGCACGACTCATGTCACGCTCATTTAGTTGTTGATGTGTGACTTCGGGTGTGGCACGAATGCTGTCTAGTTTTTTATTTAAATCGTAAAAGAAACTCATTTTGTATTATCCTCGGGGTTGTGCGCCAGTGCTTGGCTTGGGTGGACGTTTGATATTGCTCATTGGACTCTTGTTGCCCGTTGGAATATCATTTGTGGTTCGGGCTGCAGGTGTTCGACCACCAGCCACTGTGAAATCTGTACGGTATGCGTTTTTCAACACAGCATGATCGTATGGACCGGTAGCATAGTCTTTCTTCAGGGCTCGCTGTTCAGCATCGAGCGCAGGATAATCAGTGTCAGTCAACAGGTCTTTGTTTTCTGCTTCAACCTTGTTGGCCTCGTCAACCAGGCCGTCAACATAATTTTGTGTTTGCATCACAATGTGATTGGGATCAAAGCCCAACAATTGTGCCAGTTGTTTAATCTGTGGCTCAATGGCTGGATACTTGAAACTTACATCAAACATGGACACACTGTCATTGGGATTGTTGGGAAAGTCAGTCAGCACTTTTTGTATGGGTGTGGTTTTTACGTCGCCCATGCTCACTGGATCAAATTGATCCAGTTTTTGTTTGAGATCACGAATCAACTCCGCAGACGGTTTGCCCAGAAGTTTAATACGATAATCGTAAGTGCGCTCACTTTCGGCTAGGTATTGTGCAAATTTTTTCATGTCAGGTTCCTGTAGGGTATTTATTCTTTTTTGTCATTTTGATCTTTGCTGAGTCGCAATCGGTCCAAGAGATCATTACGACTCAGCACCATGCCCTGTGCTGTTTGCATGGCTTCGCCCGTGCCAGCATCTGCTGCTTTGGCGTCTATAACTTGTTGTTGCTGATCCAGGCGCATTTTTTTCATCTGCAGATCAATCATCTTGAGCTTTTTGTCTAGCTTGGCTGTTTTTGCTGTGATTGCATGCCCCAGCATGTTGCTGGCCACTGAGAATATTTCGCTGGCAAATCTTGAATCAACTTGCATGCCAAGGTCCATGAGATCTTTGTAGCTGTCTTTGGCCAGTTCAGCCAGGCCGTCCATTTCTTCATCACTGCTTTCAAGTCCGCGCACACCAGGTAAAGCAGTGTCTATTTTGTCTATGTTTTCGTCCAGGATTTGCAGTTGTGTGCGCAGGTCCGCCACAGGGGGGCTGCCAGCATCAGTTTCGGAGGAGTCCTCTGATGGGGGTAATTCAAACAGTTCTTCCAGTTTACGAGTCATGCCATATTTAGTGGCTATTTTTTTCCGTTATGAAACATTTGGTCTTCAGTGATCACTCTAAAAGTGATGCCATTTTTCTGAGCCCATTTGGTTGCAGCCGCCCATTTGGCATAGTTGATGGCCACAACAGCACGGTCTCGACTGCTCATTTTTGATTCAACCACACTTTGTTTTTTGGGTTTGATTTCAATCAACTCTGCTCGCATGATGTTGTCACGTGTGCGATAAGTGATCAGAAAGTCTGGAATGTACTGTGTGCCTTTGCCAGTGAGTGGGTGCCGATAAGGTATGGCAATGCTTTCACTGGCCCATTGCAAGATATGATCATTGGTGTCGCAGAATTTCATAAAACTGAATTCCCAACCAGATCTATAACGCGGCTTGCCTTTGCCCACGTATTTGTCTGCGTTCAGCACTTCATAATATCCCTGGGCCCAGTGACTCATGGCAGTACATTTCTGGCTTGATAAAAGTTTGGCACCACTGCTGACCCCACGCCCAGCAGTGTGGCTCGTGATCGTATGTTGTTGAGATAGTAGGCTAAACTGACATCAATTTTCAATCCTGTGTTGGACTGCATTTGTTGCAACAATGTCAGTGCTGAGATTTGGGTTTGTTCAGCAACTCTAAACAAGCTCACAGTAAAATTTCCTGCGGCTTGTTTGGTTTTCATCACGCTTAAAAAATAGCTGTACACAATGTCATATTCAGCAGCAGGAATGTTGGCGTCATAGTCATAAAAACTGTCAAACACACGCACAGTTTGATCAATGTTGGTATTGGCATAATTTACTGTGGTCATGATTTAGATAGCCCCAGGGTTTTGTCTTCGAGCAGCGGCTTCGTTGGCTTGTTTGGTGGCTTGATCACGCTCAGCCTGTGCTCGAGGAAACAACCAACCATCAGCTTTGTTGGTCACTGCTTTTGTGGCGTCAGGAAGACCTTGAACCAAAACATTCTTGCCCAGGGCCTTGGCTTCACTGCGAGCAATGGAGGAAATGTTTTTGTTCTTGTATGTTTGATTTAGTCTGGCACCTTTTTGCACAGCACCAATCAAGCCCAGCACTGAACCACTTTGCAGATCGCCAATGATGCCAGCGCCAGTTTCCAACAGCCCGCCTTGTCCAAACACTGTGGTAGTGCTGCCTGGTCTAGCAATAGGACTGGTGGTTTTGTCATAGTGTGCAGGATCAGCAAAACCTATCACATTGGCGTCGCCACCGTTGCGTGGATCTCCAACTGCACCAGAATAATATTTCACAGTTTCGTAAGCCACGGTCATTGAATTTTGCATGATGCCGCCACCTTCAGCATAGTTGTATTGGTCATGACTCCAGTTTGTAATCAAGGGATTGATCAAGATGTACTCAGCAAACTTGTGCTGATCCATGCCGTAGATTCTGATGTCGCGGAAGAAAGGTGGCTTGCCTGAAGTCAATGTTGATGCGCCATCATTGTATGCTTCACCAATATAGCCCCAGTCGTTGACATTGCCCAGACGTTGTTGACTGTAGAGGTCGCGACCAGTGTAGCCAAATCCGGCCACGCGACTGGCATCTTGCCCGTTGCTGCCGTTGTTGTTGTTGGGTTCTAAATATCTTTGAGCTGGATCTTTGTAGTAATAGCTCATGTAGTAGTACCAAAGTTTTCGTATAAGGTCGTTGCTGGTGTCATGAAACACCACACTCACAGGTTCATAGTTTAACTTGGTCTGTACGATTCTTTTGCGATTGTATTGATTTAGTGTTTCTGTTTCAATGTTGTACTTGGGCAAGTCCACAGTTTTCACTGCTAGGCTTATGTTTTTGATGTCGTCTGGATCAGCAAAGGCGCCGCGCAAAAAAGGCACTTCGGCTGTGTTCAAAGTAAAACTCACATGGAAAAGAAACTTGAATCTGGGTTTGAGTTCGTAGGCGTTGGTGGTAAACGTTTTGCTTGCGTGAGTGTAATCACGCAAGCTGTTGTTGCCTACGAACCCTTTTAAGAAGTCCTGGCCAAATGACGGCATGTTTAGACGCCTGAGCCAGTTACCACATCACCTAACGCACGCCCAATTTCAGTGCCAACGCCAGAGCCTTCAGGAGTCTGATTGGCATTGTCGTAAGCAATGGTCATGGCAATGGTCACAGCTTCGTTGGTGCCATAATTGAGTTCACCGTAGTCAGCACCTTTGAGGTAGCAGCCATACAATTCCCAGGTTTCAAGTATCACAGGTGCATTGGCACCGTTGCCACCATCCAACACTTCAATCTTGGTAAGGAATTTGTAGTCAATGCCAGCTGCGGCTGAACTCATTTCCAAGAAGTCCATTTGTTTCTGGAACTGCTCGCCGATCAAACGGCTCACTGCGCCTGACGCATCATCTCGTATGGTACAAGCAATGTCTGTCCAGGTGTGTCGACCAGCCAGCTTCAATGTTGAGTTGTAGATGGGCAGTGCAATTTCTTCAAAGGTCAAGTTGGGTCGTGCCACGCTGAGCACTTGTTTGGTTAATTCAGTTCTTGGAGTGCTTACCCCAAAGTTTTCAAACATCACTCTAAAGCGATATCTAAGTTTGGGCATCAACAGGCCTTGAGTGGTAGAACTTTGATCACTTGCCAAGGGTACTGTCATTCGCTGTAATGATGAAACGGCCATTTGTTATCTCCTATATGTTTATTTAGCTGAATAGGTGACCGGAAAAATCCGGTCACCTTTATCATTGTCCAGCTGCAATGGCTCCAGTATTCTTGATACGCAGTGGAATGTAAATGAATTCCACGGACTTTACAGGTTCAATGGCCACATCCAAATAAAGTTCATTGCGATCAATTCTAGCAGGTGTATTATTGCTTTCGTCACACACCACCAGATAGTCATAGATGGCACGTTTGGCTATCAAGTCAATCATCAGACTATTTGTGGTGTTGAGTATTTCATTGCGTGTGATCTGATCATTGGGTTCAAACAAGTACAGTTTGCCAATTTCTTCCAGGCGTCCACGCAAGAACACTATGAGTCGGGCCACGTTGATACGATCCAAGGCCGTGGTCGTAGTCTGACGTGTTTTGTTGCCAAAGTTGGTTATACCCACTCCTGGAATAAAGGTAATGGGGTTGATGTTGTTTTCGTACAATACATCACGCAGTCCTTGACCTATGGCAGTTTGCACAAATTCACCTGTGGCAGAGTCAATGTAACCAATTGCACTGGCATTGTCAATCACACCGCGGCGTGTGCCAGCTGGTGCCAACCATGGAAAACTAACAGCATCACTGCGCAGTATGGTGCGTACCATCATGTGACTGGGCGGTGCAACCACTGTGTTGCCTGACAGATCATTAGTTTGACAGCTGGGATAGAACACAGCAGCATAAGCTGATCCAATGGTCAATCCATCTTCTGTTGGCAATCCAAGTCCGCCATTGTCGGTGGCATAGGTTGCAAGGTCAGTGCCATTGGCTGCAAGACGCATGGGAGTGTCACCCACAACAAACAATGTGTTTGATCGTTCATTGCTGAGCGCCACTAGATTGGTGGCCAGTTCAGGATACCCAGGTGCTGCTATCAAATTGAATTGATTTTGTTCTTCTCTGGCAGATAAGCTGGTATCTATACCAGCTCGCATGGCTCTGATTACCAGTGCTCGTTGGGCTTGACGTCCTGCATACATGCTACCGTTGTCTTTGTTACCGCTGGTGGTAACCCAAGTGTAACTGTACAATGGCAAGTTGGCATTGTTTGTAGGGGCAGCAGGATTGTAAGCACCAGCATCAGGATAATTGGCTGTGGTAAAGTAGTTGGTTGTAAACTCTTTTACATTGTAACCGCTTCTACGTGTGTTGAACAACAGCATGCCTTGGGGATACAGTGCAGGATCGGGCGCATCCAGATCCAAGTGGTCGCTGGTCAACAAACTCTCAATGGTAGGAATGTCATCAGTCACAGGATTGGTGGCGCCTGTTGTGCTCCAACGTGCATCAGCAAACAAGATACCATTTTGTGTCACTTGGTCTGTGGTATCCACTGCTACCCATTGCTCCAGTCCGTCTACCTGTTCCCAACGATACAGGGCAGGATACGCTTCTAGGTCACTGGTGTCAATCCAAAGGTCGCCCAGTTCTAGTGGTGACTCAGCTGTGTCATTTTGTGTGAGCGGAGCCGATGCAGCCACTATGGGACCACTGGCATTGGTCAAGCTGAGATCAAAGCCGCGAACATCATTTGTGACGTTTTGATAACCAAGCCAGGCGCCATTTTCTTGTATCATGATGTCTGCTTCGTCCACAGTGCTGTAGTACCACAATCTACCGTCGGTAGGATTTTGATCTGGTGCATTGTCGCTGGCAGTGTAGGTGAACAGTGGGCTTGTGACCCAATTAGACAACACAAGATAGCTGCCGCCCAATGGATCAGCTCTGACGTATGTGGTGTTAACAGAAAATCCTGCAGTGGCCAATGGTGTACCAGTGTCGGGTCCCACAAAAATAGTACCGCCTTGTGAATGTGTGAACACAATCTTGCCTGCGCTGTTTACACTGGCGCTGACAAATGGCACATTGGCCAAGCTCACTGCTGAGATAAAGTTGGCCACTGAGCCTGTGCCTGCAATGGTCACTGTGGCTGTGGTCGTTGTGGCTGTGCCAGCTTCTGTACCAATCAAAACAAAAGTATTGCCTGGAGTAAATGCGTTGCCAGTGGGAGTGGTTGTGCCTGTGACCACTGTGGCCCCCAATGCAATTCTTTCCAACAGAAGGAAAGCACTGTTGGCATTTGGTGCAGTTGTTGACGCCAAGCTGTTGTACTGTGTATAAGTTGTGCCTACAGGTATGTTCTTGCCGCCGCCTGTGGGGTCAAGACTGAATATGGCCTGTGCATCGTCTTGGAACACAAGAGAATCTTGACTCACAAACACATCCAATGCAGCTGAATATTTTTTAACTTTGAGACTCATGCCTGCATTAACAGGGCTGAGATTTTGCCACACACTGCCGGTGGGATGCGGTGCTGTGCTTACGCCAGTGCCTGTGTCTGTGGTTCTCCAACGTGGAGCCTGATAACTGTAGCCTGGGAAATAAGCAGGTGAACGATATTCCAACGCTGTGATACCCAAGGCAGTCAACAGTGCTGAACCACCATTGGGACCAGGGATGATAGAAACCAGTCCGCCAGACGCAGTGGATCCGTCATTGGTGGCCAGGCTGTTGGCATAGATGGCCAGGCTGCCGCCCACATTCGCAGCACTCACACCAGTGATGGCTGCTGCATTGATGGTGTTGGCAAATCCTGTCACAGTGTTGGTAGCACCCACCGCAATCAAGTTGCCGTTGATGTAGATATTGGCGCCAACGGTTAGAGTGGTCGGAGTGGTTGATCCAACCACTGCTGGCCAAGATATTTTCCAAGCGTCTGTGCCCACTTGTACCCAGTCATTGTCTTCGTTTTTGTAGTACATGGGGTTGTTTAACGCCACCGCACTCACTGCATAGTCTCCAACACTGCCAAATGATGGGATGGGAGTATAATCGTCAGCATCAAAGTCTACTACATTCACAGTGTCTACAATTACCAGTGGAGTTTTTGTGGTAAATGTTGCCGAAGTTTGATTCCATTCTTGTACTCCCCACACTGTGGTAGAAGTATCCAACCAATAAGTTCCGTTGTCGGGGTTGCCAGTGGGACGACTGAGAGTAGCTGTCAATTCAGTCAAGTCAATGTCAACACGTTGAATATAAGCACGATTTGACACGCCCAGTGCAGAGTATGCTGCCAACAAACCGTATTCGTTGAGCTCGTAGCCGTTGATGGGAGTACCAGTGGTAGTGCTGTAGAAAAATGGCACGCCAAATGTGGCTGCAAGATCACGTTGACTGGTTATGAGATATGTTTTGTTGGCGTTGGCAGCAGTAGTGCCTGCTGCAATGCCTATACCTGCAGCATCAGCTTTGTTTTGTGCTGTGGCCACAAGAAAATAGGGTACTGTGTTTACCGCGGAAGGGATATATTGACTCTCGTCAATTACTGTTACTTCTACGCCAGGTGATGTTAGTGCCATGATTACTTCCTTTTCAAGTTATTGATATTTATAGGCATACCCAAAAAAACTCAGTTTACACTGCCCTTTGCCCAAGGTCCAGGCGCTAAATATCGTATGAGACCCATTTGTCAAGCCTGCAATCAACGGCCATGTGCTGTGAATTACATTAAGGAAGATACAACACACTATCGCAGTCGTTGCGAAACTTGCCAGCGCCGGGGACGAGGAATCAAGCCCAGGGAGCCACGTTGGAAATCTTCAGGATACAAGAAAAAACCCGCATGTGATAGATGCGGGTTTCGAGCAAGACTTGCCAGTCAGTTGTTGGTGTATCACATTGACGGAGATCTCAACAATGTTGCATTGAGAAATCTCAAAACAATCTGTAAAAATTGTGTAGAAGAAGTGTCACGCACAGAAGTTACTTGGCGGGCGGGTGATCTCGAACCAGACGCTTGACCTGCTGGTACAAGTCATCTAATGTACCGTTGTTGTCCAGTACCACATCGAACTTAGTGCCCACCCAAGCAGTTTCTGACGCATGCACACCCAGTTGCTCTAATTTTCTGCCGCTGAGAGCCCAGGTTGGATTGCCATCAGGGCCACGATTACGACTCACAGCCGCATCGTACCACTCGGGTTCGGGTCCGCGCACCACACGTACCACCCGGCCGCCAGCAGCACGAATGGCATGAATTTCGTTGGGAAATCTGCAATCGCTTATGACCACATCATCCCGGCTGTTGCGCAATTTGTTTTCTAGGCTGGCAATCCAGATGTCATCGTGGAAGCCTTTGCGGCATACTTCGGTGCCCCACTGTTGCAGGATCCAACGCGGGGTCAAGTGTGGTATGTCCAGTCGTTGGGCCCACCAGGGATCCACCTGCTCGCGCCACTCACGGGCCATCTTTGTACGGCCCTCCAGCATGGTTCTGTCCCAGCCAAACACCTGTGCCACAGCGTCTTTGAGTGTGTTGGCAAAACTTTCTCGTCGAAAGTGATGTAGGTTCACTAGATAGTCTGCAATAGTATCTTTGCCTGAGCCAATAAATCCACAAACTCCAATGATCATGCCAGTTCCTTGATATTTAAATGAATCAGGGTTGCTTGCAACATGTCAATTTGTCTGCGGCAGTCTTCCAACGCATGATGGCTGGTAGGCGGTCGGGGCAACCCTGGATACAGCTTATATACCGTTCGTGCATCACAGATCTTATAATATTGCCATGGTAATGGTTTACCATAACTCTTGTAGGCATGCTCTAGGATGTTGGCATCGTATGTGGGACCATTCATCCAGATGCGATTGCACTTCCAACATAATTTATGCAGTTCATCCAAGGCTTGATCCAGTGGGATACGACCCTGTTCATTGAACGCTTCGTCACGTGCGGCTGCAGGTTGTGTGGTCCACCAGTTGATGGTGCCTTGTTCAATAGTACGGTTTTCTTGGCTTTCAAAATCAACTCTGGCATAATACTTGTGCTCGTAGTAACCAGTGCCAAGGGGATCAAATGCCTGGGCCGCAATGGTTAGAATTGTGGTCTCAGGGCCTGTTGCCAAACCTTCAATGTCGATCATTAGGTCCATGCTGTATTATAGCAGGAATTTTGATAAAAGTGTGTGCAGTTTAGCCAATAACCCAGGTGATTGGTTGTGACCCATCCACATAGTTTACCAATTGAACAACCAGCGCATCCATCTGGGCCTGTGCTTCGGTTTTCATTGCAGTGCCATTCAACGCACTGCCGCCCTGCGGTCCAGCAATGGTACCAAACTTTTCACGTGCTTCGCCAATGATCATTTTGCAGTTGGCCACCATGTAGTCTCGTAACCATTGTTTTATTTGGTGATCACTCAACAGGTTGAATTCAGGTTTCAAGTTGTAGGTCCACAGCAACACAGTTTCGCCGGAGCCTTTGGGATCACGAATCAGTTGCAATTTTTTGGTCACAGGATTCCAGGTGTAGTTCATGTAGGCGCCAAACATGCGTCCGGCCAGCTCAATGTATTGACTGTAGAAATCATATGTGGCCAGGCCTCCTGCCACGTTGAAGTTCATGAGATACACATTGATACTTGCTTGTGCAAACGGGTCAAAGTTTGACGCAAACGGTCCCGAACTGTCGCCAAATGTTCTGCGGAATATTTGACGCACACTCACAACTTCTTGAGGCAGTTCGTAGATGTTGACATCTTGTACCAACTGCATGAAACTGTAACTTTCCTCGTAGGCGTTGTTGGCTCGTTGGCGATAGGTGCCAATGGTTTTTTGATAGGCCGCTTCGTAGTGTGAGGGGTCTAGTTCTAGGTCAATGATATCCCCGCCCAACTGAAGTTTGACATACTCTATCAAGTTTTGTTTCAGTGTAGGCAGTGATTGCTGTTGCTGTTCTGGCATCTGGAACTCCGGTTCCTGTATTTATTGAAGTTTTGCTATCGTGTTGGGCAACCATTGGGCAAAATCCACGGGCCACTGGCGTTGCATTTGTGCCAACAGTTGTTGATTGTGTGTGGCCGCTGCGTGACATCTCACAGCCAATTTGATTTGATCAGAATTTTTTATGTTGTGATAATTTTGTATGTTGAGTCTGACAAATTCTGTGATTTTTCCATGCCCGTACATGGTGTTACTTTGTGTCAAACGGTCATAACTGTGATCTACCACATCATCCAACACATCAAACCCCAGTGTTTTCAAATACTCCACAGCGTGTTTTGCTGAAAACACAGCCCAAGGTGCTGGCGTTACCAGTGCTCTAAATATCTTTTCGCTGAATGCTACAGTGGCGTCTCCAGCATAGGTTTCAATTACCAAATTGAGGCACGCACCAACCTGCGTTTGCTCAACTGTTAGTGCATGGTTTCTAATGGGTATGTGGGGTCGGGTTTGATCAAACCACTCGGCATATTCGGTGTTGTGCAATTGATTCAACTGTGTCCAACAATGTGCAAAACTGTGTTGAGCATGTTCAGCAGTGTGCTCATTGCCCTGTGCTCGTGCATTGAAATTCACATGATCCAATTGTTGCACTTGATCAATCCCGCCCGACTGTTTTGTCAATTCTAATAGAATCAACTGTCGCTGACTGTCTAGCCTGTTGACTGAAAAATTAAATCGCCGACTTGGTGTCCAATTTTGATCTGCTGGCACATAACTAAACACTCCAAAGTAACTTGATGGCAACTTTAGAATCTCATAATTGGTAGCAAAGGGCATGTGGTTGTCAGTGACGATTGTGGTGTCAGTATCAAACCACTGATCAGGTGGCAGGCTCCAATCATCTCGGTTGACTCCAAAGTCATCGGCCAAACACACAATGACCTTGCGACTACCGCGCCCCCATGCTCTGGCACTGCCGGGTATTTTTCGATAGCCCATGTTCATCAACACACTTGAAAACAAATGAACCATTGCATGCTCATGATACATGCAGTGACTTTGCTGAAATATTTCTCCAAGATCAATTCGATAAAACTCTTGGTCAAACATTGCTGGTTCCTTTGATCACTGGAAATATTTTTTGAAATGTGTACTGCTCAGGACAAAATTTACACTGTGCAATGGGATTATCCAATTGAGCAAAAAATTCTTGTTGATAAGTTTCAAAATTGTCCACGCTCAGTGGCTGATACGAATTTAACAATGCTCGGTCTGCAGCAGATATATCCAATGTGTGTTGTTGATCAAACTCGGGCATCAGTGCCACTGGCGCACACTTGTACAACTGGCCGCGTATGAAATGATAACTTTTGAATGTGGCAAATCCACAATTTTGATGTGCAAAAAATGGATCGCTGTTGTGCAATTTGAACACTGGTTGGGTGCTGTTTTGCCAAGAATGAGTGATGGCGGCCGAATGAAACGTATCAACGTTCATCACCGTTACCACTATGCCATTGCGGTCAACAAACAAATAATCACTACTCCAAAAATTTTTTGGATGTCCTTTTGGATATATTTGCACTGGTCCTTTAAGGAACCATAGTATGTCTTCTTTTAATTTTTCAAACTGATCAGGGTTGTGCAAACTCACACCAATGTAATTGTGCGGACGAGTCTGATGTGGAAAAAACAAAGCATCATAAAGATCAGGATTGTGTCTAAATCTAGTACCATTAGTGAGTATTTGTACTTCAATTCCAAATATGCGATTAATGCCACGCACCCAGTCTATCAGGGTGGGGTTCAAAAAAGGTTCCCCGCCCATGATAGTGACTGCTGTGAGATTAACTAACTTACCCCACTGCTGGTATTGATCTTCATAGTCGCCCCAACGCTGCCAACCTTTAAAATTGAAATTGTTAAATCTATTGCAGTGCTGGCAGGTTAAATTGCATACGTTGGTAATGTATACGTCTACTTTGTTGGGGATTACATGCATCCACTACTTACCAGGCTTTTAGCACCACCAAGTTCTCTGTACCACGCCCGTTGAATGGAGTCTCAGTTGTGGTAAGGTCTTTGTAGATCTTACGTGCGGCTGGCTTGCCTGCGGCTTGCACTGCTTTCACAACATCTGCTGGCTTGCGCACAGTTTTTTGCATGGTCTCAATGGTACTGAAACCAATGATGCTGTTTGACTTCACAGTAAACGCCTGTGTGTGACTGTCGGCCACAATGTGGATCAACTTGCGCTTCTTGGTATCGTACAACCATGCTTCGGCTTTGTCCACAAGACTTGCGGCTGGCAAGCCTCGGAGTTTGAGTTCGGCAAATTCCATCATGACTTTGAATTTTGCGGCACGTTTTTCAGGTGGCACTGACCGGACCTTGCGTGGCTTGCGTTCCACTTTCTTGATTTGTACGTATGCACCGCAGTCATTGATCACTGCTTCGCAAAACTTCACAATGTTGCGCATTTGAATCTTTGAAAAATTGCTGTAGCCTTCCGCGAGTTGTGCGTCTTTGCCTTCCATAGCAGTTTCAAATTCTGCCAGTTTGGCCTTCCACAAGTTGGCAATGTCCGAAATCATTTGCGGTGCTACATTTAGCCCACGGATCACTGTGATAGGTTTGTAGTCTGCTGACATCTTGACACCTGCAACCACAAACTCATCAAACATGCCATCCAGTTCTCCAGCACATTCTGATACCTTTTCACGCAGGCGATCCTGAATGTTGGGCTTGGTCACTGGGGGTGCGGCGTCTACTACTACCACTTCGGGTTCACGTGCTCGTAAAATTTCTTGAATGTAGCCTTCTAATCGAACTGTCTCAGTGTCTGTGAGTTCCAGGCCTACCATACTCATACGGCAAAGCCATGCAGTGGTCAAACGAACTGCCGAGTCAGGCACGCCTTTCAATGCACGAACATCTGCTCGGCGTCCGTTGTGCTCTAAGTAAGCCACCAACATCTCACGTGCGTCTTTTTTGCCGTAGAAGTAATTGTACCATGAAAAGGCAGCACTGAGCTGGCTGGTGCGATCATCTGTGGGTTGCACACGCCATGTTGGTTCCAGTCCTGTGTATTTGGTATCGGGACTGCGAGGGTTCAGTGGCTTGACAACGGCTCGTGTTGCGTTCATCGGGGCTCCTTAAATTATATGTAATTATAGCAGAATGGCCATTGTTGGTCAACCCATTCTTTTTGGCAAATCTTTGACTAGATCGAACAAATACGAAGCTCGATTGATATTGAAGTTTTTGTGTCGATACATGTATGCTTTTTTGCGCTCGGCTATCTCTAGTGCGTCCATGAGTTGACATTTCAATTTGAAATCTCGTGTGCTCATCATCTCTGATTGCATGTCTTTCACATCTAGTGCATACTCCACCCATTTTTCGGTGGCTTTTACTTTGTCATATGGCACTATTGCTTTGCTGCCATTTGAGGTAGCATATTTGCTTACAAAATTGTGTGCTTTCATCACTCACTCCTTTGTTGTCAAGCTGTATTATAGCAGTTTAGGAATATTTGGTCAACCCATTCAATGGTAAACCCAAAGTACTATAAATATAGCATGCCACGCTTATCCCTATACCGTCCAAATCGCACTAAAGATTATCAATTTTTTGACCGCACCATTCGTGAAATGTACACTGTTGGCGGGGTCGACATGTATGTTCACAAATATATGGGTCCACAAGCAGGCGGTGCAGACTCTACTCTAAGCGGCAATTTTGACGCCACACAGCCTGTGTACGAAGATCAAAGTGAGTTGAACATTCAAGACTTGCTGTTGTTGGAAAACCGTGATCGGATCTACTCCACAGACATATATACCATGCGTGGTGTGTTCAATCATCAAGACATTGATTTTGATTTGACACAATTTGGATTGTTTTTGAACAACGACACCCTGTTTATTACGTTTCACTACAACACCATGATTGACGAATTTGGGCGCAAGCTCATGAACGGTGATGTGTTGGAACTGCCCAATTTGAAAGACTATCATCCGCTGAACAGTGACATACCCCTGGCTATTCCTAGATACTATGTGATACAAGATGCTGACTTTGCAGCTGAAGGATTTAGTCGCACCTGGTTGCCGCACTTGTGGCGTGTAAAAGCAACACCGTTGCAAAACCAACAAGAATACAATGACATACTCAAACGCCCATTCATGCCCGAAAACATCTGGGACAACGGCAATTACTATCCCACTGGCACAGTGGTCAATTACGGTGATGTGTACTACACTGCTCAAAAAAATGTCGCAGCAGGCACTGACATCACAGACACCACGGCTTGGCTACCAGTGACCAATCCGCCCAGCATCAGTGATGTGATCAGTACCAGAAGCAAAGATTACCAGATCAACGATGACATTTTGATTCAAGCCGAGGTGGAGACTCCTGCATCTGGATACGACAGTAGCAAATTTTACATTGTGCCCACACAAAACGGCGAGCCAGCCAACCCCAGTGGCATCACTGCCGATGGCACTACCACAGTGGATGGCACACAAGGTGGCATGGATGTTACGCCAAAAGGCCAAGGCTATGCCGCAGGTTACATGACTGGTGGTGCAGTGGCACCCAATGGCCTGCCTGTGACACCAGCTGTGTCATTCCCGCCCAGTGCTGTGGCTGGCGATTATGTGTTGCGCTTGGACTACAAGCCCAATAGACTGTTTCGTTATGATGGCAAACGTTGGGTCAAGATTGAACAGAAAGTCAGAACTTCTCTTGACAACGGGCCACAAAATCAAAGCCTGCGCAGCACTTTTGTAAATAACACAGCCACGGTGAATACCAAAGATCTAGGCAACATTCCAAGTAGACAAAGCCTTAGTGAAGCATTGAAACCCAGAGCCGACAATGGCGATCAGGGTGGCTTCTTACCGCCTGGCACCTAACGAAAGACCATAGACTGTAAACGAGTGTATATGGACTAGGAGAATTAAAATTAATCAATATTTTTATGACGCTCAAATACGCAGATTCCTGTTGCAGTTCACTAGAATTTTTTCAGGGTTTCAAGTGGAATATGGCAACGAAACCGACGGTGTGAACGCTGCTGCCTTGTTGCGTGTGCCTGTGCGCTATGGTGATGCCAGTCGCAATGCTCAAACAATCATACAAGAAAACAGTCGCAATGCTTTGCCGTCAACTCCCTTAATGACTTTTTACATCACTGGATTGGACTATGAGCAAACACGTTTGCAAGATCCAACTTTTGTCAGCAGAATCAATGTTCGGCAACGCACCTATGACTCGGCCACAGAAAGCTATGAAACCACTCAAGGCAATGCATTCACAGTTGAGCGACTCATGCCTGTGCCATACAAGCTCACTATCAACTTGGATATTTGGACATCTAACACCAGTCAAAAACTTCAATTGCTGGAACAGGTACTGACCATGTTCAATCCCAGTTTGGAAATACAAAGCACAGACAACTACATTGACTGGACCAGTTTGAGTGTGGTATTTTTGGAACAGGTCACTTGGAGTTCAAGAACCATTCCTGTGGGCACTGACAATCCCATTGACATAGCCACTTTGAGATTTAGCTTGCCAATTTACATCTCACCACCAGCCAAGGTACTGAAACTGGGTGTGATTGAACGAGTGATAGCGTCAATCTATGACGCACAAGGCGACCTAAATGATGCTGTGCAAAATAATGATTTGTTGTTGGGCACCAGACAAGTTATCACTCCTTACAACTATGCCACTGTGTTGATTGGCAACAAGATTCAAGTTTTGCAGGCCAGAGACCTGGCACAAGAACCTGACAATGACCTGCTCACCCCTGCAGGCATTGTGTCTGACAGTAATTTGATGTGGCCTTCAGTGATCGATTTGTATGGATCCTTACGACCAGGTGTGAGTCAAATCAGACTGATCCAAGCAGACGAATCTGAAATTGTGGGCACTGTGGTACTGGATCCCAATGACGATAGATTTTTATTGTACAGTGTGGACATTGATACTACCCCACAGAACACCCTGGAACCTGTGGATGCTGTGATCAATCCCCTGACTTCAGGTCCAAGACCCGAAGACAGTGTGCTAGCCGGTGTGCGGTACCTGCTGACCGAAGACACTGGCGAAGGCGTCAATCAAGATCCAGCACAGGCCTGGGTAGGCGAAAACGGTCGGCCTCTTGTGGCCCATGCCAATGACATCATTGAATATCGCAACGGTGCCTGGCGAGTGGTTTTCATGGCCAGCACTGCCAACGAAATTCAGTATGTCACAAACATAACCACAAGTCTGCAGTATGAATGGACTGGTGACAGTTGGGTCAAAAGTTATCAAGGTGTGTATCCAGGAGGCACCTGGAGGCTGGTACTGTGAAGGCCGTGGGTGTTTGGTTCCGCAGTGTGGTCACTGGACGTTATCTCTATCTCCTACGCAATGACGCAAAAAATCCCAGTACCTGGGGCTTGCCTGGCGGCAAAGTAGAATCAGGCGAAACACTACTTGGTGCCATGGAACGTGAATGTATTGAAGAACTGGGTCACATGCCTGAATATCAACGCCTGGTTCCCTTGGAAAAGTTCACATCAGCTGACGGTGTGTTTGAATATCATACCTGGATATGTGTTGTATCTCAGGAATTTGTGCCCACACTCAATCACGAACACCTGGGCTGGGCTTGGATTGATCGAGGCACCTGGCCTCGACCCATGCATCCAGGTCTGTGGAACACAGTGAATTTAACCACTGTGCAAGACAAGATACACACTGTAGAGCAGTATCTTGCTGCAGATTCTCAAGCCTGACTTTCTTGGAATTGCAACTGCACTTCGCCAACTGGAGTGACGCTGGTTGTCAACGCTGTGATGGTCACTGCCAACACTTCGGGACCATTGGGATAGGTACCTATGCCAGGAACAGCACTGGTTCCAATCTGCTTGACGTTGGTCAAGTCCAGCACCCCAGAATTGGTTGTTGAAATAGGTATGGCAAACAGTCGTTCGCCTCCTGAAATTTCTGCTGAAATATTTTGCACAATCAATGACATATCATTTGCAGGGGTAGAACCACCTATCACATTGCCAAGGATCTTCAGTGTATCGCCCACCGCATAGCCTGTTCCTGGATTTTGAATCTGTATGGCTGTGGTGGTAATTCCATAGGAGGTGCCTGTTCGTGTCAACTGCACAGTAAGGTTGGCTCCTGTGCCTGCACTGGATACCACAACTGGAGTCAAGTTAGCAAAACTCTGATTTGAACTGAATGTAACCTTGGTGCCTGTGCGAGTAAAACCGCCTGTAGTACTCAATGGTGCAGATTGCACACCGCCAGTACTGACACCTGAGAAAACTGGCGCTGTGGAAAACTGTGTAAAGCTGGGCTGGAAACCACCGCCTGCATTGTTTAGTCCTGCCCATACAGTGTTGGCTGAGTCAATGTTGTTGGGATTCAAGATACCAGCTACCAAGAATCTACCAGCAGTGATGTTGACAGTAATATTTACTAGTGTCAACTGTGCTCGATTTATAAGATCTTTAATGCCTAGATTTCCAATCACGCCATTGCTGACACTGGGGCTGAGACGCATAGCAAACGCCACTTGTTGTGCGCCCACTGTGGCAGGGAGGCCATAATTGGTGCGGTTGAACTGGAAGCTGTAGCCTTCGTCGCCGTCAAAGTTGCCGTCCATGATAATGGCTGAACCCCAGTGATTTACCAAGGGTGTACAGGTGTTGCTGATCAAAATCACACCGGTGTTGATGGCATGTGTGGCAGCCGCTGAGCTGGTGTAACTGCGACTTTGTCCTTCTTGCCATTGAACAAACGTTGCAGCTCTAGTACATCCAGTCAAATTGTTGCCTGCTTTGCCAGAATATTTTATAACTTCACTGTCAATCATCACAAACACTGGATAAGTCACTGACGCTGAGGGATAATCTGTAGCGTCTACTAGAGTAATTGTGGTCTGGCTGGCGTCAATAGCACTGGCAAGACTGCTGTTGGGTGTTTCATTGATGGCTTCATAACGTGCTGGCAAGTTACCTGAACGCATGAATGCTTCGTTGTTAAAGTTGTTGTTGGGACGACGATGTGCATGAATAAATCTACCATCTTGACCACGTACCATCCACGTTATATAACCCGCACCGTACCATGAATATTCAATACCCAACATCTGCATTTTGGTGGCGTTGATGGTGTATCCTGATTGACCTGTTCCGTCTATCTTGTCTATGTTGAAACTGGATTGTCTCACACGTAATTCAGTACGCAAACACATTTTTACACGACTTTGATTGCTGACTCCGCGAAACGGAGGAATCACTGTCATTCTGTTGTTGTTCAGAATGCTGGTAACATAGTGTGACATACCTTTGATAATGACCAAATCACCAGTGTTGATTTGATCTTCAAATCTACAAGTTCCATCTCCTGTGACAAGATTAGATCCTACCCCTACACTGACCAGGCCAGACAACTGATTGGTTGAAGTACGCAGAACTGCGTTCAAACTTTGCCCGTCATGTTCCCAAAACATGCCGTTTTGGTCGTCAAACATGCCGGCACGAATACTGGCACCATGCCAACTTGATACGTTGATTCTTGGTTGTTGACCCAGTGTGGGAGTAGCACTGCCCAAGATAGCAATTGCATTTACTGTGAAAGAGGTGTCGCTGACAATGGCAGTGACAGTGTAGCCAGATTGGTCGTAGCCCGATGTGGTAATTCCACTGAGTACAATCACTGCTCCAGCATTGAGACCGTGTTCAAGATCAGTTGTGATGGTTATGGCAGATCCTGCTGCGGTTCCTGCTGCGGTCACTGCTGTCACATCCAGGGTTGGCTGTAGCATGGTACCTGAGGTAAACAACAGGCCTTTACCTGATTGGTAACGGAAATATTTTTTTGTTTGTCGCACAGCACTGGCACCACGAGTGGGATTACCAGGACCAATGATCACACCACCGTCAAACGGTCTGGGCAAAAAGCTGGCATTGCTGCGTATGTTGATTTGTCCCACTGCTGGGCTAACAACTATTGCACCGGCTTTGGCGGTGTATTGGAATGTGGTAGTACTGGGAATAGCAGTGACAATAAACGAACCTTCAGCATAAGACTGGTTGGTTCCTGCACTGAGAACACAAAGAATAGGAGTGCCTGGAACCAGGCCGTGGGCAAACGTTGTGGTCACTGTGATAATACTGGGGTTGCCGCCATCGCTGGCCATGGAAATCACATCAAGGTCAGCACCGGTGTAAGGGAAGGCCTGACGCACAGTGCTGTCAGTTTGATTGAGTGGGTATCCCACCGCCACACCAGGGTTGCGTCTTGGGTAAAAGCTAAAATTGTTGGTTTCTGCAAAGTTGACCAAGCTCGTACCCTCAGCATTGCTGAGCACAGTGTTCAAAACACTGACATAATTGTCTGTGACCAAGGCACTGTCTGTATAGTTTACTGCCACTTCAGGAATGTTAGAGTTGCCAGTGGCATTGAAAATACCAGTCATGCGAATGAACGGTGATCCGACCCCGGCACCAGTGAGTATGGTGCTGTTGAATTGTCCACGGGTGATAACCTGACTGCCGTTGACTGCGGTGCTAACTGTGGTGTGTTTGACCAGTTCAACATTGCCGCTGAGTCTTTGAAACACGGAACCTGTGGCGTATGAATTGGCCGCTGAAATATTGTACCAGCCACGATTGAGTTGCAGAGTAGTGGCATCAGTGACTTCTTGAACCTGTGCAATTTCTAAGGTATTGACTGCATAGATGTTGGCACCAATTATGATGTTGGCTGCCCCAGAATTGGTACCATTGCTTTGACGCACCACTGTGAGTGCATTGGCGGCCACACTGGTCACAGCCATGACTTCATACACGTTGTTGGTGATGGTTTCAGCAATTACATAAATGCCAGCTCCAGCCACTATTGTTGCAGCGTTGGCCACGTTCACAGTGGTGGTAGCATTGCTGGTAATGTTGGCCACTGCAATGGTAGTACCGCCTGAGGTGGGACGACCAATCAATAAAATATTGTCCAGTGCTGTAACGCCAGTGGTTGATGCCACAGTGAATGTGCGTTCAGCTGAACTGGCCACTGCAGAAGTAAGGTGACTGGTCACAAAAGGCGCAACGTTGCCTTGTGTTTGACTGATCATCAATGCAAAGTCATTGGCTAGCCAAGGTGCTGTGCCTTGGTTGCTCAAGCGCACCGCAGTGTCCACGTTACTGGCAATAAAATCAGTACTGGCCAACAATGTTGCGTATCCGTTGGTGTTGTACACCAAATCTGCACCAATGTCTTCGAAAAAACCTGGAACATAATTTATCAAGCTGACGTTTTGCCATTTGGTATTTTGCAAGCCGTATTCAAAGTCAGCGTCAATCAAACTTTCTGGTTGACCCACACGAGCTCGACCAATTGCATCTTCACCGAATGACCAAGGCTGTGAGGTCAGGCCGTTGTAGTCTTCTACATATATGGCCAGGTCGTCTGAGCTGCTCAGTGACGAAGTATCAGCGTACAACGACAGTGTGGTCACTCCAGCATAGGCTGCAGGGAAAGTTGCAGTGGTTCCTGCTGCCCATGTGACAGAACCGCCCAATGTGGGCTCGGCAAAATTGTAGATATTTTGATCAGCAGTTGTATCATACACAGCAAGAAAATCTGCCAGGTTGTAACGATTTGGCACTTGGATAGTGCCCAGTCCGCTGGTACCTGGTGTGAACGAATATTCGTATAATCTTTTTCTAGCCATTGTTAAACTCCAAAAATAATCTGATTAGCAGTCAATCTTGCCTGAGTAATACTGCTAAACTTGTTGTAACTGATGGTGCCCACAGCAATCTTGCTGTCTGTAACTGTGCCATCACTGGGTGTGCCTGTATATAGTGTGTCTCCAAATATCAACGCAAAGAAAGGAGTCAATGCCGCAGGTGCCACTGCAAAACTCAGGTCAGCTGCTGATATTGAAAAATTGATACCAGGATTTTGTGGCACGCCGTTCAGTACCACCAGCATGGCAAACGCAGTTGAGGGTGTGACACTGACCCCATCAATGGTCATGGCAAACGTGGTCTGCACACCATTGAACACAAGATTGTCCAACTTTCGATACTGGCCAATTGGTGGCTGATTTCCCAAATAACTCATTATAGTCTTCCCACAACAATTTCAATCATGCCTGAACCGCCTGGATGATCTTGTGCGGCTTTACCAATCACACTTCCCATTCGGGGTTCAGCACAGGCCTGCGCCACACCGCCGCCGGCAGTGACCATCATGTCACCTTTGCGTACGACTCCTATCACTGAAGTTGGCACACGACCAGTCAGTGCAAGAGCCGCGGTGTGAGCACTTTGCAAAGTGCTGTTCATCAAGTGAGCAGGGTTGGTACTGACCACTCCAGCCACTCGCACACTGTTGATACCAATGCTCAATGTGACTTCATTGGCACCGCCAAAATCCAATACTGTTCCTGGTGCATATTCTGCGTCCGCAGCATACAGCTCGGCCAAGTCAGCGTACTCTGCTGTGGTTGCTTTGGCAAACACTGTGTTAAAACCAGTTGTGCTGGTTCCAATATTGCCCACACCGTTGGTGCCGCCATTTACAATGGCCGTGACTGCATTACCGCTGTTCACTGTGATTGCGCCGCTGACTGCCAGTGCGGTGAGTGTGCCCAGTGATGTGACATTGGTCTGTGCGGCTGTGGCCAAAGTGCCGGTTAAGTTGGTAGCTGTGACATTGCCACCTGTGATCAAGCCTGTAACTGAAACTGTGGTGCCTGTGTGTGTGGTGGCATTGACATTGGCACCACCTAATACATTGCCACCAATAATATTGCCTACTGCACTGATCAAATCAGCAGAATTAATATTGCCGCCAGTGACATTGCCAGTCACATTCAAGCTACTGATCACATTGCTGGTCAAGCTCAATCCAGCTGCATTGAGGTTTCCTGCAACAACATTGCCTGTGGCACTGAGTGTGGCAGCTTGTAATAAATTGGCAGTGACCAAATTGCCAGCAATCACATTGCCAGCAGATGTTATGTTGCCAGTGGCTGTGATCAGCCCGGCTGTTTGAATATTGCCGCCAGTGACATTGCCAGTGGCACTGATCAAGCCGCCTGTCCGCACGTTGCCACCAGTGATGTTGCCTGCGGCACTGTAACTACCTGCGGTACTTGCACCTGTGGTGCTGCTGGTTCCTGTAGAGATCAAATTACTACCTGTGACATTGCCTACGGAATATACCTCCGAGTATGCATAGAGGGTGCTGCCAATTACAAATCCTGTAGCTGATACTTGTCCAAGAGTGCGAAAATTGCCACCAGTGATGTTGCCACCTACACTCAGTGCTGATCCACCAGTGTTGGCAACAACCACTTTGGTGGCGGTGTTGAATGTTGCTGTGCCTGCTGCTGTGGTTGCTGTCACAGGACCAATGCCAATCAATGTAGTTGAGCCAGCAGCACCGCCAACACCAATGTGAACGCTCTTTGTGCTGCCCGAACTGGCCACACCGTTACCAATGCCCACAGTCTGACTGCCTGTGCTTTGCCCAATTAAAATTGTTCCAGTCTGTGCTGTGCCACCTACTGTGGTTGTGCCTGTGGTCTGACTGGTTCCAATGTCGATATTTTGTGTGGTACCTGAGAATGTGACTGTGCCAGTTGCACTGAGATTGGCCGCATTTGTGGTACCTGCAATGGTGGCACCCAGCGGGCTGAACACTGCTATATTGGCCACTCCGTTCACTGTCACGGCCACATTGCCAGCTGAACTGACCACTCGCACATTGCTGTTGCCAAACTGTATGCTGGTAGCATCAATGCCTGTGAGTGCAGCACCGTTGCCTATGAAATAAGGTGCAAGTATGTTGCCTGTGGCTGACATGATGCCAGAACTCAACACATTACCAGCTATGACATTACCAGTGACACTGGCATCAAGGGGCACATTCAAATTGGCAGACAGATTGAAATTGGCACCAAATATATCGCCGGCTGCTGACACAAAACCGTTGGTTTTTATGTTGAGACCAGTGACATTTCCGCCTGTGCTCACAGCCGAGGTACCTATGATGTTGCCACCGGTGATGTTGCCTGCGGCACTGATCAATCCGGTGATCAGTGCATTGCCTGCTGAAACATTGCCTGAGACCGTGGTTATGTTGCCAGCGGCACTGATAATATTGCCTGCGTTTACATTGCCTGCCACAATGTTGCCAGTGATGCTGGCAGTGGTTGATCCAGATATGGCCCCAGTCACTGCCAGGCCGCTGCTGGACACAGTCACAATGTTCACGTTGTTAACATTGCTGAGAATGTTGCCGTTTATGGTTGGTATATTCACAGCAGAATTGCTGTTGAATATGGTGGTGGTCAACTGTGCAATTCCGGAGAGTTGACTACCATTACCGGTAAAAAATGCAGCCTCCACATTGCCAGTGGCGCTGACATTGGCCAACACTAGATCTGTCAGTTGAAAACTGGGATCAGTGGTATCAACCACTGTGGTGGGTTCTGTCAGTAGATTGGTAAACAACTTGTATTTGGCATCAGTTACATCTCTAAACAAGCCGTTGTATCTGGTATTGGCACCATCATAGTACTGTGCCACTAGACCTGTGTCAAATGTGTCTCCAGGATTGTTTGCAGCCAAAAAGATAAATGGATCTGCCACTGCAAGACTGTCTACACCAGTGGTGGTAAAGTTGCCATTGACCACAAAGTCGCCCACGCAAGTTAAGCCTCCACCCACATTGATATTGCCTACTACGCCTACGCCACCGGCTACCAACAATGCACCACTGGTAATGCTGGTGCTGTTGCTGGTACTGCCTACTACAACTTGTCCGCCAGCGTATAAGTTACCAGTTATGCCAGCACCGCCAGTGACTCGCAAGGCTCCTGTAGTGCTGCTGCTGGCGTTGATGTTGGCGCTGAATGTGGCACGATTGGCTCCTGCTGTGGTCACTATCACTGTTTGTGCATCAGACCAATACAGTCCCGAATTGTTGGCAGCTACTGAGTACACACTGGGCGCACCCACTGTGCCTGCGCCAAACGCATTGGCTGCTTGTAGATCCAAGCTGTTGAGCGCACCAGCACGATATGTTACCGCAATGTTGTCGCTGCCAGAAGCAGGTGGAGTGGTGAATATCAGTACAACATTGCCTGCTATGTAATCAGTGAATGGTACTTTTAATACATTGCCCACAATTACATCAAGGTCACTGGCTGACGCTACACTTCTATTGAGGTTGAACTGTGTGGCCACTGAATTGCCACTGAAAAACTGTGTGCTAGTATTCAGCAGTGTTTGCTGAGGATTAAGACCAATATAACTCATTAGGTAATTTCCAATATGCTCATCACGGTATCAATGCTGGTACCTGCGCTGCTTTGAACGTACATTGTGTCGCCAGTTATCAGTACCAATTTCTGATCCCCACCGCCCACTACCAAACTGGAACCAGCCGGCACTGGACCTCTAGCAATTATGTAAGTGTTGGCCACCCCGTTGTTGATAAACACATTGGCTGTGATAGCACTGCTGGTGGTGTTGGTCACGCTGAGACCAACCACTATGGTTTTGGTGCTGGCTGGCACCGTGTATGCGCCCACTGGATCAGCCGTAGTACCAGTGTTTTGTTGTAGTTTTCTCGTGAAGGTATTTGCCATTTTTTATCCTAATGCTATTGATAATGCTATTGCATCATCCACAGTGGCTGCCACTGCTCCTGCAATATTTATGGAGGTTGTGGCTGCGATGTTGTTGGCTGTGATGTTGCCTGTGGTAGTGATGTTGGTGGTCATGTTCAGCGCACTAAGCACATTTCCACTCAAACTCAATCCTGCAGCCCGTAAATTGCCACCAGTGATATTGCCAGTGGCCGAAATTGCCCCATTGGATATGACGTTTCCGCCAGTAATATTGCCAGTTACACTGATTGCAACACCCTGCAATTGACTTGTGGCATTGATCACACTGCCAACTATGTTGCCAGTGGCTGTGATAGAACCTGCTGTGTTGATATTGCCACCAGTGATGTTGCCGGTGGCTGTGATTAATCCTGCTGTGCTAACATTGCCACCTATAACATTGCCTGTGGCACTGATTGTTAATCCTTCAACCAGTGCGCTTGTTATGATGTTGCCGCCTGTTACATTTCCTGTGGCTGTGACCAGCCCCGCAGTTTGAATGTTACCGCCGGTGATGTTGCCTGTGGCACTGACTGTGCCAGACTGCATCAAGGCAGCAGTGACTAGATTTCCACCTGTGACATTGCCAGTTGCTGTAATCAGTCCAGCTGTGACAATATTGCCGCCTACAATGTTTCCTGTGGCAACGACTTCACTTGCAGCATTTAAATTTCCACCGGTGATGTTGCCCACAGCAGTGATCAAACCTCCAGTTACCAAATTGGCACCAACTATGTTGCCTGCTGACGACAGCAGTGTGGTAGCCAATATATTGCCGCCATCAATATTGCCAATCACTGTGCTGATATTGCCTGTTACTGTGGTTTTACCAGCCACAGTCAAATCTCCACCGCTGGTTGTGGTTATTGCACCAGCTATGGTCAATGCATTGGCTGCGTAGTCAAATACCAATCCAGCGCCGCTGCCAATGGATCCCAACTGGTTATACAACACTTGACTGTTGGCGCCAGTGAGAGTCAAACTGCCAGTTACGTTACCAATAAATGTATGAGCCTGAATATTACCTGATGAAAAGATATTTCCAGTAGCACTGATTATACCATTGGTCAGTACATTGCCTGTCACACTAACTTGACCTGCAGTGACTATGTTACCACCAGTTACATTGCCTGTGGCGCTGACTTGTCCTGCTGTTAAAAAATTTGCACCAGTGACATTGGCTGCGGCAGTGATTTGCCCCAATGTACTGATGTTTCCGCCAATCACATTGCCTGTGGCATTTACAATTGCTGCAGATACATTGGCCACGGCCGACACATTGCCACCAGTGATGTTGCCAGTAGCAGTGATTGTGGCAGTGCTTACTGAATCAGAACTCACAGCAAGAACAGCTACTAAGTTCCCGCCAGTGATGTTGCCTGTGGCACTGACTTGGCCTGCTGTACGCACATTGCCTGATTGAGTGTTGCCAGTTATGCTAATGCTGGACAGCACTCCCACATTCACAGCCGTGACATTGGTAACCAATGTGCCATTGCCGATCAAATTGTTGCCAGTGATATCAGCTGACGTGGTAATGTTGTTGGTTGAATTCAACACACTCAATACATTGCCAGTGAGACTGAGATTGGCTGCATTCACTGCGTTGGCTGCCACGTTGCCTGTGGCACTCACAATGCCTGCAGTGATTATGTTGCCGCCAATCACGTTGCCCACTGCTGTGACTCGATCAGTTGCAACTAAATTTGCGCTGGTGATATTGCCAGTGGCAGATATTGATGCCACTGCAATTGTACCTGTTGTGATCAAATTACCGCCAGTGATGTTGCCAGTGGCCACCATGGACGCTGCTGACACTGCTGATATTGCTATCACATTGCTGCCAGTGATGTTGCCTGTGGCTGTGACCAGGCCTGTGGTGATCAAATTGCCACCAACAATGTTGCCAATCACAACTCCAAATGCTGCACTCAACGCAGCGCCAGTTATCAAATTCCCACCAGAGACATTGCCAGCGGCTGCTACAAATCCTCCAGTGGTGATATTGCCAGCCAGTAATGCTCCTGTAGCAGACATTGATGCAGCTGAAACTGCTCCTGATATCACTGCATTGCCGCCAGTGACATTGCCACTCACTGACGCAGACTGTGCATAAATTCCTAGATTGGCATTGACGTTGGAACCACTAACATTGCCGGTCATTAAAGTAGAAGTGCCAGTGAAGAACTGTGCGTTTATAGTGTCAGCTGCTATTACGTTGCTGCCGCTGATGTTGCCTGATACTGACACTGTAAACCCAGTGTGTGTGACAGCATTGACATTGGCTCCGCCTTGAATGTTACCACCAATGATGTTGCCCACTGCTGAGATCAAGCCTGCTGTGCGCAAATTTCCACTGTTGACGTTGCCTGTAGCACTGACTGCCGCAGCTGACACAAGAGATACAGCTATCACATTGCCGCCTGTGACATTGCCTGCAGCCGAAATCAATCCTGCTGTCAAAATATTGTCGCCAGTGATGTTGGCTCCAGTAATTGCGCCTGTAGCCGAGATAATACCACCAGTAAGCACATTGCCACCGGTAATAGTTCCTGTGGCTGTTATTAGTCCAGCAGTGCGAACATTGCCACCAGTGACGTTGCCTGTGGCGCTGACGGCTGCATAGCTGTTGACGTTGCCGCCTATGACATTGCCACTGGCACTCAAAGATACCGAAACCACCAACACATTGGCTTGAATGTAATTGGTAACAAAATTGTTGGCACCAGTGATGTCATTGATCACAGCCAAGTTGTTGCTGACTATGTTGCCTGTGACATTCAACGGAGTCAACACATTGCCCGACAGGCTCAATCCTGTGGCTTGCAAATTTCCGCCAGTGATATTGCCTACGGCGCTTATTTGTCCCAGTGAATTGAGATTACCGCTTGTAACATTGCCAGTCACACTCAAACTGGGCAACACTCCCACATTGGTAGCCACCACACCAGACAGTTGTGAACCGTCACCAACGAACACTCCGCCTACTATGCTGCCAAGTGCAGTGATTTTGCCTGCTGTGATAATGTTGCCACCAGTGACATTGGCCAAAGTAGTGATTGCGCTGACACTGTTTAGTGCTGACATCACATTGCCTGACAAGCTCAACGCCACAGCATTGACCGCGCCGCTGGTCAAGGTGCCTGTAATATTGGCCGAAGCAGCACTCACTGCACCTGCTGTGATGACATTACCACCAGTGACATTGCCTGTGACCACTGCACTCACAGCACTTACCGCACTGAGTGCTATGACATTGCCACCAATTACATTGCCCACTGCACTGACATTGCCCGAAGCTTGGACTAGGCCTATGGCAGACAAGTTGGTGGCTGTGAGTCCGGTGTTGGCAAACACTGCCACATTGGGTGTGCCATTAACACTCACACTGATATTGCCGTTGGCACCATTGATCACAAGGTTGCTGTCGCCCAGTGCAAAAGATCCGCTGGACACATTGCTTATGCCTTGCACTGCAAAAGATCCGCCCGCTGGATTGGTCAAAATAAGACTGTCTACGTTGGACGTGATTATTGAGTCGCCCAGTCTAATGGTACTGCCAGTCAACCAAATGTTAGCCCACCGCTGAGTGCTGGATCCAAGACTGTACACATTGTTGGCTGCAGGCAGCACATTGCCTGCAAATGTAACGCTGGTTGTGGCAAACACTGCACGGTTGCTGAGTCCACCCACACTCACTGCTATGTTGCCGCCTGGGGTCACAATGTTTACTGTGCTGTTGCCGCTGACCAGATTGGATGCTGTGGTCAAAATTCCAGTCAACAATGAACCATTGCCAAGAAAATAATTGCCTACTACATTGCCTGTGGCACTTACAGAACCTGCAGTGACCAAATTACTACCGGTTATATTACCTGAGGCAATCATTTGCCCACTGGTGCTGATATTGCCGCCAGTGACTGTGCCGCTGACACTGACTCCAGTGGTACTAAACACTGCCACGTTGCTGGTGCCAGCAACGCTGACAGTTACATTACCGTTGGCGCTGACAATTTTTACATTTGATGTACCTGAATTTATACTGCTACCAGCAGTGGTTACATTGGTAAGTCCAGCACCGTTGCCCACAAAATATTGGGCATAAACAGTGTCGATGCGTTGAGCAGGAGCGCCAATGTCATACACAGCGTCGATGCTGGGCATGATAGAACTATTTGCTTGAATATTGCCAATTCCATTAGCTCGGAGTATCAGGTTGTTGTTGGTACCAGTGACTGTGATGGTATTACCGGTGATGACCACATTGCTATCCACTGGGCCCGCAGCGAATATTTGGGTGAAATTGTTATTGACAGCTTCAAAAGCTGTTCTTAATGGTTCACCAGTGCCATCGTTGGCAGCGGCGCCTACATCTATTATATTTTGTGCCATGGATAAACAAGGTCCTCTGATGTATTTACCAAAAGGACTTGTTTGCTATTTTAGCCAATTCTTGTGTAGGTCAGGTAAGCACCGCTTTGTATCGCTAGATCGTTGCTGGAAGTTTGAGCTTGAATGGTCACATTGGCATTGCCCACACTGTAAATGGTACCAGTTACTCTGGCAGCACGTGGCGTGGTACCAGTCATTGCTTGTGTAGCAGTTGCAGCGGCTGACACATTTGAAGTTGATGTAGAGAATGCACCTGTTTGTGTGGCCTGTGCTTCCACAGTGTAGTAACAGATACCAGCATCAAAATATGTGCTAAACGCAGTGGTAGTAGAACCAGCTGGCAGTATGGGCAAGTAAGCTTCAAATTTGTAACTTTGGCCTGCCAGCACAAAGAAGCCCAGACTGCCCACATTGGCCATGGATGCTGACGTCATGGTGGCTGTGGTATTTTGCCACACAATGTTTTCTGCACCAATGCCGCGACCACTGCTGAGTGTATTAACTATCAGTGTGTTTGTGTCAGTGATACCTGACACAGTGGCATTGCCTGTTACAACGTTGGCCACTGTGCTAAAACCTGATCCAGCGTTGATTACCCCGTTGTTGGTGATATTGCCCACGGCACACATGATTCCATCGCTGTTGACATTGCCTCCGGTGACGTTGCCTGTGGCGCTGATACCTAATGCGCCGGCACTAACTGCACCAACACTGACGACATTGGCACCGGTGATATTGCCTGTGACTGTAGCCAAACCTCCAGTGATCAAATTGCCTCCAGTGATATTGCCAGTTACGCTGCTCAATCCTGAATTCAAAATATTGCCAGTGCTGACATTACCAATCACACTGGCATTGCCGCTGACAAAGGTATTTCCGCTCACCGCAAATGTGTGCAAAGGAGCAATATTGGCCACGCCCACATTGCCCACGCTGTCTACAGTGACCTTGGGCGATGCTGCTGCGCCGCCAGTGCTGGTAAAAATCTGTACCAGTGCATTGCCCAAAATACTGTTGGCTGTGCTTTTGATAGCTGATGTTACTCTAGCGCCAGATCCTGACAAATCGTTGGTGTACCATTCAATGGCACCAATCACCGTGCCATCACTCACAGTGGTATCAGTGTCTTCAAATCTCAACAGTGGTGTGCTCGCACTGGCATCTCGACGTACCAAAAAAACATTGCCAGTTACATTGCCTGTGGTATTGACATTGCCTGCATCCACGTTGCCAGTAAAGCCCACAGCGCCGGCAAAAGTTGTGCCAGTTGGGCTGACTACCATGATATTGCTGACACCACCTGGATTGAATGTGATGTTACCGTTGATCACAGGAATTTCAACGCTGGTGGTACCATTAAAAATTTTGTCTGCGTTGATATTGCCGGACAACACGGCATTTCCTGTGACTGTGAGATTGCCCACAATGTTGACGTTGGTGCTGCTGACAGTGACCAGGTCACCAGAATTTATGGTTTCTATAGTATAGTCGCCGCTGACTCTTTTGACTGTTGACATTTAAAGGTCCTTTGTGTTATTTATGCGGTTCAAAAAGTCTGCTATGGGCATGTGTCTTAGATTGGGCAATCCATTTAGCTCGTTTACTGTGGCTGTGGTTTCGCCCTGTACTCGATAAAAACTTATTTTGGGATGATCTTTTATCACCGTGGCCAACTGTCTGGCCCAGTTGCCAGTGTAGGTAGGCAAAGAATTGCTTTTTTTATAAAATTGTGTGTCAGCATACACATTGTTGAAACGATTGTTTTGTGCCGGTCCCATGTCAAATCCAATGAGATACACTGCTATGTTGCGGTCCAGTGCAGCGATCCCCACTGCAATAGGTCCTGAACTAAAACCAAAATAGCTTTGAGGAACAGTTTTGGCACCTAGTCCTGGCATGGGCCTGCGAGTGTACATGCGATTTTTTGTAGCGTAACCTGAATTTTGTATTTCTTGGCTGATTGCTTTGTCGGTGCTGACCAACACTGTGGGAGTGTGCTCACGATAAAGAGCGTTACAACCATACACAGGCCCAGTTGCTTGTAGTGTTTTGACATCTACTTCAAGTCTGCTGATGCCGTTGCCTAATACAAATCCAATACTCATAAAAAGTCCTCCCAGTATGTAGCTGGGAGGACTCAGTTGCGTTACAAATTAGGAAGTGACGTTATCAACAATAGCTAGATCCAGCAAGTTTTGTTGACCTGTTGATACACTGCCAGTGTTGGCAGAGCCTGTGGTTCCTGACTTGATCACTGTGCCTTCGTCAGTGAAGAAGTTGGTCACATATCGTTTGTCCGCAATCACTGAAGTGGCTGCATAGGTTGACCCGCCGGTCCAGTCCAACAAGAACTTGTTGGTCAGCTTGCTGACGGTGGTAGCGGTACTATCACCTGTGGTAAATGTGATGGCCATGAGTCCAGCAGCAGGTGTCACATCGTCATCCAGCACACACACGCCCACGCTGTTGGCTGTTCCTGAGCCTGCACCGCCCACTGAAGTGGCTGTGAATATGGTGCCCACACCAAAGTTGGCAGGTGCACCTGCGGCTGTCCAAGCCGTGGTACCCACAGATGTTATTTGATAGGCCTGACCTACCACAAATGAACCATCGTTAACACCAGTGACGTCACCTACCAAGTACTTGTGACTGCCTTTTTGGCGGATGATATAGCCCTGTGCCACACCAATGCCTGAACCATCAGGTGCAGCAATGTTGACTGTGACATCAACTCTGGGATTGGTTGCAGAAGGTGCATCAGTGGGTGCTGCACCGCCTACCACACCCAGATATTCAGTGGTGTTGAGTGTGTTGGTAGTGTTGACTACTGGTGCTGTGAGTGACCCAAAGTTGGGAAAACCCAGATCCACGCTAACGCTGGCGCCACCGTTGCCTGATCCGGTTGAAGTTTTTTGTATTTTTAGAGGACGTCCCATTTTGTTTCTCCTTAAAGAAGTCCGATCGGAGTTCTAGTCCGTACGCGGTGGGTAGAACCGCATAAAACGCAGAATTGCGTTGACAAGTATTTATGATTATCAGAAATAAAAGAGTGGCTTGGTAAAATTTTAAATACTACATGCACCCAAACCAACTAATAGAACAAGGCAATCAATTTCGAGCAAATTGTCAACCACAACAGGCTTTGGCCTGTTATGCACAGGCTTTTGTGGCTGATCCTGATTCGGCCGCTGCCTTTAACAATTATGGCAATGTCCTGCGTGAGTGTGGACAACCTGCCAGGGCCATACCATTTTTGCAACATGCCATGATACTTGAACCCAACAATGTAACTGCCAGATTCAATTTGGCTGTGTGTTATTTGATACAGGGAGACTATGCACAAGGATGGCCGGCCTATGAATCACGTTGGCAGTACGAACACCTAGCTGGTACACAACCGCAACACAGTCAACCACGCTGGACCGGTGAAAACCTCAAGGACAAAACCATTCTTGTGGTAGGTGAACAAGGTCACGGGGACAACATACAGTTCTGTAGATTTTTGTACAATCTACATGTGTTGGGTGCTCGCATATTGCTACAAGTCACAGATGGATTGATTCCCATGCTCAGTGCCAGTCCCATACTTTCATGGGTAGGCGGGTACACTGAAGAAATTCCTGAAACGTTTGACTATTGGGTGTCTATCATGAGTTTGCCAGGTGTGTTGGGTATTCAGTTGCACAACTTGCCACCACAGGTACAGTATCTCAATCCTCCATTGAATCTCCATCAAGACTGGCTGAAACTGCTTGGACCAAAAACACGCATGCGGGTGGGATTTTCATGGTCAGGTCGACGAGACGCTTGGTTGAACCAACACAAAGGCATGCCGTTTGATGTCATGCTGGACATTGTACGCCACAACCCGCAATACGAATGGATCAGTCTACAAATAGACGCCACTGATGAAGAATCTCAAGCCTTGGCTGATGCTGGGGTAAACTTGTATCCTGGTTCTATTCAGAGTTTTGCAGACACTGCTGCTTTGATAGCATGCACAGATGTTGTGATCAGTGTGGACACAGCCATTGCACATTTGTCAGCTGCGCTGGGACGACCCACATGGTTGATGTTGCAGTGGTTTGCCACAGACTGGCGTTGGATGCTGGATCGTGACTCAAGTCCGTGGTACAGTACCATGCGCATATTCCGTCAACCCAGCATGGGTGATTGGAAATCAGTCACTCAAAAAATAGAACAGTATCTGGGTTGGTTCAAAGTGTAAACACTTGCATTTGCCCCATGATCTTGTTTCTAAATGCTTCGCTGTGAAAGTACTGTTTGTTTTTTTCAATTCTAGGCAACAGACTATGATAGTCATTTAAAATAGTCCTGCCACGGATCCAGGCATCCACAAACTGTGCTATCTTGACAACTCTGGTCAATTGATCTGCCTCATTGTCCCAGGTGCGCCAGGGAACTACATCTTCAAACATGTCTAGTCCAATATCTTGCAAGAATTTGTTGACTCCAACACAGCCCACAACAACAGGTATCTGCTGAGCCACAAAAGCCTTGCAGATTTTTTCACTCACATAAGACACGTCTGTAGAAGTTTCAGTCACAATGTTTACTGCACACTGATTGTATACTTCATGTCCCACACCAACATCGTTGCGCTGTGGGTCTTCTAATTCTCCACGCAACAGCATGGGATATTGGTAAGCGTAAGACAAAGCATTATCTTCAGGTCCTACAAAACTGTAAATTATCCGGTTGATAATTCCCAGGCTATTTAACTCTGCCCACAACTGTGTTCTATGACTGCGACGCCTGTTGTTGAGGCACATGACTTCTTTGCTTTTTTTTGTGCCTGCATCAAAACACAAAACATCCCACCATTGCGGATTGCGTAACGAATACATCCATAACCAGATAGGAAAGAACACATGTCCAGGCTGTGGATCATAATAACGCTCAAAGTTGTTGGTGAGGCAGGGACGTATATTTAGAACAACTTGTTTGTCTGGAAAAGGATTGTGTGTGATGTCTAGTATTCTGTCAAAGTTGCTGTGTTGATCCAACAATTTTTGAGATTGAGATTGATTTTGTAAATCGTTGTCTGTGACCACTAACGTGTGCGGAGGGAACCATTGAGTCAGATACGTTCGACTGGTATAGTGTTGCTGTGGATTGAGATATTGAATAGTTGCCCCCGACTCAATATTTTTTCTTCATAAAATTTCTAATACGCTCCACGTCATCCACTGTTTCTGTTGTGGTGGCTGATCCTGTGGAAGGCTTGGGCTCAGCAGGTGCTGCTATGGTGGGAGTGGTACTGGCTGTTGTGGCAGACCCTGTTGACGGCTTAGGTAGCTGTGCCGCAGGCGGAGCTGGCGGCGGGGTGGTTGATGGTATCATGGGCTTGCTTGGAGTCTGCAAAGGCTGTGCTGGTTGTGCCATTGGAGCTGGTTGTGCTGTTGGTCCGCGCTGCTGCGGAGTCAGCATCAACGTTGGCTGTATTGGTTGTGCCATCAGCCTGGGCTGTGCTGGTTGTGCTGTTGTAATAGGTTTCGTAGTGCCACCTATGCCAACTGCTGGCTGTGCTGGTTGTTGTGTTGGTTCTGGTTGTTGTGTTGGTTGTGGTGTTTGTCCAGGTGCTGGCTGTGCTGGTTGTTGTGTTGGTTCTGGTTGTTGTGTTGGTTGTGGTGTTTGTCCAGGTGCTGTATTGTTATCAGTTGCGGCATCTTGTGTAGCAGTGTCAGGTTGGTCTGACACGTCGTCGGTGGTAGTCCCCGGCATTACTGGGGGCTGGGCTTCGTTTATAATGTCAATGTATTTTCTAAAAAATCTTGGATCCATATCCTGCTCCGACTCAGTTATTTAGCGGTACTGTTCAACAGTGGTAGCAACAAAAAAGGGCCTTGCGGCCTTTGGTATCTCGTTTTGGAGTTGAAGATCTAGCCAATATACCAGTTTGTACCGTCTGACCATACTGGAACAACATTGGCACCACCACTGCCAATCTGCGCACCAAAGTTGCCTGCTGCTGCCAAGTTGCCATCTGACACAAAGGCACGACCGCCAGATACTGTTGCGAGGTTGGCCAAGGGCACAGCAGGTGTGACAACACCCGTGGCAGTAATGGTGCCTGTGGCAGAGATACTGCCAGCAGTTAGTAGATTAGTTGCTGAGTTGAAGAACAAATCCACGTCGGCTCTTACTTCTTGTGCTGCGGACCTATTTTCAACAAAAGTTAAATAATAGTTGGTGTCTATGCCATTGGTGTTGGTCACATCAATGGTCACAGCATTGACGTTGTTTGATGAGATTGCCGTCAATGCACCCAGATTGTTGCCTATGTAAAGTGCAGGCGGATCTTGGGTCAAGTCTGCCACAATTTCGCCCGGTCTGGCATTGCCATTGTAGTTGGCCAACGTCTCTTGAGCGTTGTCCTTCATCACCGCGCGGCTGATGCCGGTGATCGAGTCGTAGGGGGGAGGTGGATTGGCCATGATTGTTTATTTATTGTTTTTGGCTGCAGGCATCACCGTGTCTGTAGAACCAACCTTGAGCAATATCTCTGTTGCAGTGCGGGCAGTAGAGTTTTTGACGCTTTTGCCCAGTTTGTGACGCTACACGTCGAGCCAACACTTCAGGGTCAACTTTACGACCCTTCATTTTTTCACTGAGTTTTTGTTTTTGTTCTTCAGTCATGGGCACGCCTTTGTTGGAGGGCACCTTACCTTTGTTCGCTGCACCAATCTTGGCTGCTCGTTCTGGTGTACATCCTTTGCCGTACATTCCATTTCCAGCGCCAGATTTAAGCAACGACATTTGTTTCCTATATTCGTCACTTTGGTACACTGTAGATTTTTTAGGTTTCCCTTTTTGTGCATCTCTAATTTTTTGTTTATGCTCGTCGCTTTTAGGTTTATCTTTGTGGTAATCACTAATCTTCTTACGACTTTCTTCAGTAGGCAGAATATAACCTGCAATATTGCCATTAAACCATTTTTTGCTTTCTAACACCTTGCATCTTTTCAACACACGGGTTTCCCAATCAGTGGCTTGTTCTGCTGTTGCAAAAGTTTTTCGTACTTCCCACTCAAATGCTTCTAGCCCGTATTTTGCAATAAGATCATTTATATCTTTGCTACTAGTAAAATATTTGATCATTAGATCATCTTGTGGACTTATTCCAAGACGAACATTTTTAAATCTTGACCCGTAATAACATTGGCCAGTTGGTTTAAACTTGATTAGATATGTGTAAGGTTGCATATTGTTATTTAGTTTGACATTGCGATTTCACCTAATAACAATAACATTTTTAGATTTTTTTGTCAACAAAAAACCCGCCGAAGCGGGTTTCTTGAACTTCCCATCCCTGGGTTGTATCTCAACTAAATGACAAATTGCTCACGGCTATCTCGCCGACATAGTCGCCCGCATTGCCGAAGCTAGATGCAGTGTTAGTGAGCTCGATGTACCCATAACGAGTCATAAAACTCACCACTGGTTCGAATGTTGTGGGATCAAGCACAACACCGCTGCTCATCAAAGGAATGTATGGGCAGTAGAATGCTGGTGCGTCAGCTTCTGAACTACCTTTGTAACCAACCAACACAGCTTGTGTGTCAGCAGCATAGCTGTCAACAAACACACGCATACTGCCGTTCAATGTACCAACAAACTTGGTGTTGGTAGGTGCTTCAAATGTACCTTCTGTAGTGCGAGCAAAAGCACTAGTTGTTGCACTTTGCAACACTGTCAGTGCAGCTGAACTAACCACAGCGTAGTTACCAGCGCCACGACGTGTGCGTTGAGCAATCAAGTTAGCCACACGGTTGACCAACACAGCCAGTGCGGCGTGTTCGTCACCAACAAATGTTGCTGTACCACTAACGGTAGCTTGGTTGTATGTGAACTCAGTAGCTGCCAGTGAACGCAAGCTCAAGAGAATCTCTTGGTCGATTTCAGCGGTAATTTCTTGAGCCAATGCTGCCATGATTTCTGCTTCAACGTCAATACCATGCATGGCTTGTGCGTCTTGTGCAGATTCAAATGTCCAGCGAGCTTGCAACTTACGTGTGCGAGCTTCAACAGCTTGTTTCAGGATCTGAACGCTAATTTGCTTACCGCCAGTGCCTTCCATGGTAGCTGTGTTGCCACCAGTGTAGCTAGATGCGCTAGCTGTTCCGCTAGGAACAGTAGAATATGCCTGAGCAATTTTGAATGGACTCAATGCTTCTTCACCAGCTGCAACAGAAGTAGCGGCTGCACTGTTGTCTGTCAAGCTGTTGGCATACCGCACACGCAGGGTGTGGATTTGACCAACAGGACCTGTCATGGGCTGAACGCCAACCAACTCGTTAGCAATAACGGTGGGCATAACACGACGGATCACTGGCAGAATCACACGGTTAAGTGTGGCAATGTTGCCAGCAGCAGTTGAACCTGCTGTTGCATTCTCTTTCAAGTAGCGACGGGTATTTTCTAAGATTACCCCCATGCTGTTGCGCTTGGAACCGCCAAGACCTTCAAGCAATGCTTCTTTGGTCTCGCCCCAGCGACTTTCTAATAGTTCTTGTGACATTTTTAGTCTCCTGTTAATTATAGACCTGCCAGTCGCTTGAGGTCAATCACGTTGCTTTTCGCATCGTTGTATTCCTGCTGACTCGGTACAGTTTTATCGCCCGTTACTGCTGTGACTTGTTCTGAAATTACTTTGCGGGCTTTTACAGATCTGTCTTCCAACACTGCTGGTAGATACTTTTCAAAAGCATTTTTCAAACGGTTTGTTTGAACGCTTTCAAGTAAATTACGCATGACTTCTTGCTTTTCCCGGTTTAAGGGACGTAGCAATTCATCCATTGTGCTTTGACGCTCATTGGACTCACGGATCATGTATAACTCACGCTCTTTTGACTCAATCAAAACTTTTGCATTTTGAGAAAGTTTAATGGCTTCCGCCAACTTACGGTCTTTGTGGCTCAGCAAGTCATAAAGTTTGCGTACTTCTGCCTTCTCATTGAGATGAGTAGCACCAAATTCTGTTGCATAAGCTTCAAAGATTCTGCGACCAAAATTGTTCTCGCGAGCAATTTTGATATCTTCATGTAGCTGATTTAACTCAGACTTTAGATGACTGCTAACAGCTTGACTCATTTTACTTGCACTTTCTTTGATGAAACGTGCTTTCAATTGTTCAAGTTTGCCACGTGCTTCACGAACCAGACGCACTTTTGTTTCTACAACATCGCGTTTGTCTTTTGCAAATTCAGTGATTTCACGGGCCAATGCTTGTACCACAAAGTTTTCCAACTTGGCAACACCTTCGGTATGCATTTTACGGTCACGGCGCAATTCGCCGATTTCTTCTGCCAATTTGGTTACTAAAAAGCCGTTAAACTTGGTAGCACTTTCTTTCATCTTGGTTTGGAAACGCACACGATCTTCCGCCAGTGCTTGCTTTTCAGCAGCCACTTGCGCAATTTCTGTACTGAGACCTTCTGTTATCATTTTATCTAGAGCTTCTACCATTACTGTCTTGTCATGCTCGTAGCGTTGTGCAAACTCTTCTCTGAGTTCCGCACGTACCTGTTCACGGGCTTCGTTTAGTTTTCCTTCCCAAGCTTCGTTGAGTTCTTGACTAACGTCTTCGTTAATTAGGCCACTATCAAGCAGGGGTTTAATTGCATCAAACATGCCTGGTTCTCCTTAGATTTTGAGATCCCGAATGAGTCTTTTAACTTCATTCTTAAGGTATCTCTGCACTTTGTCGCTCTCGCCAGATTCCCTTGCCATCTCCAAGATTTTATGACCGTGCTTCATGTTCATGAGGCCTTCATAAATTGCTGTTGGATATGCATTGGGTGCGCTGGGTTGTGCAACCACATCTATAGTGACAATTTCAAAGTCACTTACATGTCCTGTTCTGTCGTCTACGTTGCCGCTACCACGACTGCTGACACCAAGTTTTACATCTGATGTCAACAGGGTCTTGATCAACTCGCCCATGGGAGTTGGCAGGATCTTCAACTTGCCGCAACCGGCATGCCCGTCCATCCACATGCCTTCCACAGTGTGGCACACACGATCTAAATTGATTTTTAAATCATCTGGATGGTCCACTTCACCTAAAACTGAGTTACCGCCACGGATCTGTTCGTTGATGGTTTCAACTGCCTTGATAATTTCATGTCGCGGATAGATACGTTCATTTGCATTCTTCTTGTCGCCTTCAATACAAATGCCTTTGAGGTAGAGATGTTTTTTACCGGCCATATCCGACTCTTCTAAGACTTGGATATTGGCCTGGCGAAAAGTTAAATCTTCTCTTAGGTATCTAGATGACATCTAATTAACCCTTACGTCCGCCGGGAAGTGGGCTCTTGTTATTTTGACCTTCGCTGCCGGCGCCCATTTTAGGCTTTGGTGCTGCTGAAGGCTTTTGTGTGCCTTGTGCAGGTGTGTTACCAACTTTTCCTATCAAGTCTTTTGTGTTGTTGCTGTAAGCGCCAGATGCGTCATGACGTCCACCTTCACCTGCACCAGTGTGTACTGGACGGCTGGCCATGCCTGCTTGTCCGCTGTTGGCTGCATAGGTAGACTTCTTGTTTACGCCGCCTTCTTCACTGGTAACTGGCTTTGGGGCTGCTTTTAATGTAACAGCTTCCATCATGCCCATTTCTTCAGTGTCGTCCATTTCAATAGCGTCACCACCTTCGTCAGGACCAAAGTCATCGCCGTCGCCCATGAGGTCTTCAAACTCGGCCATTAGTTGGTCCAGTTTGTCTTCTAAATTCATGATGTCGTCTTTGGTAGCTGGCTCATCGCCGCTGTCTTTGTCGTTGCCCATGCTAAATTCTTCTTCGCCGTCGTCCATGGACATGTCCATTTCTTCGTTGTCGTCTTCGCCTTCCATGTTCATGTCAGACTCTTCTTCCATTTCCACGTCGTCGATCAGGTCGTCAGCAGCGTCACCGCCCATCATGCCTTCTTCAATTTCTTCGTCGGCTGCTTCTTCAAGCTCTTCGTCAGCTTCTTCAAGCTCTTCGTCAGCTTCTTCAGCCATTAGATCTTCATAAATCTGGCGGCTTTTTTCTACCACGATGTCATGGAAAAGCTCGCGAGCTTTGGCTTCTTCATCATTGATCACGTATTCGATCAATTGTTCAAATTTGTTCATATGGAAAACTCCTATAGGTAAAGTGTGCTGTTATTTACAACAATGCCTAAAAACTAGCTGTTTAAGGAGTGAAAAACACCAATAAATGTAAACTTTATGACAAAAAGTTTATGCTACTGGTGCAACTGGTGCTGGTGCGTATTGCTTGCGAACATTTTTGAGTTTTTCTTTGTACTCATATGCTCGAACATCATTCATTCTTCTCAGTTTGTTGAGCTGTCTCAATGTGAGACGTGTTTTACGAAGATCGCTGGCAGTGGGCTGGCTGTTGTCTTGGCTCAGGTCCTGATAGGCAGCTGGTGCTTTTTCGTAAATTTCATTGAGAATCATACTGGTATTTATGCAGGCGGGGCAGGAGGAGCTGCAGTGGGGGCTCCTGGAGGCGTTGCTCCAACCGCAGCAGATCCAACACCGTTGGGTCCCATGTCTGCCATGGCTTCGCCAGTCTCGATGTCGCTTTCCAAGGCTGACGGAGTAATGCCCACAGATCTCAAGTCTTGTCCAGCATTGGTCTGCATGTCAACGTTATCACGTTCTTCCAGCCACATTTCTTCATTTTGTTTGATTTCTTCGTCGGTCAAGCCCAAGAAACGTTCCAGCATGAATCTCTTGCTCATGTAAGGCAACGCTTCCAAACTGGTAAATGCTGTGATACGAGTGTTGTCCAGTTCGCTTTGACGATAGCTGGCAAAGTTTTGAGGTGCATTAAATATTATGTCAAACAAACTGGAGTCAAGATTAAATCCGCGCCATTTCAAGAACATTTTGAATTCATCATCCAATTTCTGTGCTATCAGCTTTTGCAGGCGTTCACAGTACTGATTGAATCTGTATTCTTGAATCAGTGCTGTGCCCACTTTACCGTCGTTCAACACAGCAGATGAATCGTCAGGACCAGTGGGCAAGTAGCTACTAGGCACACGCAAACCACGGGCCATTTTGTTGTTGAAATATTTTAAATCGTCGATTTCGCCTAGATTTTTTCCGCCTTCCAGTGTGCTTACATCGCTGCCACGGCCTTCGGCTGTGACTGGAAAAAAGTAGTCTTCGTTGATGCTGAGTGGGTTGTAAGATGCATCCATCATGTTGTTGCCGCCACCGTTCATGGTGGGGATTCGCCGCTGATGCATTTCGTTTTTCACACGTTCCACAAAGGCCATGGCCAAGTGGCTGGGCATGTTGCCCACGTCAATTTTGAAGATTCTGCGCTCTGGAGCACGGCTCACACGATAGATCAAGATAGCATCCTCCAGCAGTTCTTTTTGTTTGAACACTTTGTAGATCATTTCCAGCACTGATCTTCCAAATGGCCAGAAAACATCCAGGCCTTCGTTTAGACTAATGTGTACCACGTGCTTGGCATCCAAACAAACTTCGTTCATGGCAGTCATAAAACGACTGTTGCCCACACCACCTCCGGTGCCGCCATTGGGCATGGTGTAGTTGGCATTGCCTGATATGGTGCCTGTCACCGGGTTGGTCATGTAGTCTGTGGTGGTCTTGGCTGCCACAGTCATGTTTTGGAAATTGGGGTTGATGTCACGAATCACATACTGTTCAGGACGCTTGCCTTCTGATTCGTTCACAATCACACGAGCCACTTTGCTCATGTCCACCCACATCATTTCAAATGTTTCTGGGTCACGCACAAACACTTGATCACCGTACTTGATGGTGTTGCGGAACAGTTTGAATATGCGCTGATCCAACTTGTTCAGCTTGACCCACTGTTTCAACTGTTTCTTAACAATGTCAATTTCGTTGTCTGTGGGTTTGTCACTCCAGCTGATGTCAAATGGTGTGCCATTTTGTTCGTTCATCTGTGTGGAAAACTCAGCAATGATATCCAAACAAGCATTGATTTCACTGTCCATGTCCATGTTTTCGTACTGATTGTAGCGTTCAATACGATTGGGGTGACCACTGTAAACTTCGGGCAGTCTTGATGCATAGTTGCGGAACACAAAATCAGCTGAATTTTCACCATCATTGTTGCGACCGTATCCGGGCAAGCCCAGTTGATTACGACCCGATATAGGGCTCATCACCCCTGACGTGTCTGCAACTTTGAAGTATTTTTTCCAGCCTTGTGAATTTTTATCTGCCATAGTGTGTTATTTATTGTTAGTTCACAGCGGCTTGTGCTATTCGTTGGTTGCTGGACACCAGGATTTTTTGCATGCGAGTCATGTCTTGCATTTCGGCTAGAATTTGTTGATTGACATCATCTCGAGGTTGTGCAGCGGCCTGCAGACTGATTTTGAGATCGTTCAATGCTGCTCGTATTTCTGCCCCGACATTGTGACTCATGTTTTTGCTCATGGCCTCAATCTTGGCCGGATCAATGTCTGGCTGAGCCATTGAATCCAACAAGCCGCCAGCACTGATTGTGACTGGTACTGATCCATTTTTCAAGGGAATAATGGCTTCTGGACCTTTTTCACCTATGCGAGCCAGTTGCTCTCTGAGAGCAATGCCACCGTCACCAAAACTGTTTATTGCAGTGTCAAAATCTATAGTTGCTTTGTTTTGATTGCCCGGAAGACCAGTTTGGCCGCCAGCATCTTTGGGAATGCCAGCCCATATTCCACTAAGGCGTTTTACAAAGGCTTTCTTGGCATCTGGTGTGGGATTGGCAGCATATTCATCATAGCCAGCTTGTTTGATCAAAGAGTCAGCCAATTGATCTTGAAGATCCTTGTCGAACATTTGATCGCCTTGAATTTTTAGCTGCGCAATTTTTTCTTTCAAAGTACTCTGTACTATTTGATATGCGCCTACGGCAGTGCTTTCTCCTTTTTTCAGTCCTTTTTTTCTGCGTTGGTCTTGCAAGGCCAACACTTGATCCACTGTCATTTTGGTCAGTTGCACTGCTGCTTGTTTGCCTTCGCCTTGCTGTATGTCATAGGGATTTTCTGCCCCTGGCGTGATCTCAGCACTTTTGATCATGTTTCTGATGTTCTGCATCTGCTGAGCTTGATTGGTGGGCGGTGGTGCTGATTGAACTTGTGGTGCCGGTGCTGTATTTGATTGTCTACCTTTACCGGTCAGTCTGTCCAATATTCCCACACTACCTGGTGCTCGATTATCAACCGGACGTGGCGGTTGTGCTTGTGTTGCTGAGTTAGTATCCGCAGTGTTTTGAGCATTGTTTTGTGCATTGGGAGGTTGCGTTTGTTCAAGGCTTCCCTTGCGTTGTCGGCTTGGTGCGGCTGTGTTCTGCTGTTGTCCAGTGTATTCTTCACGAAACTTGTCCAGCTTGTTCTGAGATTTTCTTTGTAAATCAAGGGCTGCCTGACCCTGACCGTTGTATGTTTTTAGAATTTTAACTAAGTCATCTAACTGCTTTGCTATTTCCTTGCTGGCCGCAGCCAGCACCCTAGCTGGTGCCTGCAACTGTGGTTGAACCGATTCTACTAGGCCTTGCATTTCCAGTCCCAGCCTACGATTGCCTTCGTTGATTTTAGCTTGGTCAGCAGTGTTCTTACTGGCTTCATTTAGTTGTTTGCCGTATTCTTCGTCGGCCTTTTTAAATCTGTCCACTATACTGGTTTGCAGTTTGGCAGCCAGATCAGCTGACTCGCTCATGCTCACAAACTTTGTATTGAAGTTGCCTGTGAGTCCCAGCACTGTGCCAATTGAATCTCCTGTTTGTTGTACTTGTTTCAAAACTGTTTGTGCAGCTTCGGCTGGTTGTATGCTGCCTTCCAATAGTTTTTGCAGTGTGGCAAATGCTTCAGGTGCTGAACGTTGTAGTTTTTGCGCAGCTTCGCTGGTGAGGTTGCCGGCAAACATGTCTCTAGCACCTTGTGCCACTTCAGGAGCCAGACCTTGTACCACGTCGTTGAACATGGTCATGTTTTTTACACCTTCGGTGTTGCCGGCCAGTTCTAGGCCACGCAGTTTGGCTCTGAATCGCTCTTCATTCATGGCTGCGGCTCTGGCAGCTTCTCGTGATTTGCGATCCTGCCCAGTGATCATGGTCAGCTTGTTTTGTTCTTCCAAGTATTTTCGAGCACTTTCGCCCAACTTTTCTGAGTCACCAATTTCAGCTTTTGTGTTTCTACCCAGCTGTGTTTGCAGCTTGAGATAACTCATGGTTGCATCGTTTATGTCTTCCTGAGTCATACCTGCACGAAACAACGCTTCGCGATTGAGGTTGACCTGTGCTGACGATGCTGCTAGAACTTTGGCTCCTTGCCGCACTGTGCCACCCAACGATGCTAGATCTGCACTGCTTTGTTTTATAAGGCTACCGTATTCGGGAAATTCATTCAACAGGATTCCCATTTTTTGCAGGTCACCAAACATGCCTTCTAGACCGTCACTGGCAGTGGCACCCGATTTGCTGATGTCTTGAAACAGTTTGAACTGTCCGGCAGCCATTTCATTGGACAGTTTGGCTGCTTCAGCGGCTGCACCAAACACCTTTGTTGTAATGTAGGCTGCTGCTGCCACCAGAGATTTTACAACCACACCACCAGGAGTAAGCACCACCAAACCTGCTGCTGCCAAATTTACTGTCTGTTGAAATTGATCCAATGCTGCATTGGCTGCTGTGGCCGAAGTGTTGCCCTGATACACTGCTCGAGCATAGGCTCCTGTGGCTGATGCCAGAGTATTCAGCCCTTGCGCTGCCAAATCGGTTTTCATGCCAAAATCTCGTATGCCAGTTTGGGCGTTCAGCAGCGCCTGGCGAGTGCCAGGCAGCACTTGACCAAATTGTTTCATGTCTTGATTGACTTGTGCCAGGGTCTGCGACAGCTCTTGTTCTTGTGGGGTCATGTTTGTGTGCCTATAAGTAGAACTATATTTATAGGTCAATTATGCTCCAAACTTCTAACCCTTTGCAACAGTTTTTCCGCCAACCTGCCATCTACATACGGTTGCCCAGCAATGGGCAGCACTGGCCACCGGGCAGTTTGGACATGCCGGCCAACTGTGAACTGCCAGTGTATCCCATGACTGCCATTGACGAAATCACCTATCGCACACCTGATGCGCTGTTCAATGGACAAAGCACAATCAGTGTGATTCAAAGCTGTGTGCCAAATATCAAAAATGCCTGGCACATGCCGGGAATTGATCTCAACAGTGTGCTGATTGCCATTAGAGTGGCCAGCTACGGTCACAACATGGAAGTGGACAGCACTTGTCCCAGTTGCGAGACCATGGGAGAGTATGTGACTGATCTCAGACGCATACTAGATCAAATGGACTCAGCCGACTACAATCTTCCAATTCAGTACGGCGATCTTGAAATTTATTTCAAGCCATTGAATTATCAGCAACAAAATCAAAGCAGCTTGGATCAGTTTGAACAACAAAAAATTCTAGCTGCTGTGCCCGAAAGTGATCTCACTGACGATGAAAAAATTGCACGTATGAATCAAGCCCTGGTGCGAATCACAGAAATGACCATGGAGTTGATCAGTCTGAGTATTGCACTGATAAAAACTCCCACTGCCACTGTGACTGCCACGCAACACATTGCAGAATTTGTCAGCAACTGTGATCGAAAACTGTACCATGCCATACGTGATCGCATGGTCGATCTGCGTAAAAGCACTGAGATTCCCAACATGCACATAGAGTGCAATGAGTGTAATCACAAGTACGAACAACAGATGACCTTGGACATGGTAAGTTTTTTCGACAAAGCCTCCTAAACAGCAACGCAGAACAAATCGGTACCATGGTTGAAACTTTGGACAAGGAGGCTAACCAGATTCGCTCAGAAAGTTTCAAATTGGCCTGGTACATGCGAGGCGGCATAACCTACGAACAAGTCATGCAGTTGAGTTCTGTTGAGCGCGGCATGATCAATGCATTGGCCAAAGAAAATATTGAAACCACAAAGAAAACCAACTTACCATGGTTCTAAATCAAGAAACTGTTGCTGCTGACATCTTAGCCTGGAGTGAAACTTTTGTGGAAGTCCCGCATCCTGCACTAGGTGGGTGGCCGCCTTGCCCGTTTGCAAGGCAAGCACGCCTTAACCAAACCATACAAGTTTTGACTGGCACAGATCCTTACTTTGATCTAAAGAACCGAGCACGTTGGGGCATGGGCCGCTATGAGGTGGTTGTGTATGCATATGATCCTGAGGACTGGCCTTATGCTCGTTTTCACTCTGCCATTGAATCAGCCAACCAAGAATTTTTGTTAGCACGTGATATCCTGGCTCTGGAAGATCATCCTGAGGATGTGGAAGATGTCAACGGTGTGATAATGAATCAAGGCCGGTATGCTTTGGTGCTGGTACAAAGTCTTTCAAAGTTAAACACAGCCGCCCGACAAATAGGCACCAAAGGATTTTATCATGCCTGGCCTGAAGAATACTTGACTGGGCTGTTTAGACATAGACAGGATCCCAGATGAGCAGTTATCAGTTTGCCAGAATTGACCTCAGCAAAACCAACTACAGCATAGGCATAGAATGGATGTACATAACCCGTCCAGATATTCCTGCACTCAATGCCATCTATCGTAATTACTGCGTGTACAAAAAGTTTTCAAGCGTGATGCCCATATTTGACAGCAGATACACCGACCCCATGACTGATGTGATTGGATATTATGACCAGGCCCAGCTGGTAGCGTTTTCACTGATCAAACGCTACGACGAACACAATGCACTGTGCGATCAATTTGCATGGACTTATCACAATCCTAAAATGCGCATGGGTATAGAAACAATGAAAGCCGAGTGTGCCATATACCGAGCACGAGGATTTAAGTACTTGTATCTAGAACAAGCACACTTGTACAAAAGTGAAATAGACGGATTTGAAATATTAGGACCACTGGAATAAAATATGTATAGTGTATATCAACATTGGGATCCACTCAAGGTATGTGTTGTGGGACGTAGTTACCCACCTGAGTTTTATTCATGGATCAAAATTCCACATGTACGATCGTTGTTTGAAAAAATAGCAATTGAAACTGAAGAAGACTATCAAAAAATTATAAAAAAACTTCAAGAATTTGGCGTCGAAGTATTAAGACCTCAATTGTCCATCAACACCGTTGATAATCAAAAATATTTTCCGCCACCTATGTGTCCAAGAGATAATATGATTATGTTAGGACAAACATTTTATCATGCTGATCCGTTTAATTTTAAACAATTTTACAAAGACGTTAAAGATACATCCTGGCCTCCATGCCAATCTTTAGAAGAATTTGCAACATTGCCACTGCTTATACAAGATGAATGCAATAATGTTCACAAATTGTCAGATCACCTATTGTCAACCTATCGTAAAACGTATGAAAATTATGATCACGTATTTGCTCAAATCAGCCAACAAGGCAATGAACTAAAGAAAACTGGTATTTCCAAAGAGCCTGGCGCTTTTATCAGCCGGATCGGCAGAGACTTGTATTTTGGCACAGAAAATTATACCCAAGATCAAACTCAGTATCAAATAAATATTGACGCTGAATTTCCTAACACACGTAATCACATTGTGAACACTGGAGGGCACGGGGATGGTGTATATTGTCCTGTTTGTCCAGGTTTAATAATCAGTTTGCGCGACGTTCCAACATACAAAAAAACTTTCCCAGACTGGGAGGTTGTGTACTTGCCAGGACAGAGTTGGGCTAAAGTACAACCTTTTTTACGTCTCAAAGCAAAAAATCAAGGCAGATGGTGGATACCAGGGTTTGAACATGATCAAGCAGTGATTGACACTGTTGAAACTTGGTTGGGACATTGGGTCGGATATGTTGAGGAAACGGTGTTTGATGTCAATATGTTGATTGTTGATCCAAAAAATGTCATAGTGTTTAATTATAACAAACAGGTATTTGATGCACTACATCGTTACGGTATTACTCCGCATATTGTGCCGTTTAGACACAGATATTTTTGGGATGGCGGCATACACTGTGTCACACTGGATTTACATCGAGAAGGTGTCATGCAAGATTATTTTCCACAAAGAGGTTAACATGGATTTATACACAATTTGGGCAGACAAAGAAGGAGACATCTCAGACATTGACTGGGTCAACGGTATGAAGAGTTTCTTTGATCATCTAGTAGAAGAGGGCCGTATGGAAACCTATAGAATCACACGTTGCAAGATGGGATTCCGTAGCATAGCAGACATGCCCGAATGGATGATCATCATGGAATTCCAGAACATGGCACAAATGGATCAAGCCTTTAAAAGAGTAGCACCACTCAAGGGCGATCTAGAAACCAAACATCGAAGTTTCAATCAGTTTGTTTCAGGAAACATTCAACATGCATTGTTTAGAGATTGGCCAGATACCAACTTGGATGATTGATTGTATACTGTAAAAAGAGCTTGTATGAATCAAAAAATATGTGTTACTAGTTGGCGCAGCATGGGATGCACGTTTATTGACTGGAGTATTCATTTTTTATCTGGACAAACTAGATATTACAATGCCAGTGCAAATGATTTTATAGAGTTAAGCCAAAATCCAATCAACAACATAAACGCCCACGGGCACAATAAAAATCATCCACTGGGATATGCTGAAACAAAAAAATGTTTGGAAATTTTTGACAATCTAACAGACCAGGCCATTTGTTCAATGTATGCTGCCTGGTTGCCGCTTGATAGTGGCGCCAATATTATCAACGTTGGTATTGAACAACTGCCTGAGTCCAATATGATGACACAAGTTCAACAAACCATTGCTGACGACTACAACAAGATCTTTGAACTATGTTATAAAACTAATACAAAGATAATATATGTTGCACCAGATGATAGAATGCACCTTTATCATCAATCCATTAGATCTCACAGTAGATTCATGACCAGGCCAGACCAACCAAATTCACCTAAAGAACTCAGTGATGAAATGCAGCAAGTGTTCTTTCAAAACAGTTTATCTCGTTGGCAAGATTTAAATTTAACCAACGTTTGGGACATCAGAGAACGCATGGCATTGGATAGCAGGCCATTTGCTGCCCACAAAAGTGACACCAAAATCCTATATCCCCATCATTGGGTAAGTTGTTTGAGTTTGTGGACCCGAACAGAAGAATCTATAGCAAACATTTTAAAATATCTTGACTTAGAAATTGATGCCAAAAGATTAGAACAATGGTTGCCTATCTGCAGACAATGGCAAAAAATGCAAACAGACATACTTGAGTTTTGTTACAATCAGCCACACATTGTTGATGCTATTGTTAATAATTTGGATTTCAGTATTGACCTAACATTTGATCAAGAAGTTATAATTCAGCATTGCTTGATTTATCAACATGGACTGAATCTAAAAACTTGGCAATTAAAAAAATTCCCATCAAACACACAGGAACTACACAAATTGTTAGAGCCTAACATACACCCAGTTCCGGTGATTTATTAAAGATCTCTAAGAGATCTGTTGATTTCGCTGTGCTCATCAACGTATTGTTTTTTCTAGCGCGAAGCGACCAAGTATTCATGTAGATTGTTTTAGTCAGACGGAACCGTTTTGCGCGGTTCCATCTGTGTCTTCATGTGAGTTGAATCAGCCAAGACATTGGAAGTAGGTAATTTTTTATACACCGTATGCTAAAGGACTCTGTGCTTTTCCTTCCTACCACGATACGCTAGTGCGCTCTAAACCTCGTTCCTAGTGTTTAGATGTTTATAGCCGGTGTCTTCGTATGCTAACATTCATACTATATCAATGCGTTGGCCCTATTGTTCTAGCCTCAAACTCGCTTCCCCTTCAGGATAGTGGGATTTACCCACGGGAGTGCATCAATATGTCACGTGTCCGGTTTATTCCCCGGTTTTTCCACAGCGGTATTGCAAACTGGCCCGCCAACCTTGGGTGTTAGTTGATTTGTAATTTTATCTTTGATGTGTGAGCCATGCACACGTACTTGTATATGGCCGTTGTAATAATCTGTTGATTCCAATACTCGCCTTGCAAATTGTTCTCTTGCCTCAATGTAACTGCATTCAGACTTGCTTTTGCAATAGTAAAGTATTTCTCTGGAGAAGTTTTTGGTGCCTAAAGTGATTACGTCTGCGGTTAATTCTGGGCTTGACCCGTAGTACTCACGCCAGTCTGAATCGACTTTGGTTCGTATCTTTTTCCGCTTTTTGATGCCGTTCTTTTGTTTTACTGTCTTGTACGTTGTTTTTGAAAATTTCGCTAATTTTTTGCCTATGTACCGGCGTCCAGTGAGATTATTTGTGATCTGATAAACAAATCCCACACATTCTTCGGGCAGTGTCTCAACTGGGGTGTCTTGATAAAGCCATGTCATGTGAGTTTTGAGAAATTGCCTTTCGTGCTATAGTTATGCCTTTGAGAGTGATTATATAGAATTTTATGCTAGATCAATATCTGTGCTGTAACTGGTAAATCCGTTTTCTTTTACTACCCGGAGTATGTTCTCCACACGCCCGGCTAATTCGTCTCTATGGCTCACAAGCCAAATGCTCTTGTGACGCTCACGAGTCATCTTCTTCAACAGCGCCAAACTGGCTTCTACACCTTGCGTGTCTAGTCCAGAGTCAATCATCTCATCAATAAACAAGATGTTGATGGGGTGATACAAACTTTCCCATACATCACGGAATGCCCAACTCATGCTAAGGATCAATCGATTACGCTCACCACGACTCAAGTTGTCAAAGTCAAGTTCTCGACCCAGTTCCTCAATGCTCACACTCAAGTCGTTTTGAAACTTCACTGTGTGCGGCAATCCAATGCGATCCAAATAGTGTGTGAGTCGGGCATTCAAGTAACTTAGATTCTGATCAATAATTTTTTTACGAACAAAACTATCTTTGCTGGTCAACAGTTTGAGCAAGAACTCTTGATGGTCTTGCACTTTGGTCAGTTCGTTAATTTTATTGTAGTCAACCACTTGCAAGGCCTGTTGTTGCATGTCCTCAATCTGTTCGCTGTAGGGATCAGTTTCGGCATGCTTGCTGGTGATATGTTGTAGCAAGTTATTGACTTGTGTGGAGTGTTTGATGGCCTGTGCTTCTGTGTCGTAGTGTGTGACAGGAGGAGCACCCAATTCCACAGGCACATAACCTGCAAGTTGTTCAGCATAAGGATCTGCTTCTGCTGACTTGTCTGCAATCTTTTGCTGTAAATTTTCCACCTCACTGCTGTGGCGAATGGCTTCTGCTTCGGTCTTGTAGTATGTTGTGGACCGAGCGCCCAGTTCGCCCAATGCTCGAAGTGCATCAGTATTTTCCATCCATTGACCATTGGTGGCCAAGGCTTGTAGTGCAGACTCCTGCAGTGCTTTACGCTTGGTTTCCAGCACAGTTTCGTGGGCACCGTCATGAAACTCTTGACCACAAGCATAACACTTGTGTGCTTCTAGTTCAGCAATCTCTGCCCGGAGTTTATCTGAAGTCTTTTGTTCTCGTGCTTCATCTGACACACAACGAGCAATGAGTTTTTCAAGTTCAGCAATGTCCTTGGCCCGTTGATTGTATGCGGCCAAGTCTTGGTGTGCTTGTAGTTCTGCTGAGATATTAATGTGACTGAGTTTGGTGTAACTGTCTTGCAATGCAGCAACTTCTTTGGCCTGTGTTTGTTGCCAAGCGGTTTGATATGCCAGCAGTCGATCATGTGCATCTGCTTGTTTTTTACGTTCGTTCCACAAGGCAAGTTCTTTGTGAGCCAACAACTCTACTTCAATGTTGACTCGTGTCAAGTCATCGTATTGCCCCACAAGATACGCCAAGTCGCTGTCGTATTTCTTTTGCCACAGCCCCTGTCTACGGCACAGGCTTTCAATTTGTTCTTCAATGCGCTTGTTGGCTTCTTGAACAGCCCGCACCCTAAACTCTTCTGAGGTAATAGCGTCCTTGGTGGCCTTGTTGAGTTCTTTGATACGATCAGCACGTTCACTCAATACTGTAATACCCAACAACTGCTCAATGATGGTTCGCTGTTCGTTGGCTTTCAAACTTAAGAATGGTTCGGTATATGTGTTCAGCGCCAAGATGTGCTTGAACATGTCATGACTCATGCCAAACACACGCTCAATGGCATCCTGTGTTTCACGGCTGTCACCCTGTGCATCGTCTGTGGCAGTTTGTTCTTCACTGTCCACATAGAAACGTAGGACATTGGGTTTGCGTCCACGTTCAATCTTGTATGTTTTACCGTTGACGGCAAAGTCCAAGCTGACCAACATGCCCTTGCCATTGGTTTTGTTTACTAGATTGTCCTTGCGAATGTTGCTGAGTGCTTGTCCATACATGGCATAACTCAGGGCATTGATGATTGTGGTCTTGCCTGTGCCATTGCGTGATCCGTCACCACCCAGGTCCAAATTCTCACCTAACACCAGCGTAAGGTCTTGACGATCAAAGTCAATGCCTTGCGTGGCCGCACCCACACTCATGAAGTTCTTAACAGTGAGATTTTTAATTTGAATCATATATTGCTATTATACACATAGCCCATGGCTTTTGCAATCTCAGGATGAGAATCCGCAAAATTTTGATTTCTTAAAGAATCAAAGTGCTTGCATAGTTTTATAAATTCTTGCCCATCTGAATCAGGACCTGATAAGATATAGTTTAAGATATTTTTCATTTCGGGCCAAACGCGATGTTGAAATTTTTCTGTGATCAACTTTTTAGCCTCAGCAGTGAGATTTTTAAGATCAAACCCAGCTGGTTCAGTAACATACCCCACATTTATTGCAAGTCCTAAATCATTAGCCCATTGTACTATTTCGTCTAGGTATAAAACATTCATTATGCTGATTGCGGGCATAACACTTATTTTGATATTGGGCAAGTTAAGAGCAATTAACTTTTTGATGTTTGAATCAACTTGCTGCCAACTACCACCTCGTTCAAGTTCAAACCGATCACCGATGTTGTCGATGCTGAATTGTATGTCCACATGATTGAAATGTTTCCAGTATTCAATCAATGTTTCAGGATACACAGATCCATTGCTGTTATAGTGTAACCGAATTTGTGAGGCATGTCCTTGTTCTACTGCTTGTTGAATTATGTGCAGCAAAGATTTCAGCAAAAACGGTTCACCGCCGTACATGTCTATGTTAGTTAAATTTGGCAATAATTTTACAATTTCATCTACAATTTCGAGATTAGATTCTGGCCAATTAAAACTTTCTATAGAAATAAATTTAGATGCTTTTACTTCTTGTGCAAACAAGGAACTGCCCAGCGGATTACAAATGCGGCATTTAAAATTGCAAGTATTTCCCGGTTTAATATCTAAACTTTTAATAGTGGGACTATCCAAATCAACTGTCAGCAGTTCTTTTTGCAACATACGCATGTGATAATATCGGCTGCTGGTCAACCCTTTTTCTTCGCTGGCCCAACAATTGTTGCATCCACTGGGTTTTTTACCATCAAGCAATTGTTGACGTAGATCTTGAATACTATGATTGTTAAATGTGTGTTGCAATGAATTTTTTTTGACATGACCAACACTGTGTTGGTACACACAGCATGGACGAATCTCTCCAGACGGTGAAACTTCTAAGTGTCTCCAAGGCAGCGGACACAGTGTATTTGGGACAAAAAAGTTGTTTTTTATAGGCTCAGTAGTTTCAATTTCCACTTGCAGTGTTTGAAATGTGTTTGTGTGGTTTAATTTTGCAAAGTGTTTTGTTTGTTGATCAATATCATATGGACTGCAAATTAACACAAAATAATTTGATATATCAATCAAATCAGTAGCCTGATACAGATGTTGTAGCAAACTAACTGGTATAATTTTTGAAGTATAAAAAACCAGTCGATCGTTATTACTAAATTTTTCCTGATGGCAACGATCAAAATGTTTGTATGCATGAGTTGGAGAAGTAGACAGTTCGGCCAAGTCAACAAAACATTTTACATCATAAAGATTTTGCAGGCTTTTTTCTAAATGATCTATTGACATCATAAGTTTTGATATATTTGTAGCAACAATTTGTTATCGTAAAATTCTGATTCGATGTTGGTGAGTTGGTCTGTGACAATTTGATCCACTGACTCAAACTTGACATCACCGGGTGCAAGGTCCACATCCACACCGGCAGTCTTGTTTGGTATCAAAGCCATTTCACGCAGACTGTAATCTCGAATAAAAGTTTCTTTGATGAAGTTGGCTTCTTCGTATGAGATTTCAATGTCCAAGTTTACACGAACGTGCATCCGGGGCGCAAGCAAAGTGGCAGCATTGTCAATTAGATTGGCAAGCCCATACACACGATATCGGGGCTGGTCTGGCCAGGCATGGAACTCAGGTTCTTTGCCCCATTCCAAGATCATCATGCCGCGCTCGTCGTCTCCAGCATCAGCATAGTTATGCGGAAAGCAGTTGCCGATGTAGGTAATGTTGTTGGCAGTTTGACGTTTGTGAAAGTGTCCGGTAAACACATGCTCAAAGCCGCCAAAATCGCCACGCTGTATGATGCCATGATCTGGCATTTGAACCATGGCATTCATGTAGTAGCCAGGCAGCTCAAAGTGCCCAAACATGTAACGTCCTGTCAGTCGGGGAATACGCTTGTGATCATCTCCGCAAAGCCAAGGAGCAATAACAACATCACCACTGCTGAACCAATCATTGCAAATCGTGACATTGGGGAGGTGTCGGGCCCATTCCACCGATTGAATATCTCTTTTATCCCGATAATAAAGGTCATGGTTGCCAGGAATAAAATAAACGTGCTTAAAATTTTCATTCATGTGCTCCAAGGCTCGAAGACTATAGTTCAGTGTGATAATGTTTAGGCTGGCACGATTGTTGTGCCAATCGCCCAGGAACAAGCAGGTTTCGCAACCTTGTTCTCGAGCTCGGGCAGTGGCCCACTGTACAAATTCCAAACAGTCTTCGTTGTGTGTTTGGCTGTTTGATTTCAATCCAAAGTGTATGTCTGTAAAGACTGCGGCTTTTTTAAATAGATTCATATGGCGTAGAGTAGTTCTCGCAAGTGTACACTATTTGTTGGGAACTTGTCAAGTTCATGACATTGAATTTCCCATCCAATATTTCTCAACTGCCACTGCACATAGGATTCACTGGCCAAGGGCAGTGTTTGATCGCTCCAGTCAAAAGTTTTGTTGTGTTGCACCGAATCAACAATGGCTGCACACAGTTGGTCTTGAGCAAGATTGGTTTGCAGCAGTAAATTTTTTCTATGATAAGGCACAATGTCTGTGATTGGTCGCACAAAGTCAAGATTGAGATTGTGTTGTAATTGGGTCATGACCGATTCAAAATTGTACAGCAAGTCATGAATCAACACGGTGTGCGCTCGCTTGTGATGCCACTGATCCAAATGATACCATTCCAACTGTGCGTACCATGCTGGCATGAGATAATGGCTGAGAAATTCTCTGCGAATCCACTGGGGAATTTCACCTATGGCAACACCGGTCACAGCCCAATTTGAATAAATTAGAGACTGATCAATGTCAAGAGCAAACTGCGTGGTCCACCAGTCGTCCCAGGCCTTGACAAGGTAGTTGTTGATCACCAGTAACTGACTGTGATGATCAGGATAAAGATAGATCATGCCAGGCACTGATTCAAGAATTTGATTTAAATTTTCACTCAATGATTCTGTAGACCGGGTCTTGGGGTGCAGCCTCACAAACTGCTGACAGTCACCGCTGTGTTGATACTGTAGCCAACCAGGTAGGCCTGAAACAAAATTACCAACAAATTGATGACTATTACCGTTGGGGTTGAATGGTTCCTGAATGGGACCATGCGAACACAGAGTGGTCAAACACCATTCAACATAGGTGCCATAGGCACCGGCATTGTAGGCTATGGCAATGGTGTTGATCATTCTTCATAGGTGGTGATCACTGGACCACTCATGGCCGCCATGCTGGCTTTGCCTGAATTTTGTCTTGTCCAGGACGGATTCAACCCGTTGATTTCAAGAATGTCATCACGGATGTTTTGATTTTTCTTTTCAATGTTCAAGATGCGAGTAAAGCTATTGGTAATAGCGGCAGTATAATACGCAAAAGGGTTCTGCGATTTTGACTCGTCAAATTGCAAGCCAATTTGGCTGAGTTGTAACAGGGCTTGTCCGCGCATTTCTTCATTGTAGGTATATCCTCTCCAGTTGGATCTTGTGGCATAGCGTTCACACAGTTTCATGAACATCATGGCCAACTTGCGTGTCATCATGCCATGATCTTTGGAAAATTCGCCGGTGTCTAGGTCACCTCGCCAGTGGCTTTTGCCCACCAGCACAGGGTTTTTTTCATTGTCCACACGATAGTGATAGAACGGGGGGAAGTTCACACGCATGTGTGTGGGATCTAGTACAATGTCATCTATCAAGTCTGCTAGTGGATCTTCCACTACATCATCCAGGTCCAAAATGTCTTCGATTTTTTTCTTTTTGGCAGTAGTTTTAGGCATTTTTTTGGGCGCACGGGGTATGTGTTCCCAAGTCATGACGCGGAAAACCACCTCTGTATTTGGTATTTTTCGGGGATCAATCACTTCACCAGTTTCACGTCGGTGCCGGTCAGCACGATTGCGGCGTGCTTCTGCAATGGTCTTTTGATTGATTTTGCTTACTGAAGGCAGGATCATGTCAAACTGATGATCAGTTGTTCGATCCCGAAATGAGCAGTAGGTATTTTTGCTTAGGTGTATTTCTTTAAGAATATCTCTGTTGTTGAGATAGTTAACACGCGGCGCAGCCTTTGCGATTAGGGTCATTGATAAGTCTCCAAGTATGTACTTATTGTAGCATATCTACAACACTTGTCAACCTCTTGTTAAACTACATGGTTTTTGATTTGAGTAAATAACACATAGGAATACAAAAATGGCCGGTTACGATCCAAAAAAAGCAGCGACATACAACAAACTTCGTCAGCAAGGACTGAGTGATGAGGCTGCCTTTCAACAATCAGGAATATCCAATTCTGAATCAGACAACTATGTGGTCAATGATGTACCTGGCGATCCGGGCCGTGGAAAAATAGGTCCTGCAATAATAGGCACAGGCACAATCAGCCAGGCTCCTACTGCTGCTGAACAACGAGAGTCAGCCGAGTTTTATAAAGGACTTGAATCTAACAACTTTGAAAGAGTTGACTATCCAGTAAAAGCTGACAGTCAGCCCAGCACTAGCACCCCAACAAATTATGTTACCACCAGTACCGAGTCAATCAGTGGCGGTGGTTCAACCACTACTATATCAGGTGTGGCAAAAGCCAATGCTGCCAGTCGTGCATTGCAACCCAGCATTGATGCCAAGCAGGCTGAAATTGATCAGTTTGTAAAAGAGAACCCCAGCAACTTTGCCAGAAGCAAACAAGGTTTGCCGCCACTGTCACCAGAAGACACTGCGGCCCGGCAAGCAAAATTCCGAGAGTTGTCTCAAGAAAAGTCTGCATTAAAGGCCGAACAGTTTGATGCCCAAACTCCCGGCAATCCCACAACAACAGTTGTGCCAAACACAACTACCACTATCAACACTACCACATTTGGCACAGCATCGACCAACTCAGCTGTGGAAGCACCCGACAGTGCTGATCCAGCCATAGCTCAACAACAAGAAGATCAAGTTGCTGGACTGCGTGAGAATCAAATTAACAGTGCGCCGACGGCAGTTCCAGCTGAATCGGTGCCTAGCTTACTGACGCGAGAAGAATCCATTGCCCAGGCACAAGTCACGCCCACTGACGCAGATCCTGCTGCGGCTGCGGCTGACTTCAATGCCAACACCAATGCCAGTGTGCTGGATGCCATTGGTGTACAAGAACCAGAGGCGGTGTCAGCTGCAACTCCAGGAACAGCAGGCGCTGAAAGTGCCGACAATCAAGGCGCTGTGGCAACAAAAGCACCGGCAGCAGTAGATGTCACTGAAGGGGGAGTCATACCCATTTCTAGAGTGAACGAAACACCAGCACAACGAGCAGAACGAGAAGCTATCGAAGCTGCGGCTGCTGAACAAGCAGCCAAGCAACGAGCACAAGAACAAGCAGCCATACAAGCTGAATTTCAAACTCCGGCCAATGGTGACTGGCGTGTGCGTTTGCGCCTGGCTCCAGGTGCCACTTATTTGTACAAAGACGCTGACAACAAATTGTTGGCTCCGCTGGCTGCCAGTGACGGAGTGGTATTTCCTTACATGCCTTCCATTGGTACCACTTACACAGCCAACTACGATCAGACTGATCTGGTACACAGCAACTACAAAGGTTATTTTTATCGCAACAGTGCAGTGGACGCAGTCAGCATCACTGGCAAATTCACAGCACAGGACACTTTTGAAGCCAACTACTTGTTGGCAGTGATACACTTTTTTAGATCAGTGACCAAGATGTTTTATGGCCAAGACTGGCAACGAGGTGCTCCTCCGCCATTGGTATTCCTGTCAGGTCTGGGCGAGTATCAGTTCAACAATCATCCCTGCGTGGTCAACAGTTTCAACTACAGCTTGCCTGCTGATGTGGACTATATTAGAACCAAGCCCAACAACTATAATGTGGATTTGAGTTCTCGCGAACCCAAACCCATCAGTGGCCCATTCAGTGAGATTCTTGGCGTGGTCAATAGATTGAAAAATGCTGCCTTGCCCAAAGGAGCTGAGCGTCCGCCGCCTGAACAGGGTCTGGTCACTGCTCAGAGTGTGAACAACACTCAAAACAGTACCTATGTGCCCACCAGCATAGACATCACCATCACACTGCTGCCAATACAAACTCGAAAACAAATCAGCCAAGGGTTTAGTGTACAAGAATTCAGCAAAGGCACACTGTTGAGAAAAGGATTCTGGTAATGGCCAATTATGATCCCACTAGCCCCTACTACTTGACTGGAGTGAGTCAGTTTTTTCTTGACGTCATGGTCAACAGACCCATACCCAAAGAAACTGATGACTTGCCGTTTGAAATAAACTTGACCTATCAATACAGACCAGACCTGCTGGCCAATGACCTTTATGGCAACGGCGCCTTGTGGTGGGTGTTTTATCAACGCAATCCCAACACACTCACAAAACCTCCACTGGATTTTGTGCAAGGAACTTTGATCTACTTGCCCAAGATCAATACCTTGAAATCAGCCCTGGGATTCTAACAAATGGCAGTTCCACAACCGCAAAATCAGGCACAACAACAAAGTGGGCTCAATGCATCACCCAGCAAGTCCAAGATTTCTTCAGGCAATGCTGTGCCCGACGACAACACTCCGCCATCAGCTACCACAACACAAACAGTCGCCAATCAAGCCAATGCTGGCACTGCTGATCCTTCCAATGGTTTTGTAAAACCACAGCCCAATGTGTTGGATTCATTTGCCAGCACCACTTGGTCGGCCAGTGTGTATTTGTTGGCACCGTACCTCTACAAAGAACTGGTCACTGGCCTCCAATCAGGCATTCCAGGATCATACCTGTTGTTTCAAACTGCTGGTGCAGGTGCCCAAGCTGGTACCATAGGCAACCGGGGCGTAAACAACACCACAAATACTGTATCAATCAGCGGCGTTGGTGGTGCTGCTAGAAATGCATATTTCACAGAAGACTTTTACATTGACTCACTCACACTGGAAACTGCCATGCCAGGTGGTGGCACAGGCGCTGCTCACAGCGCCACCACGTTGAAATTCACAGTGATTGAACCAGGCAATATCAGTCTGTTGGATCGACTGTATCTGGCAGTGCAAGATGCCAATCAAGGCAGTGTGGACAACAGCATAGTTAATTATTCTGCTGCACAGTACTTGTTGGTGATCAGCTGGTTTGGCTATGACATAGCAGGCAACTTGATCAAAAGCAATACCATAACAGAAGATGCCACCACCAAGCTGATCAATCCCAATGCAGCCTTGCAAAAACTCATACCATTCACCATCAACAGCATTGACTTCAGTGTGAGCAGTAAGTTGGTATCATATGACTTTGACTGTTCTCCAGTGGGACAGATCATTGCTGGTGGAACCCGTAGAAGCACCATACCCAGAGACATACAACTCACTGCTGGCACAGTGGGGCAACTGTTGCGAGGCGGCGCCGCCGACGTCACTGACTCCGCAGCTTCTGCCCCAGGCGCCAGCACTACCAATACAAAAAACACACAGCCAGCACAAAACCCGCCCAAGGCCAACAATGCACCAGCAGGCAAGATCACCCTCAAGCAAGGCCTGTCTGCTGCCATGAATGAAACTGCTCAAGAGCCAGTGAGTAAAAATCTCTATACCATAGCAGATCAGTACGAAATTGTTTTTGTGGGACCGGGCTCTGATGAAATAGAAAATGCCACGTTGATTTTGCCTGGATCCATTGTGAATCAGTCTACCAGCCCCATGTCCACGTCCGCGTCTGAGAATCCCAACACTGCTCTGAACCCCAATGCTACGGCCATGCAGACCAAGTACAAAAATTGGAGTATCACAGCAGGCATGCAGATTGTGCAGGTGATTGATCTGGCCATACGCAACAGCAGTTATATCTACAATCAAAGTCTCACTGTGCTGAACGCTCAAGGCAAAGAACAACCAAATCCTTCAGCAGCGAACAACATCAGCGATAGCAAGCCCATGAAATGGTTCAAGATCAATTTTGTGGCCATTCCCATTGCCAACGATCCTGCTCGCAATGACTATGCTTACAAGCTGCGATTTGAAATCAGTGCTTACACACTGCGTCGATTTGACAGCAGATATTTTCCATTGACTCCATTCCGCGGAGTGCATAAAAGCTATCCTTATTGGTTCACTGGCCAAAACACCGCAGTATTGGATTACACAGCCAAGTTCAGTAACTTGTACAATCTCACTGTGACTGGTGGCCCAGGCGAAGAAAACAACGTGAGCAAAGTCCGTCGAGCTCAAACTGCCAACATGCGTGAACTGGTAAAAATCAATTATTTCCCAACCAGCACAGAAAGCAACAAAGGCGCAGACAACAATGCCAATGAAGTGGGCGCCAATGCATCTGAATATTATTACCAAGAAGACAATCAAGGCGGCACTGACCTACGTATTATTGGCGATCCAGCTTGGATACAGCAAGGCAGCCTCACTGGCAGATTGACCAACGGCAAAGACTTCAGCATACAGCCTTTTCTGCCAGACGGCACCATAAATTTTGACGCCGCACAGGTTATGTTTGAAGTGAGTTGGCAACGTCCTGAAGATTATGATCTCAGCACTGGGCTGGCCGATCCTTATGCCAGACCAGGCAATGCCAGCCGCCAGCCACAACAAAGCAATGTGTATGTGGCCACCAAAGTCACACATGAATTCCGTGGAGGTAAATTTGAACAAGTGATCAATGGCGCTTTGTTCAATTATCCAAAGCCTGATGGACTCAACACTGTGAATGGTGGTGCAGCAGTTGGCAAATCCACAGACAAAGCAGCAGCAGCAGCCGGCACAGCCAGCACCGCAGTGTCCAGCAACGGCTTAGCAGAACGAGAAAATGTCGCAGTGTCTGGTGTGAGAATCAGTGCAGATGGTGGTGGATCCAACCCCATCTCAGCCACTGCTGGTGGACCCAACGGATTCTTGACCAGCGCACAAAAACAATTGCAAGGTTTGGGAGCCAGGATTCCCAGCAGTTTGAACACAGCAACAACTCAGGCCATCAACAACGCCATTGCACCATTTGCCTCAGTCAACAATGTGACACCGGCCAGTTATCCACGTGCGCCCACTGGATCAGGTGTGGGCCCAGCGTCATTGCCAACCTTGGCAGATGCAGGCTTGCCAGATGTGTTGAGAACCGCGGTGAAAAAAATCAACGACAATCCGTTGGCCACAGCAGTGTATGAACGCACACAATTGATATCTAAAGATGCATAAGGACTGACATGTCAGAAGAAATACAACGCAGTAGAGGAAGACCGCAAAATTTCAAACAAGACCGCGGCGGTGTGGCCACAGAATTTGGCCCTTTCACTGCTGTGGTAAAAAACAATGTGGATCCCACTAGATCTGGCCGTTTGCAGGTGTTCATTCAAAATTTCAACAGTGGTGCCGATGAAAGCGACAATCGATTCTGGACCACAGTGAGATACTTGCCTGGGTTCTATGGAGCAACTCCCTCAGGCCTAGCACCTGACAACACTGTGGGCGGTTATCTTACCAATCAAAGCTCTTATGGCATGTGGATGACACCACCTGACATTGGTATCACTGTGGTAGTGGTGTTTGTAAACGGTGACAGAGACCTGGGCTACTACATTGGTTCTGTGCCAGACCAAGGCACCGGGCACATGATACCAGCCATAGGCGGCAGTACAAATTATCAGACAGACAATAAAAATCAAGAAACTTACTATGTAAATTCTGCCTTGTTGCCTGTGACAGAAATCAATACTGATAATCCCGAGGTGGTAAACAGTGCAAGATTTTTTGATCAAAAGAAACCTGTGCATGCAGTGGTAGCTGGTGCTATGTTTCAGCAAGGACTCAACAATGATCGCGAACGTGGTCCCATAAGAAGCAGCAGTCAACGAGAAAGTCCCAGCAGAGTATTTGGAGTGTCCACTCCAGGCATCCCTGTGTATCAAGGTGGTCTCAAACCCAACGACATAGCACAAAAAATAGCCAGCGGAGAAATCCAACCTGCTGATGCTCAAGTTATAGGACGCATGGGCGGACACACTCTTGTGATGGATGACGGCGATCTAAACGGTGAAAATGCCTTGTTTAGACTGAGAACACCCAAGGGTCATCAGATTACCATGAACGACTCGGGCAACTTCTTTTACATCACACATGCCAATGGGCAAACATGGTTGGAGTTTGGACAAGAGGGCACTGTGGATGTGTTCAGTACCAACTCCATCAACATGCGCACACAAGGCGATATAAATTTTCATGCTGATCGTGACATCAACATGTTTGCTGGTGGTAACATACAGGTCAAAAGTACTCTGGCCACCACAATTGAAAGTGTGACTGACCTTTCAATATCAGCACAGAAAAATTTCAAAGTCTACAGCAAGGACACCATTGGCGTCAAAGCCGACGGCAGCCTGGCTTTGCAAAGTGCCACTGGCACATGGAACGGTGGTGAATCACTGTTGTTTACCGCAGGCGGAATTGATCTCAACGGCCCAGCTGCCCCTGCTGTGACCAAACCTGCTGTTATCATCACACGCAAACTGGATGACACCTCATTCAGCACCGCTCAAGGCTGGACAGTGGCCACAGGCAATCTTGAAAGCATTGTGAACCGAGCTCCCACACACGAACCTTATCCTTATCACAACAAAGGAGTCAATATCAAAGTCAATCTTGAACCAGGACAACCATCACCTCCACCGGGTGCTGTTCCTGTACCAGCCGGCGTGGTCATTAGAGCAAAATGAAACAGTACTCATTTACTTTTGGGGGCAAAACTTTTCAGGTTGATGTGCCCACTGGACTCACTGAAGCTCAAGCACGACAGATATTTGATCAACAGGCCAAAACTGGTGCTTTGGTGGGACTCAAACCAGGAGACATAATTGATGCTGCCAGTCAAGCAGCCGCTTCAGTGCCTGGCGCCACGGCACAATTCACACAGGCTCTCAGCGGAATACCAGGCAGTGTGCAAGGTGCGTTGACATCGCCAGACGCCAAAGCTGGCTTGACCAGTGCAATAGATCAAGGCAAACAAGTGTTGTCCAACATTACCAAGTCACTATCTTCAACTCCAGTGACCAACGGAATGAGTATACCAGAGTTTGCCAAACAGGCACAGGCCTTGGTGCCAATTCAAGGACTCAGCAGTGTGGATGTGCGAGCAGGATTGAGTCAGGCAGCAGCTTTGGTAGGACAGGCTCCTACTGAAATCAGCAATGCCTTGGGCGTGGGCCAGTTTGGATTTGATGCCTCACAATTGGAAACAGCCGGCCTGCTCAAACCAGGCACTGCCAGCGCATTTTTATCTCAAGGCGCCAATGAGCTGTCATCAATACTGCAAAGCCCCACAGTGTGGACCGGCGCCGGCGGCATCAAAGACCTGGATAGTTTTTTGTCAAACCCAGCAGCACAGAATTTGACACAACAGAATTTGATGGATGCAGGACTAACAGCAGTGAAACAACTGGGTCTTCCCATAGGCAAACTGGACAGCAAAGCCTTGGCTGGAGTGGCACTGAACGCAGCCAAATCTGTGGAGACCACTCTGGACTGGGCCAAGGGACAAGCTCTTTCTGCAGATGTCAAGGCCGAGTATGACACCTTGGCCAAAGATGCAGCATTTGCTGTGGGAGTGGCTCAAGAAAAACTCAATGATGCACTGAAACAAGAAGAATTTGCTGTGCCGTCAGAGAACACAGTGGACCGTGCCACCTTGGATGCCGCAGTCACCAGACTGTTTGGCAACGACAAAATCCCATCTTTTGAATACGGCAGCGGCGAACGTGACGAAGCACTGGATGGCCAGTACAAAGATCTACGCAAACAATGGTCTGACATCAATGACAATATTCTTGCTGCAAAAATTAGAAGCACCTCAACAGCAGAAAATGCACAGGCCAATCTCAGCAAGGCCAATGGTTTCCTGGCACAGAGTCGAGCACTGGAAGGTCAGTTAAAAAGTCTACAGCAGCAGGCAGCGGCCAAACTCAACATTGGTCTTGCGTTTGATATCGGAGTATTGCTGGCCGAAGTGCAGGCTGTTATCAATCAAATTCTCTATGCCACCATACCTTGGTTGCGCAGTTTGTCAAATCCCAATGCACCGCCAGCCACACCTTTTTAAGCCATAAATATCAGTATGACCACATACATTGGCTTCAATACTATCAATCAAAACAAAAAATTCACACTCACAGATTTTGAGTTGATTCAACGTGATCTGTTGAATGCTTTCAGTATTCGTCAAGGAGAACTGCCCGGTAGACCCAGCTACGGAACCACGGTATATGAGTATCTGTTTGAGAACCAAGCTGAACAAATGCAACAGGCCATCAAGGACGAAATACAGCGTGTGGCGTCAGGGGATCCACGTTTGTTTCTCAATGACATACAGGTTTTTCCACAGAACAATGGTATTTTGATACAGTTAGAAATCATAATAGTACAGACCACCGAAGCCAAAATACTTGCTATCTTTTTTGATGCACAGCAACAAACTGCCGGCTATGTATAACTGCGCCGTTTTCTTTGTCAATAAATAACTCTAGAGGCACAGAGATCAATGGCAACCACCACAAGACAGACCGCAGTATTTGGCGTAGAAGACTGGAAACAGATCTATCAAACCTATCGCGAAGCGGATTTTCAAAGCTACGACTTTGAAACACTACGCAAGAGCTTTATTGATTATCTACGATTGTACTACCCTGAAACATTCAATGACTACATTGAATCCAGTGAATTCATTGCCTTGCTGGATGTCATGGCGTTTATGGGCCAAGCTCTTGCATTTCGCACAGACTTAAACACTCGTGAAAACTACATAGACACTGCTGAACGCAGAGATTCAGTGGTACGCCTGGCGGACCTTGTGAGCTATTCAGCCAAACGCAACACTGCTGCCGAAGGATATCTCAAAGTTTTCAACGTCAGCACCACAGAAAATGTTGTGGACTACAATGGAATCAATCTGAGCAATGTCACAGTGAACTGGGCCGACCCTACCAACCCTGATTGGCAAGAACAGTTCACAGCCATCATCAATGCCAGCCTGGTAGACAGTCAAAAAGTTGGTCGTCCAGGCAATCGACAAAGCATATTGGGTGTGCTCACCGATGAATATGCTATCAATCTAGTGCCTGGATTCTTGCCAGTGATCCCATATTCATCCACGGTGGACGGTATCAACATGCAATTTGAAGCAGTGACTTCCACGTCAGTGGGTCAAGATTATGTGTACGAACCTGCTCCTGTGCCCAGCACAGCATTCAACGTATTGTTTAGAAACGATCAACTGGGATTCCAATCAGCCAACAACGGCTATTTCTTCTTGTTCAAACAAGGTGTGTTGCAGAATCAAGACTTCAACTTGGCTGAACGCATTGCCAATCGTACTGTGGACATCAACATTGAAGGCGTGAACAATGAAGATCGTTGGTTGTTTCAATTGGACAATCTTGGCAACATTGCTCAAGAATGGCAATACGTTGAAAATATCTATCAAGCAGCAGCCGAAAGATCCACACAACTGTTGCCCACTTATGCTGTGACTTCTAGAGCCAATGACCAAATAACTTTGATTTTTGGTGATGGTGTGTTCTCACAGATTCCTGTAGGCATTTTCCGTGCGTATGTGCGAGCCTCAAACGGGTTGCAGTACATTATCAATCCTGAAGAAATGCAAAACGTTGTGCTGCCCATCAGCTACACTGACCGCAACGGCAACTTGCAGACCATCACATTCACCTGTGGCATCACACGTCCTGTATCAAACAGCCAAGCACGTGAACCCATTGGGGAAATCAAACAACGTGCGCCCGGCAGATACTACACACAAAATCGCATGGTCAACGGCGAAGATTACAATATATTTCCTTACACACAATACAACAGTATCATCAAAAGCAAAGCATTGAATCGTGCGTCAATTGGTACCAGTCGATACCTTGACTTGATTGACAACACTGGCAAGTACTCATCAACCAACACATTCAGCAGTGATGGAGGTATGTGGCGTAGTTTGGTATTGCCTACTATATTGTTCAGCTTTACCAATAGAAATGATGTAGCTGATTTGATTACCAATCAAGTGCAACCAAATGTGGCGTCGGCCATTGTGCGACAATTCTACTATTCTTATTTCCCACGAGAGTCCACCAACACAGGCAGCACCGCAGGTACCACCTGGAATCAAAGCACCACGTTGGCCAACGAAACCACTGGTTACTTTGTAAACGCAGCCGGGCAACCTATACCCATTGGTAGTGCAGTGTCAACAATATTTAAATATGTGGTGGTAGGAAGTTTGATAAAATTTGTTCCGCCCACTGGATTCTATTTTGATCGCAACAACCGACTGGTGCAAGGAGTTCCCACTCGAGCCGACGAAACTCTGCAGATATGGGCAACTCCTCAACAGATTGTGGGTGATGGATACAACAGCGGCGCAGGTAATTTGCCGTCAGGTGCCGGACCGGTCACTATCAACAATTTTGTGCCCACTGGTGCCATTATAGACACAGTGATACCAGCATTTATAACTGATATACCCACAGTGTTACAAGTACAAATGGCCGATCAGATTTTGCTACTACGCAATTTTGGACTGGGCTATGACAGTGAAGGCACCATAACAGGCACTGCAGCCACATGGTATTTGATACTTGGAGCCAACTTGGATCAAGATGCTCCTTGGAGCCAACAGTATGCTGGCAACACATCAGGTGCAGGCCTGGATGCCTCGTGGTTGGTACAATTTGTAGTGGTCAATCAAAACTACACCATTACCTTGCGCGGCCTAGCCTACAACTTTGGTTCAGTGCTACAAACTCGCTTTTTCTTTTATGAAAATCAACTGGTGTACGACAGCCGCACTGGCAGTGTGATCAAAGACTTTATCAATGTGTTGTCTGTTAATACACAACCTAACAGCACTGATCCATTGCCAGGCGACATTTACACCACCATAATTGGTCAACCTGTGGAAAGTGATGGCTACGTAGATGACTTCCAGGTGTTGATCAGTTACAGAGACAGTGACAATGACGGCGTGCCTGACAATCCTGATTTCTTTGAAGAAATTGTGGGCACTGCTACCAACCCAGGCAACTTGATCTTCTTGCAGCGCACATTGGACTTTGACAATTTACAACGATACTTGTTAACTGAACCAGGCTTGGTAAATTATGATTACGGCACACTTGAAGAAATTGAGTTGGTAAAAACCGCTTGGAGCCCAGGGCAAGTTTTTTATGCCTATCAACAAGGCACATTTTACTTGCTGGCCATCAGTTTGACCGGAGTTAGAAGTTTAATAGAACAAACTGCCGGTGATTACATAGCAAGAACTGGGCGTCAGGAATTGTATTTTCAATATCGGCATAACTCGCCACTGACCAATCGCATTGATCCTGGATCAACCAACATTATTGACTTGTATGTGGTGACACAGAGTTATTACACTGCCTATCAAAACTGGCTGCGTGATACCACAGGCACGGTGGAAGAACCGGCTACACCTACCATCAATGAACTCAGCACTGAATATCAAAATCTACAAGACTATAAAATGATTTCTGACAACATGGTAATTAATTCTGTATCGTTCAAACCGTTGTTTGGTGCCAAAGCAGCTCAGCAGCTTCGTGCCACCATCAAAGTAATTCGTGCTCAAAATAGCACAGCCAGCACCACAGAAATCAAGAGTTCTGTACTGGCTGAGATGAACACTTATTTCAGTATCGACAAATGGAATTTTGGAGACACGTTTTATTTCTCAGAACTAGCTGCTTATTTGCACAGACAGTTGGGCTCAATTATAAGTTCGGTTGTGTTAGTGCCCTTGGATCAACAAAAGAGTTTTGGTGACCTGTACGAGATACGCAGTCAGCCCAATGAAATTTTTGCAAATGCAGCTACCATAGACAACATTGATGTGATTGAAGCTTTGACCAGTTCTAACCTACGTACTGCACCAGGCAGCGGGGTAATATAATGGCACGACAACGTTCAGTTGATTTTCTCCCAACAATTTTCCAAACACCAGTCAACAAGCAATTTTTGGCTGCCACGCTTGACACCATGGTGCAAGAACCCAAGTTCAAGAAAACTCAAGGGTTTATTGGTCGCACAGTGGGACCTGGTGTCAACCCCAAAGACAGTTATGTGGTAGAGCCTGACAAAGTTCGTCAAGAATATCAGCTGGAACCAGGGGTGGTGATTCTTGAACCTGGCACCAAAAAAGTCAAAGATGCCATAACTTATCCTGGCATAAACAACGCCATTGAATTTGAAGGTGGGGATTCCAGCAGGCCTGATCTATTGTACCGAAGTGACTACTACACTTGGGATCCGTTTATCAATTATGATGCGTTCATAAATTTCAGTCAATACTATTGGTTACCCAGCGGCCCTGACGTGGTATCAGTGGCAGCACTGGGAGTGCCCAGTGAGTACAATTTCACAGTCACACGTGAAGACGGAGTATATTCGTTTTCGGGGCAACCAGGAACCAATCCCACGTTGGATCTTGTGCGTGGGGGCAGTTACACTTTTCAAGTTGCACAAAATACCAAGGAAACTGAAAACTTTCGTGTGACCAACATAGGTACCACCAGTTATCAAATTGATTTTCAATCCAATCCCACTTTGGTGTTGGCGCGGGGCAACACCTACGTGTTCAACCTCAACCTCAATGGGGACTACCCATTCTGGATCAAAACACAACAGAGTTTAGGCACCGGCGATGCCTACAACTCAGGAGTCAGCAGAAACGGCAGTGCATTTGGACTGGTAACATTTGTTGTGCCTCAAGATGCTCCAGACACTCTGTATTACGTCAGCCAAAATCAAACCAATCTGCGTGGCGTGATCAATATAATTGACGGCACAGCCGGCACTGGTCCAGGATTTTGGATTCAGACCAATCCTGGTGTCAACGGCAAAGTGGCTGCAACCCCCAACCTCAGCAACAGAGATGTGCTAGGTGTCAGCAACAACGGTGAAGATCTTGGCACAGTTACATTTGAAGTGCCGTTGAAAAACGCACAGCAATTTTATTACACACTGCCCGATGTAGGCCCAATTGATCTCATGACTGAACTACAGTTTGATCAGATCAACAATCAGCCGTTGCGACAATTCATCATTGACAACAATGGCATTGACGGCATTACCTATCTTACCAGCAGAACATTGGTGTTCATCAACCCAATCTTGGACGCCGAAGGTGGCGGCTGGTTGGAAACCACATTGTTTGATCCATTGATCAGGTCAGACTCATTGAATGGGCAACCAGGCAGTTTTGATACTATTGAATTTGATCAAGCCACTCCAATTCCTTTCAACAACAGATATCAACGCTGGCAGATCAACATTGTAAACAGACAAGGCGTGGATTATATCAGTCTGGCCAACATTGGCAATATCAATGTGAATGAAAAATTCACAGTGGCCTACGGCAGCAAATTCAGCAACACTTCATGGTACAAAGGCGGCAGCGGATATTTTGAACAAATTCCTCTGCTGACAGCTACTCTGGATACTTTGTACTATCAAGACGGCACTGATCCAGAAATGTTTGGACGTATCAGATTGCTGGATCAAACTCAGATAGATACTATTTTCATCGATCAAATTTTAGGTCAACCCAATTACACAGCACCCAACGGTGTTGAACTTACCAATGGTCTCAAAGTCAAATTCACCGGACAAGTTGAACCTGCAAGTTATGGGTCTGGCAATACTTCGATCATATACACCGCTACCATATCTGGCGGCAATCTCATTACTTGTAACAGCACAGCTGGGTTGTATGTGGACGAACCCATTGTGTTCACTGGTACCACTCTTGGCGGCATTGTGGCAGGACAAACTTATTATATTGAAACTCTCACTGCCAACGGTTTGCAATTTGCCATTGCATTGCAGCCAGGCGGAGCTCGAGTACAGTTGACCACAGCTAGCAGTGCAGGTTTTTCTGCTGTGGCCATTAGCGACAAACAATACTATGTCAGCGGTGTGGGCACAGCCATCGAACTGTTGCCTGTTACAGATTTTGTATGTCCAGAAACCTACATTGTTGATGCCAATGACAGCACCATTGCCACAGAACCCGGCGAGATAGACTACATCACCATCAACCGGGCCAGCAAAGATCTCAATGCCTGGACACGCAGCAATAGATGGTTTCACTTGGAAGTGATTCAAGCCACTGCACAATACAACAACACCGTGGCCGAATTAGACAATCAATATCGAGCCAAACGTCCCATTGTTGAATTCCGTTCTGGTATTCGACTGTTTAACATGGGCACTGACAGTAAAGCACCAGTTGACATAGTTGATTTTGCAGAAACCGATGCACTCAGCAATATTGAAGGAGCAACTAGTTATACATATGACGGTTATACATTGGTTGATGGTTCACGAGTTATTTTTGCTGCTGACGAGGATCCCGAAGTAAGAAACAAAATTTTTCAAGTACAGTTAATCAGTCCAGACACATCTCCGCCCATGGGCGCACCCTATTCTGGCCCACAGCCCATAATTCACTTGGTGCCAGCCAGTGATGCAGAAGTTTTGATTGATCAAACTGTGGTAACTCTTGATGGTGCAATCTCAAAAGGACTGACCTATTGGTACAACGGCAGTGCGTGGACACTGGCACAACAAAAAACATCAGTGCAACAACCGCCACTGTTTGACGTGTACAATCTTGACGGTGTGAGTTTTTCCAACACCAACACATATCCATCTACCACTTTTGTGGGGTCAAAATTATTCAGCTATGCTGTTGGAGACAGTGGTATACTAGATCCAATTTTGCAGTTTCCTTTGCGATATCTCAACATCAACAACATTGGTGACATTGTGTTTGACAACAATCTTTTCACTGACACATTTGTTTACGTAATCGACAATGTCAGTGAGGTCTTGGCCATCAGCACAGGCACACCAAGAGAATACACATCACGTGCTAGTTTTCAGCGTCTGTTGGGTTGGAAATCAGCTGTGGCCGCCAGTCAAGTCTATCAACAGTTTAAATTCTTCTTCCCATCAAAGACATTGCAATTGGATGTATCGGTGGC